TTTTTTGTTTGTATTTAAAAAAAGATTCTCAAAATTTCCTTTATATGAACTCATATTAATATTACCATCTTCTGACCACTCAGTTAATGCTTCAAATGAATTAGCTTTTTCAATTTTCCAATTTTCATTTTCAAATAATATAGTAAGATAATTTTTAGTTTGTTCTAAATTTGATTCATTTATTTCTTTGAATGAATATATATATTTCATGTTAGATATTATATTTTTTTGTTGTTTTATATATTTCTATTCCTCCAACTTGATAAATACAATTCAATAAATCATATATATCATTAGGAACACCAATAAATCCAGGATTTGAATCTTCATCAAGATTATTTATCGGAAATCCTTCAATATATAATGTATCTTCTGATCCTCCTGATTGAGCGCCAGTGTTCCATATAGTATATCTTACCCCAAATATTTTAACTAATGCATAAGCACCTTGATATAAATCATGTCCCCTGATATCATCAATTTTTAATATGTTATCGTCATCTAAATTTGAAATTATATAATCTAATCTTTCTTCTAAATATTTAATTAAACTTGCTTCTTCACTGTCATCATCTGGATTTTCTTTGACATATTCCCAATTAATCCCTCTGCTCCATTCTCCTGCCTCATATATTTTATACTGTTTTAAGTGCTTCATATTTTTATATATTATATTTTTTTATTGATTGGTATATTTCCATTCCGCCAGATTTATAAATCATATTTAATAATTCTGCTATTTCATTTGTATCTCCTATATATCCAGTTGTTTCATCTTCATTAGGATTATTTATTGGAAAATCTTCAATGCATAATTTATCTATTGAATATACTTCACTTATTTTATAGTTTTTATCAAATATACTAACTATCGCATAAGAACCATAATCTAAATCATTTCCTTTAATATTAACAATTTCGAATATGTTATAATTATCTAACATAGATATCACATCATCTAGTTTTTCCTGTAAATCTCTAATTAAACTTGCTTCATCACTTTTATCATCAGGATGTTCTATGACATATTTCCAGTCAACATCTTTATTCCATCCTTCTGATTCATATATTTTATATGATTTGATATGATTCATAAAATATTTTATATTTATATATAAAAAAACTTGCGCAATAAAAATATTTGTATTATCTTTGTTGTGCTTTTATAATGTCTACTACTTGTTGTGAAACAACTGACGTTTAATTTCTAATTTCATAATTTTTGAAAACCTCTCACTGATGAAAATTCAGTGAGAGTTTTAAAAATTAAAAAGTTATAATATAATAATAAATAATTTTATTTAATAATAATGAAAGAGTTAATAGATGATACATTAGTTCCAGGTAGAGGATATTATTATTTACTAGATTGGAATGAATCTGATAGATGGGAAACAATGTTCAGATTATTCGAAAAAAACAGACTGTGTGATTTAGAATTACATGAATATATACAGTTGCTTGAAATAGCAACAAAAAAAGATTTAGAAGCATTAAAAATAGAAAAAACTTAATATTTTTATATTACTATATACATTACAATAAAAATTAAAATTCTTATGAACAACAATATTTTAAATATGATTCAGCAACAACAACAAACTTACGTTTGATTGGGTTAGAATCATGTTTACTTTTTACCCAATCCTGAAATGGTTTGGGTTTTTTTATGCCCAACTTTTTAAGTTGGATTTTTTGTTTATATAATGCTCTATGTTTGTAATGATAGCAATCAGGAATCTGGATCCTGCAGTTTAGGTTTGAATCCTAATAGAGCAACAATAGAATGTCACTGCCTTGTGATGGAATTGGCTAAACATGTCAGTCTTTGAAACTGATGCTCATATGAGCTTGTGGGTTCGAACCCCACTAAGGCGACAAATTATATTGTTCATTGGTGTAAAGATAGCACACAAAAATTTGGATTTTGGAGAGAAAGTTTGATCCTTTCATGAACAACAATACATTCTCATATGGTATAAAGGCTATTACATTTGTTTTTGGAACAAATAATCCAGGTCCGATTCCTGGTGTGAGAACATAAAAAAACTCTGAAATTTAAATTTCAGAGTTTTTTTTGTGTTCATTGTACATTTTTAAGAATTCTTCATCAGATTGTTTTTTGAATTTCATTTGAAGTTGTAGAATTTTTCCTAAATCTACTCCAGTTAAATCTCCTTTCTGAATACCTAATTCATTTAAAACATCAAAGATGCTTTTATTTTTCTTATCTTCTTGATTAGATGTTCTAAATTTGAATTCTAATTCAAGTGCCAAATCATAGTTATCTATTTCTATATTATCTTTAAAATATTCATAAATCTTGATATGCTTCATGCTTCATTTTTCTTTTATATATAAAAAAAATAAGTGCTATTATTAGTGTTTCTATCTTCCCAGATATACTAACTTACCACTTATTACCAATAATCATTTATGACAACGTTATATTTTTATATTATACATTTCGAGTATAGTTTTTATGTCAAGTTTAAGAAATTCTTCAAAATCTTTTTCTATTGCATCATATTTTTTGCTTTTATTAACTATTGACTTATAAATGTCTATATTTATTTCATTTGAGTTTTCAGTTTTGTTAATATCTGATAATGATTTTATTAAACCTTGTAAGAAAATGACAATTTTTTCTTTTTCTGAATATTGTGTAAATTTTCTGATGTTTCCAGTTTCAATTTGAATTCCATTAATATTATTTAATTTTAATTTTCTTTGCTCACTTATAGAAATCTCATCAAATTGATATGCATATACATTTTTATTTATTCCACTTAATTTTAGATAGTAATAATCAAATGAATATCCAGTTCGGCGTTTATTGAATTGAGATTGTACATAATAAATTGATCCTTCTTTTGTGTGACTTGAGTCACTATGATTACATCTAACATATTGTCCAGTATAGTCAATATTCTCAGCATCTAATGATTTTGATGATACAATGAAAGTTTCTTGATTATCTAAACATTCTCCATTTTCTAATTTAAAATTAATAGCTGAATAATATGTTAATCCTTTTATAAGAACTCTTTTTTCACTATTTGTACCAGCGCCAGTATTATACAATTCAGTTGCATAATACACACCTCCTTTTAGTAATTTTGTAGATGCCTTTGGATTTACACAAATAATTTTTAATGGAGATTTTATAGTGATTTCGTGATCCATTTATTTAATTTTTTGGTTATTTTGATATTTCATTCCACTTAATATTCCTCTATGTAATCCAGATAAATAACTTTGAATAAGTTGATCTGTCACATCACCTTGGGTTGAATATATAAGTTTGTTGTCTATCAATATTATTCCAGTGTTACCAGTAATAATAACATTTAATGATGATATTACCTCTTTTATATCAGTTATTATTTTTTCAGTTTCTACGTTCATTTTTTAATATTTTGTGTGTTTAAGTCCTCCTATTATTCCTTCATATAATCCATATAGATAACATTGTATAAATTTTTCAGTCATAGGACCTTGTGTTGAATATATGAGATTATTTTCAATTAATATTATTCCAGTATCATAAGTAATGATGATATTTAATGTAGGAATAATTTTTTTTACTTCATTGAATATTTTTTCAGTCTCAATGTCCATAATTTATCAGAACATACTATTATAAATATTTGTTAATAATAGAAAATCAGATATATTATAAAATAACAAATTTACTATTATTATAGTTAATATTAAAATTGTTAAAAATGAGTCAAAAATCAAAAGAGATTTTCTAAAATATACATTTTTATAGTGCTTAAAAGAGCTTACCTTTAAAAATGATATTATTATTAATGATGAAAATAAATTGACATTTATAGTAAACATTCCAATGATTAATAAAATGCTATAAATAATATCTACTAATGCAATTTTAGCAAATAGTCTAATGATTTCAGGATTTAATCTTTTCATTATATTTTTTCCATAAAATGATGATATTACACTCATTCTATAAAACAAACTGAATTTTATCAATTTATGGAATTCAAATGCAAGAAATGTACCAATTGACAATAAAAATATTAAATTAATCATAAATTTTTTCCATTAAAAGGTTCAATGTTTGGTCCTGTGCTAATTCCACGTTCTAATATTGATCCCATGTACTTGTATTTGTCGTCATTGTACATATCATTGAAATTTTTTTCAGACGCACACCAAACTAAGGTATCTCCACATAAAAATAGGTAGTAATTCATATTATTTATTTATTTATTTTAGTGATTTTTCTTTTTCTTATATCTTGAATATCATCTAATTTTACTACAACAGAATCTTCTGTTGATGATTTTGAAATAGATGAGTCTACTGTCATATTGCTTTTATTTTTTTGATTTTTCCAAAATTCATGCCTTATAACTTGTATAATGTCATATGCTTCTCTGCATGTTTCATCAGTTTCTTTATTATGAATTCCAAAACTCGCACTATAAAAAGTAATATCACCAGTTATTAAATATTTAATTTCATTTAATTTAATCTTAATTTCATCTTTTCTTTGATGTAATTTAGACCAATCTGGAGCCAATTTTACCTTTTCAATATCTTTCCAGGTTTTTACTTCTTTCTCTTTACCCCAGCTTCCTTCGGTTTTTATAAAATTCTTACCAATTTGTACTATTTTACCTCTCATGGTTTCATCACCAACATCAAGAGGTTTTTTATCTGTGAATTGATTAGTTATACTATTGTCAATGGTTGGATGTTCTAATATTTCATCCAGTTGTAGCATTCCAATTCTTGAATATAAATCCAAAGATTTTTGAATTAAAAGTAGTTGTTTATTTGTTAATATTATGCTTGCCATACATTATTTATAGAAGCTAAAAAAGGAATTTTTTTGTCTTTAAATGGAGAATTTATGTGTCTGAACCTTGGATCAGTTTTTGTTTCTTCGACTGTTATAAATAAATAGTGATCAGAGTTAATATTTTCCCATTTTTCAAATTGCTCTTTTGTTTCAAATTCAGGCTCCATTCCACCGTGAAATTCATCTGAAATTGCATTTTTAATTGCAATAAAATAATCTTCTGGAATAGGATTAATTTTTTCTACTCCTGCCCTATCCAATATTGTGCCTATGACACCTGTCATTTGATTAAAGTAAAGATATTTACTTTTTGATACTTCATCAAGTGCAATAGCACTCACTTTTTCGAAACTTACTTTCATGACTTTAATAATTTATGAATAATGAATAAACTGTTTTATTTCCTATTTCTTCTTTATAATCTTCTATAAATTTTTCAACCCAATATTGAAAAGTTGTTATATCTTTTTCTCCTAATTCAATTAATGGATAAGCATCTGAGGTTTCAAATTCACCAGAATGCCTGTATTCTCTTTCCATGCAGCAAACATCATCCCACTCACATCCAGAATTTTGTGAAACATAATCTATTAATATCGCACTGTCAATACACAAATCAAATTTAAAATCTATTTTCATGATAATAACATGATATTGTTATAGATAGTGGTAATATCAATATTCCTTAAATTTATATATGATTTAATACTATCAAGCCTTCCTGATGTGACTTCTGTTTTTTTAGATATATTAAATAAAATGTGAGATTTATTAAATCCCATATCAAACCTTACTAAGTCGTATTTTTTCTGTTCATATATAACAGACTCTTTCAACTCTTTTAATAATGTTGTTTTTTGTTCTGATAAATCAATTACTTGCTGTATTTTATCTTTTTTTTTCATATTGCAAAGATATACATAATTATTGGTATAAAAAAAAAGTCAATCAAAAATGATTGACTTTTATACTTTTTTAATGATTATATAAAAATAATTATAATTTATTTTTATTTTATTAATTTATTATAATAAGTCCAAAAAGAATCTTTATCACGAGCTAGTATTAACATACATTCCTCCCATGCATAATGTTCATCATCATCGTCTTCATATTCATTTTCTATTGTATTATTTAATCTGTCTAATGATGATTTATATAAATAATCAAAAAAATTACATTTTTCAAAATCTGTAAATTCAGATAAATCTTTAATTGATAATCCTTTAACTCCTAATTTTTCTTGTAATTCTAATTGTTCAAGTTCTTCTTTCTTTCTTTCAATTTCTGCTCTAAGACTTTCTATTTCTGTTTTCATTTTTTATTCGTCTCCTTCAAATATATTATTATAATAAGTCCAAAATGACTCAGTATCTCTTGCTAATGTTTCCATCATTTTCTCCCATGAATCACGATCAGTGTCTTCTTCATCTGATTCTTCTTCAGCTAACTTTAACACTAGTTCTGCACGATTGTATATTTTATCAAAATAATCACATTTTTCTTGTGTTGTATATTCAGATAAATCTTTAATAACTGAGTGTCGTAATTCTAATTTTTCCTCTTTTTCTAATTGTTCAAGTTCTTTTTTCTTTAATTCAATTTCTTCTTTAATTATTTCTGATTTTGTTTTCATATTTTATTTTATTTATTTATTTATTTTAAAATGGAGTAGGAAGAGAAAACATTAAATATTTAATATATTCCTCATCTGTCCATATTTTATAATCGTATTCAAATTCTAATTCTAATAAAATTATTTTCATCATTCTTTGATATTTTAATTTTATTTTATTTCTTTTAATTTTATTTGATGCTGAATAATATATATCAGGATTTAAATTAATCCATCCTCTTCTGATTAACTTATCTTCTCTGAAATTTGTTCTATCACTATTATATAAAGTTGCCCATTTATTAATTTCAAATGTTTTTGATATACATTGAACAATAGAATTTTTGCATGATTCTTTGAGTGATATTATATTATTTTTTTTTTCAATAAAAACTCCACAACAAGATAAATCAACATTTTTAATTAGAGAATAATACGCAGTTTTATAAAGTTCATCAGCATTCTGAAATCGTGCGTCCCCAAATTTTGGTCTAATTATTTGAATTATTTTATTATTTTTATTTATTAATGTCCATGGATTTTGAATTATTGAAATTCCTTTGTACATGTTTAATGTATCAATATCATAGAAATCTAGAATTTTATAATTTTTATAATCAATTAAAAAATTTCTCAATTTCTCTGATGATTTTGGCATACAAAGTATGTCTATATCATGTATTTCAAGTTCTGCTATACTATCTCTAACTGCTCCTCCATATATGGTGATACAATCTGACTGATCAAATATTTCATTTACGTCAAAATCTATATATTCTGATATTCTTTTTATTATTTTATTAGTAATTTCTTGTAATTTCATTTTTAATTTTCAATAATAATAGCCATTATTCCATTTAAATATGTTTTTTGAATTGAATTCTACGATCGGATTCAATTCAATTTTATAATTTTCAATAACTAAATCAATAAATAAATCATTATCTATATTTTCTGCTATTGTTTTAGCAAATTTTTCATTTGAATCATCAATATCTTTCAAACAACAACTTATACAATTATCTATAGCTTCATCATATTCAGAAATTATCATTCCTGTACATGCGTATGGAATTTTATATTTTCTGAAAAATTGGTCAGCATAACACCATATTCCAATACACTGTTTATCTCTAAGAAATTGAACCATGCTTGAATCAATAATAAGTCTTTTTTTATCAGCAGACAATAATCCATTAGGACAACCATGTCCCATCATAATAATTCTATCATGAGATTTTATTAATCTCTTGAGTTCAGATTTTGACGGTATTGATCTAATGATTTTCCAATCTTTTCCTTTGTAAATTTCAGATAAAGAATCAGTCGTTCTGTCGATTGGATGTACTACCAATGTTTTCATATTCTTCATATAGTTTTTCTCCATGAGTTATGCATTTTAACATTTCCATAAAAATAAAATCTAATACTACACCTAATAAAAATCCTAATAATGCACCTGTAAATGAATACATTAATGCGCCAATTAAACAACCAATGATAGGATATCCAATCATAACCGAGATTAAAATTATTGCCTTCTTTTTCATGATATTATTATTTAGTGATTTAAGTACTATATTTTAAACAAATATACAACAATATTTTGGAATAAAAAAACAATACTACAAAAATTATATATATGTTATGAAAATTTTTAAATTTTATGAAAATATAGAAGATGAATTAACAGTTGGAGATTATGTATTAGTTAAAATTAATATATCTAAGTATACTCAAAAACTGACAGATATAGAAAATTTTATAAATAGTACGATTGGAAAAATATACAGTATTGATAATAGGCATAAAAATACTGATATTTATGTATTATATGATGACGTACCTGAAAGTATAAAAAGTTATTTTAATATTAAAAATGATTTATGTACAAGAAATTTTGATATTCGTAGAATAGTTGAACATAGTAAAACAATTGAGGAATTAAAAATGAAGTTAGAAACAAAAAAATTTAATATATGAAATATTTAAAAACATTTGAAGGAAGAGAGTCATCTGATTACAATAAACGCTCAGAATATAAATATTTAACTACAGAAGAAGATAATTTACTCACTGATTTTATGACTGATTATATAAAAAAATTGAACATTTTAGATAAAATTGATATCTTAACTTTATCTGAACTAGAATACGATAGATTTGAATATAGAACAATTTTCAATAATCTTATTGGAATAAATAATTCATATTCTGATAAAAATAGTTTTTACAATAATATAGATAAATTTATTAAAGAAAAAAATATTAATTCTTCTACACAAGTTAATAGAAATTCAATATTTAAGATAGAGGATAAAATTTATAAATATTATAAACCTGATTTGATTGATAAATTGGATAATAAAATAATTGAAGTAGTATCTAATTTCACAGATTTATCAAAATTTAAAGAATATTATAAAAAATATTCAGACAATTTTAGTTCTAATGTAAAAAAAGAATTATCATATATATTAAATGCTGATAAATTCAATATATAAAATTTATATATAGGTTATAAAATAAAAATAAAATAAGAATTATGAAAAAAATTAAATATTTTGATTCATTTGTATCAGAAGAAAACAAAGAAAACAAAGAAAACAAAGATAAAATAAATGAAAATGTATGGGCTGAATTATTTACTCATGCGTCATCATTAAGTTCATTAGAGCAAGTTTATTATTGGCTAGGGATTTCAATTGATGCATTAGCGGTAGGCTTAATTGGAAGAAACATTGCTTCTGTAGCAACTAGTGGAGCAATAGAATTACTTAGAAATTATAAATTAGGTGAGCGTGGTAAGGAATTTGCAGATTTAATAACAAGATTAGGACAAAAAAGTGCATCATTATTTAAAAGAAAAGATGTTGATGAAGAAGTTGTTGATGAAGTTAACATTGAGTTAAAACATTACAACGATATTATTGATAAATTGAATAATGGAGAATTAGGTGAAGAAGGTATTAATCTTGCTAAGAAATTAGAAAATGCTCAAGAAGCAGCAGAAGAAGTATAATACAATTAAATTATATGGAAAAAGTCATTCTTATATTTAAGAATGACTTTTTTTTCATTTTTGCTTTTTTGGCTTTATCTATTATATTTTATATTTTATATTTTATATCTATTACCTTGGCGGTGAGTTGCAACTAGTTTTCATATTTTCTATATTTTCTATATTTTCTATATTATCTATTATTTATCTATAATTTTGCTTTTTTGGCTTTATCTATTAGTTTATTATAATTTATAGTTTATTGCCTTGGCGGTGAATTACAACTTTTTATCATATTAAATAATTTTTTAGAGTTTATATATTGAGTTTTAATTACAATGCAAAGATACATGTTTTTTGTGATATATGAAAATTAAGAGATAAATATATAAATCATTTAGTATCTTTTAACATCAGAACAGGACTTATGTCACTAATAAATTCATTTACATTTCCTTTAGCTATAATAAATGCGTCATCAAGAGCTTCATTTTTAATACTGTATGTAATCTTATTTATAAATAAATCATCTTTTTCGTCATCTGTCATAAAATCAGCACTCATGATAAGTTCTTCAAGTTTATCATTATGTTTATCTAATATTTCATTGTTCATGATAACTTCAGATTTTTCTACTATAAAATCATCACCATATTTTTCACGAAGTTCTTCCGCTCTTTCTTCATCAATTGTGCCTGAATATTTTTTCATAGCTAAAAACATAATTTTTTTACCATCGTCACTTTGTAACTTGATAGTTTCTGGATTACATTTCATTGAATTATATAGATTTATATATTCTTTAAGCCCAATTTCTTTAATATAATTATCTATTAATTTTTGTTCTGATGTTTTTGTTTTAATTTCATCTTTGAGTGTGATAAAATTATTTAATTTTTTTGAGAAATCTTCACCTTTGACTAATACTATTGGTGCGTCATCTTTTTTTGAGGTTTTATTTTTATCCACAACTTTTTTCCCTAATGCCATAATATAATTTTTTATAATATTGTATTATTATAAAAATCAAAAGTTGTTAAATAAAAAAGAGTAATAATTAATTATTACTCTTTTTATATTTATCAGGATTACATCTTTTATCATTAGAAATATAATTACTTATTTTTATTAATTCTGTATTTATATTAATAGAATCTTGTGATTTCTTATATTCTATTCTATCAGTTTCATTTATTAGTATGCTACCTCCAACTAAACTCATTGTAATTGATATGCAAAATAAATGAAGATCCCTAATATCTTCATCTGAATTTTCAGGCTGAGTTCCATAATTGTATATTATTGGATCTTTATTTATATTCGTACCATTAATATTCTCAAGTTTTATTTGTCTGATTATATTATTAGGTATAATTCCTTTTTTAATAGTTATTTTCATATTCAGTTGAGTTTAACTCTCCAATTTTTAGCATTCTAGTTAATAATTTTGAATCTTTATATGTGTGAGTAGAATATCTAACATTTTTATTTATAAATGTTTTATTAGATGTAAAATAAGATATACCAGAACAACTAACATGCATTTTCATTCCACATTTTTTGTTGATTGAGTATAATCCTGGTGATTTAAAAAAATTATTTTCTGGTTTTGAAAAAATACATTTTCTATATAATGAATAGTTCTCAGTTCTGAATTTTTGCTGCCATGCAATATAAATTTCATCATCTTGATTATTAAAATTTATATTCTTTAATAATGATTCCATTGCATGATCTGTTGTAGCAATTAAATCAAATCCGCTTTCAGTTTGATTAATCATTTTAAAAAAATCTTTTTCATTTTGAGAGATGGTTATAAATCTTTTCATTACAATATATTTTAAAATTGACTGTAAAGATAATACAATTATTTAGATAATCAAAATAAAATTATATTTATTATTTATAATGCCATTATTGGTGTATTAAATAATGCATATGATAGTGCGGTTAAAATTAATACTGATATTATTATTATTCCAAATATTTTAAATATTGGTGATTTATCTCCATATTTTATGTTTAATGATACTAAAGTCATCATTACTATCAGAAAAAGAATATTTAATATAAATATAAGTGTGTTCATGTCTTTAATTGTTTGTTGTTTATATTTTAGTTATTATTAAAAGTTTATAATTTATTTAAAAATATACATTGAAATAAATAAATATTTAATAAAACAAAAATGCTCAAATCTTCTATATTAAAGAAAAAATTACATTCAGTGGTTTCAAAATCTAGTGATTATATTTGGCAATTTGTTTCAAAGGACTTTCAGTATTTAACTCAGCAAAAAAAATTAGAATATAAAGGTATAAATTTAAAATGCTCATATCTTATTAATATTGTACATGAGCTTATTATCAAATATTATTTTAGTAATAATACTGATTCTAAGTTTAAATTATCATCAATCATATTAAAAAAAAGATATGGAGAACATTATAATTATTATATAAATTATTTATGTGAGCAAGGATTTATGAGCATGGTATCTAATTATTGTGTAGGTAAGAAAACTAAGACATATAAATTAAATATTGAGTATACATATGATGTATTAAGATGGAAAAACTATGATAATATGTTATTGAAAAAAATCAATAATAGGTATGAAACATCTATCACAGAGATGAGTTTTAGCTCTATCCAAGTAGATATAAGAGTAAAAATAATAGAATCATTAACTAAGGTTGATATTGATTATGATGGTGCATTGAAGCTTCTTAATGATAGAAGAAAAAGCGGAGAAATGTGTGAGCCTAAATATCAGAAAAATTTAATATCAATTGAAAATATAAATTCCAAAAGTATTTATTTTAATTTTGATGATTATGGTAGATTTCATACAAATTTTACAATTCTTAAAAAAGAAATTAGAACACAATATTTGAGTATTGAGAATGAGATGATTTCTGAAATTGACATTAAAAACTCTCAGCCATTATTCTTTGCAGTTCTATTAAAAAAAGATTTATCTGAAATAAATGGTGACACGAAAAGATATTTTGAGTTAGTAAAAGAAGGATTAATATATGAAGATATTATTAAGAATTCTAAGTTAACTGAAAGATATGAAGCTAAAGAACTTATGTATAAAGTATTGTTTGGTAATAATTTAAAAACAAACAAAAAATTGAATAAGATATTTCAGAAATTATATCCATCTGTTTATGAATATATTTTAGAATTCAAAGAAAATAAAAAAAATTATAAAGAATTATCTCATGAACTACAAAAAATGGAAAGTAATTTCATATTTAATGTGGTATTAAAAGAAATATATGAAACGTATCCTAATATTGTATTATTTACTGTTCATGATTCAATAGTATGCTCTAAGTCTAATTATGATAAAGTTAAAGTTATATTTGATAAACATTTTAAAGAATTGATTAAAAATTTATAAAGATTAGTAATTTATTACTAATCTTTATTTTTTAATCTAATAAATCTTCATGATTAATTGGCCGAATATAATCTAATAATTCATATACATTAAGAAATTCATCAGTAAAGTATATTTTAGAATATCCACATTCATCTATAGTTGGAGTGCCGTTTGGAAAAGTTATTCTAGTCCTATTAACTCCTCTCCATTCTACTTTAACTTTAAATTGTTCATCAGGATATTGTTTTAGAACACAAAAATAAAATCCATTTTCCATATTATCTATTAATGTTATTTTTTAATATACTAACTTTCACTTCTTTAAACATATCTAAATCGTGATGATACCAAACAATATCAAATGTTTTAGTATTTTCATACATTATAGCAAGAGGCTCTTTTACATTACTATCAAAAGGTGGATTTAATGTATAACCAAGTATAGTCCAATTTCTATCATTTCCGCTTTCAATTTTATAAAAATCTGGAAATTGACATCCTATGTTTCTACAACTATTTTCATATGTAAATTTACTGGATGATAATTTTGGATATTTTTCAAATGTGTATTGTTCTTTATCTGATATATTTATATTTTCCATAAATTCAGTGATTTGAATACAAAGATAATAATTTATTATTGATTAAAAATAAAAAAAGCATAAAGTAAATTATCTTTATGCTTTTTTTGTATTATTAAATATTTTTTATATATTAAATTTTTTAGATTTATATAATAAATCAACACTATTAAATTCATTACTTAATTCTTCAATAATATCATAATTTGATTTTCTAATCAAATGATCTATAAAGTCATAATCTTTATTATCTTTTATACTCAAATTTGGTTTTTCTTTCAGAAAATTTTTCATTAATTTTAAACCAACTTCAGTATTTATTCTAATTCCTATATTTTCTGCAACTATAATTAATGGAGTTCTTTTGAAAATTTCTGTCTGTTTATCTAAATCTGTAAATGGAATTAATGTATCTAAAAAATTCCAATACTCATTTATAAAATCATTAGATTGATGATCTAATTCATGTGCAGTATCTATCATTTTTTTCATTACTGAGTCATTATCAAATGGAAATTTTCCAAGTTCTGGTGTATTAGAAAAAATATTTGGATCTGCTCCTCTATCAAGAAGCATTTTAGCAAATTCAAATCCATTATTATTAACCGCAATTAATAAAGGAGTCCAACCACGATCAGCATTTTGAACATTAATATTAATGTTTTTATGTTCATCAAGAAATTTTTTAAATATAGGTAAAGTTAATTCATTTTCATGATAGCTTAAAGTTAAAAGTCTATTTTCATCTTTATTTATATCATATATATTCTCAAAATATTTTATGTGTTTCATATTATAAATTAAATTTACTAGATGTGTTTACTATTTCAAAATCTATTATCCATTTTTCAAGTTCAATGTTTTCATTTAATTCACAATAAATTAGCATAACTTTTATATCTCTATTTCTAGACATATAAATTTCATATAAGTCATTAAGATTTTCTGCACTACTATATTCAATTAGCATTGATTTGTAAAAATCTATATCAATTTGATTATGATATGAATTATAAATTAAATTTTTAAGATATATAAATCCTTGATTTTCATTATCACAAAGATAAACATCTGGATCTTCACCATCATCTACATTAGAATAACTTATAATTATACAATAATTATCCCATTTTTCCTTTTTAATATCTTCATATATTTTAGTGTATTTTTCCATTATTATATGTTGAATTTTTTTGTTTTATTCCTAATTATTTTATCTATTAGATATTCTTTGTATCTATTAGGAGTTAGATTCATTGGGGCATAAACAGTCGAACCACAATTATCACACTCGTAACTTGGAGTTTGAAATCCTCCTTTTTTTATCATTCTTAATTTATTACTATAGCATTCATTACAAATATAATAAATACCTTCTTCAGTAAATGGAGATACATATAAATATTTATCTTTTACCCCATTAAATTTTTTAATTTTCATATATTAAATTTTGATAAATCTTTTCTTCTTTGAATTGCATCATTATAAACTTTTTTACCATGCTCATCTCCTCCTCTTTTTTTATTCTTATCTATCATTTTGATTAACCAAGGTTCCATTGTACTTGAACTTTTGCCTTCAATATCTTCTCTTTCTTCTTTTGGTAACCATATATGATACATTTTTGTGTCTGGTTGAAATCTTTCTCTCATTTCTATTCCAGCCATTGACATTACGCTGTTATAGTCAGGTGTTATTCTAACCATATTTTCAATGTTTAACTCCTTTTTAAATAACCCACTTTTTGTTTCTTTGAAAACATCTGATGCAAGAAATACATAAAAATCATGTGTTTCATTATTTGGATTTTCATTCAACAAATCTCCTAGTAAATCAACTTTTTCTTGATCTTTTTTCATTTGTTCTTCATCTTTAGACTCATATACTTTAACGTGTTTCATATTTTTTATCTTCTTTGTTTTTGCCAAACTGGTAAATTTAAGTTGTCAATTACTTCATCAAACTCTTTTCTATCATCTATACTAAGTCTGTTGATATATGATTGATTTGATTTTATATAATTATCTAATGTTAATGTTTTGTCTTGCAGTAAATTGTTAATTATTATTTTTCTCAATTCATCTTTGCTTTCCCAAAATGCTTGTGCTGATATGCCAGGTCTGAAATCTTCTGTTATTTTATTGAAATTTTCGAATTTTTTTAACATTTTATATTTATTTATTTATTTTATATATTAAATTTATTTATATTTATAAACATAGATATGTCTATATCATCTAATAATGAATTATAAATATTTTTTATCAAATTTAAACTATTTCCATTTTCTTTACCAGAAAATTCATGCTTTTTTATAGATTCAATTGTTTTAAGTACTACGTTATTTTTAATAATATAGTCTTTAATATCAATATTAAGAGGAGTAAATTTTAACCAATTTACCCATTCAATGAAAAAATAATTATCTATTGTTTTGTCATAATGAAATAATAAAAATACCAAATTATATTTTGACATATTATTGTTACCTATGTAACAGCAAATTGTACCATCTTCCATATACATTTGTCCTGGTATCAAATTTGGATATCCAACCATATTATCATCAGTATTTTCATCCTCTTTAATATATATCATATATTGAATTTTTTTGTCATTAATATTCCTTCGACATCTTCTTTATTTATAGAGTTTGCTACTATTCTTCCATATCTAACTTTTTTGAATATTTTATCATTTATTTCATCATATCTAAACCATGGATGACGTATATCTTCAGGTACATTTTTATATTCTATTGATACATTATCAAACTTTTTATCAGGATTTTCTATTTCTATAATTATTCCAATATTATTATTTATAAAATGCATAAATTCTTTAGCATCCATCCCACTATATCCTTGAATATATGCTAATACATAATCTCCTATTTTTATTTCATAATTACTAATATTTTCATATGTTTTGATATGTTTCATTTTATAAATTGAATTTTTCAGAATTTATTGTTGCATAAAAACTTTTTTCTAAATTAGTCAATCCGTCAATAATTTTATCTGACGGTATTATATAAGTACCAAAATTATTATTACTATTGTATATCATATAAATATTAAAAATTGAATTTATTAAATCATATAGAATTTGATTATATACCGATTTTACTTGAATAACAGTATCTAATCTATAGTTATAATCAAAATCTAAATATAATACAATTTCAAATAAGCAATCTGAGTAATAATTATAATCTATAATAATCTTTTCATATGAATCAATTCTCATATTAAGAGTAGTTTTATTTTCCTCTGTTATTTCTAATTTTTTAATTTCTGATAAAAGGTTTTTAAATCTATTAGCTATGGTATATAATGTGTTATTAGATTTTTTTAAATCACTAATCTTCATTGTCTTTTTTTCATATGTTTTAATATATTTCATATTATAGATTGAATTTATTTGTATCAAGATAAACTTTTAATTCATCTTCGTTATCAGACCAATATTTCAATTCTGACATTGGAAATTCTGCAGTATATCCTATTGACTTACAATATATAAAAAAATGATAATCATCTTCGATAGAATCAATTTTAAAAATTTTATTCTTTGATTCTTCGTAAAATTCTGGGTTTTTGGTTATATATTGTTCAGATTTAATTATTACATAATCTCCTTCTTTTGGATATGTATGAACCATTTCATATGTTTTAAGGTGTTTCATTTATAAATTGAATTTTTTTGATGATAATATAGATTTCAATTCATCTTGATTTTCATTTGTTATTTCGTAATTTTTAACTAAATATGTATTATCTTTACCTAATATTACATTAAAAGGAATTATATCTTTATCGTATTCTACTTTTATTAAGTTCTCTTTTCCAATTGGATTTATATTTATTCCTACTATTTTACCAATATTATTATTAAAAAATTTTCTTTCATTAGGAGTAGCATGTATAGGATTTATTATAACATAATGTCCTATTCTGTCTTTTTCTTCTAAAGTTAATTTTTTTTCAAATGATTTAATATATTTCATTTATAGATTCATCAATTTTTTGGTGTAAAGATAATACATAAAAGCGGTAAATATCTTATCTCTGCTATAATTTTCTATCATAATAGGTATATTTAGATATTCTTTGTACTTATCTGACATTTCGTCTTCAAAATTTATTAAATACTCATCAAATATGGTGAGTGAATTGTCCATTATAATCTTAGAATAAATTTTATATGGATCTTTATCTTTTGATTTTTTCTTAAATTCATCTACATTTTTTGCTCGTTCTACATTTATAAATAAAATTTCACGAATTTCTTCATCACTTATATTAGATTGTACATTTTTTAAATGATTAACAATAATGTCTGAAACAATATCTGCTTTTTTTCCATACATATTTTTAACAATTCTTGTGAAGTTCTCAGCAAAATCTATTTTGAATTGATTTGTTAATGAGTCAAATTCTATTTCAGATTTTTTTATTTTTCTTTCTGATGAATATTCAGGTAACCAACCTCCTGATATGATAACATAAGATTTGCATCCTCTTTTAATTTTACTTAAAATATCAGTTATTGTTGTTTTTACTCTGTCTAATTTTTTCCAATCTTCGTTTCCAAAATCATCTTTTTCAATTAATTCAAATGTTTCTATATAATACTCTGATTCATAAGAGAATGATACAAATATACTATCTTTACAAATAGATATTATTAAATTGTTAGTTGGCTCTGTTAAATATTTTATAATATCTCTTTTTGCTTTTAATAATTTCCATTCTGCATCACTTGAAATCTCATAGTTTTTTTGCATACTTTTCATTACAGAATTTGGTACTCCTATATTAATAAGAGATGTTTTTTCAAATATTTTAAAAATGGTTATCATAAAATTATTGTTTTTAATTTAATATATATATTAATTTTTAAAGTGAAATTTAAAATTAAATTAAAAATGAGTTTTTTAATTTAATATATAAGAGAAATAGAATTAAAAAAATAAATTAAAAATATGAAAAGAACTAAAATTATAGATGGAGCATTTTTTAGCTATCAACCAACTGGAAGTACCACACCTTGGGGTGAAGGATATAAATTTCATGAAAACCAATCAGAAATTTTAAATTATCCAGGATTTCAAATTACTGGAATGAGAACTATAGATGATCAAATGATTACAGGAACTACATTACCAGTTGATAATGATGTTTATGTTGATTATAGTTATTTATCTGGTAATACAGTAGTAACAGGAACAGTTAGTATTTATGCATATCCAACTACTACTAATACAACAACTTTAGCACCAGCTACAACTACAACAACTTTAGCGCCAATTACAACTACTACAACAACTGCAGTTGCATAATTGATATAAACAAAAAAGACAATATATTCTAATGTTAAATTAACATTGGATTATATTGTCTTTTTTTGTTTATTATAAATTTAACATTATTTATTATAAATTTAATATTTTTAATAAAAAAAAGTCACTATTAATAGTGACTTTTTTTATTTATATGTTATACATTTTATTCTTCACTGTCAATGTCAAAGAAATTATTTGCATCATCATCATCTCCACCAAAAGTATCTTCATTGCTTTTAACATTTTTTGATTCTTTTGTAGAAACATTATCATGTGATGAGTTTTCAGCTTCTTTCTTTGCAAATGATGTTTCATTGCCAGAAATTATATCAAGTATTTGAGATACTTTATATTTATCTTCAGCTTGCCATTCTTTTGGTTGATGATCTTCAAGATCAACAGTACGTTCTTTCAAAAATGACATTACTTTTTCTTTAACTTTAGGATTAGTAATTCTATTTTTTCCTGTTTTTTCATCAACTTCAACTGGAACCTTAGCTAATCCTTTTGGAGTCATAATTTTGATAGGAGATACTTCCAAGAAAGTACTAGAATCATAATTAGGATATTCACCAAGTTGTTTCATAACTAATTTGAAGTCTTTACCATTCGCCAAATCAAATACATTGCAAGGATCACCTGAGATACCATCTTTTTGATCTTTGATTTTTTCTTTGATTTTGTAACCATAAGGATAGATTAAAATCTTACCTTCTGAATCACGATTTTGTTCATCTTCAATTACTAAAATATATGAATAATACTTAGTACTTCTACTAATCAATTCAGCTTTTTCAACTTCAGATGCGTTTTTTGAGTTTTTCAACTTCCAATACATAGTACAAATATCACATTTATCTGTGAAATTTTTCATACAATCATAGTAACCTTGAAGTTCTGGATGATTTTTAAAATCAACATAATGCTGATGTTTTTCAATTGCAGATAAAGATACTTTACCATCTTTTGTTAAATTAGGTAAAAACCTAATAGTAGCAACATAACCTTTCTTTTTGTCAGTAATTTTTGGACGATAAATACCATCTAAACTACCGCCTTTTTTTTCTAGAAAATCTAGAGTTTCGCTTTGTGCGTCAATTGCGTCGAATAAATCGACATTTTCAAATTCTTTCATGCCTTTAATTTTTTTTTATAGCCTTTTAGCTTTAAATATTCCAAACCTATTAAAGTTTGAAACATTTATAATTTATATATGATAATATATAAAAAGTTTGATTTAATTTTTAAAAATATATTTAATCCAAGAAAAATGTTTTCTATTTATTAAATAATTTGAATTTTTACTATTTGAATAAGCTTCTCTTTCAAATGATATATTTCTGTATGCATCTTTATAAAAAAATATTTTTATGAACCATTCAATTAAATATAACAAATAGAATATAATAATTAACATTTCTAATTGTTGCTTCCAATGAATTTTTTCATGATAAATTGTATTTTCATCTTTAATGTTTTTAACATAAATACCAAATGGACAAAGTGTAATTCCAATAACATTGTTTCCTATTATATGTATTAGAAATTTTGTAAATAGTTTGATTTTTGGATCAAAATTCATAATTTTTTATTAAATTAAAAAAATGTCCCTATTAACATCGTTATTATAAACATCATCATATTTATAACCAAGAGTATCAAGTTTAATTGATAACATATTTTTTAGATTGTATAGATTAAATACCCAAAAGTTTGAATAAAATGATTCAGATTCATCAAAATCAAAGATATCAACATTTTCAATTTCTTTTAGTGTTTGATCTAAGAAATCAACGCAAAACTCATCATAAGTGTATTGATATATTATTTCATTATCACATAATTCCTTATTGATAAAACTTATAGTGTTTTTATATGCATCATGTTCTTCAACAAAAGAATTAACTAAAGCTTCTTTTATTACCTTTTTTCTTTCATATATTCTCATACTTTTATATATAATTATTTTTTTTTGTAAGTTATTAATTTTTATATATAATAATGAAAAAAGTAACATAAATAAATGAACGTAACTCAAGGAGTTTTTAAAAATACTAGTATCTATGGAATGACATTTATAGATAAATATTCAGGAATAAAATCTATTATCACTAGTGAAGGATATACTTCTAAATTTTTAGATAAAGCCAACACTAATACATCTCAAACCTCTACTGTTCTATCAGATGATAATACATATTATAATATTGTTGAAGATTGCTCTTTAAATAATTGTAATATTGAAACTGGTAGATTTATTAATTGCTTTATAACTGGAAATGTAGATGGCTCAAATTATATTAAAAATGGATATTTTAGTGGTTGTACATTTTATAATTATATTATTGATGACGGAAAATTTATTGACTGTTCTATAGATAATACAAATGTTTTTAATAATGGATTTTGGGATAATGAGAATTCTGATTTTGAATGGACAAAGCCATGGACAAGTGGAGTATGGAATAGTGGAACATTTAATAATCCGTATGGATGGTATGGCGGAACATTTAATGGAGGAACATTTGAAAATAGTTTTTGGTCAGGCGGTACAGTAAATGGTGGTACTTTTATAGGTATAATATTTTCTGATGGATTAGTTCGTTCTGCTGATTTTATTGATGGTTGCGTGTTTGAAGATGGTGTTTTTAATAATGGTACATTTACAGATAGTTCATTTAATGGAGGATATTTTAATGGAGGAACAATGAAAAATTCAAATATTTCTGGTACATCAGTAAAATCTGTTATAAATGGTGGAATAATTTTTGATTGTAATATTGACGGAGATGTTGATATTAATGGGGGACATATTGAAAATGATTCGATTATATATTCAATTAATAATGCAAATGTATATAATGGTAATTTTTCAAATTTGAATGTTGTAGGAGGTAATTTCTATAATGGTAAATATAAAAATATAAATTTTTATGGTGGTGATATATACAATGGTTTTTATTCTAATATAACATCATCAATATTTGGTATGTTGAGTGAAAATTATAACATGTTAATAATGGAAAATGGTAGTACTGCATTATTTGAAAAAAATTCAAATCATTTATCTTTTGGATTAACTATTCATAATGGTACATTTAGAAATAGTTTTTTTAAAGATACAAATATTAAAAATGGTAATTTTACTAATTGTGATTCAAAAGATAGTCTTTTTGAATATGGAGTGTATACAGATGGAAATATGCTTGATTGCGGTTGGAATGATGGATATTGGAATGATGGCTCATTTATTACTACTGTAGTAAATTCTGGTGTATCTAATTCATTATCAATAATTGTAAATTCAGCATTAATTCCTACTACTACAACTACTACAACAGCATCATCTATTACTACTACAACAACTTCATCTAGTACTACAACAACATCATCTAGTACTACAACTACAACTACAATCGCTCCATTCACAATTAATAGTGTTGTTAATAGAATAACAGAACCTGGATATGTTGATGTATCATTCAGTGGAGTTCCAATAGGAACAAACCAAATAATAATTTGGTGTTCTTCAGGTGATGTATTTATATATAACTCTGGACTACCAGTTATATTTTCAACACCTGAAATGGCATATAATTCTTCACCTATACAATTTTATATTTCAACACAACCAAAAGGTATATTGAAATTTAAATTAGAAGCTGATATTCCAGGAACATTCGTTTATTCAAATATTTATGAATATGATAATTCTGCACCTGCTACTACAACTACTACAACTACAACTAGTCCAATTCAACACGTTACTTATAGTGGTCCTGGAAATCCAACTCAAACATCAAGTTTAAGTTCATGTTCATTAGATGCAAAAATTAGACCTTATTATACTAATTCAAGTGGAGTTATAAAAGATAACATAGTATATAATGATTATAATTTGACAATGCCATGCTCTGGATATGCAGGTAAATTTTTAGGGTTATCAAAAGATAGTTCTAAAGTTTGGTGTCAATTAGATGCTAATGGAAAAATTTTAGTAGCTGGAAATTGTTAAAAAAAAAATAAATAAATAATGCCAACATCAACAGTAATTATAGATAGATTTCCATCAGGAGATATTATATCTGGACAAACAATTAATTTTTTTGTAACTAGTGGTTCTACTTCATACTCTACATATAAATGGTATTTAATATCAGATAGTAATAGAACATTGATTAGTACTGAAAGTGGCTGTACAGTATTATTTAGTAATATAGGAAATTTTTCAGTCGATTTAGAATTGTCTAATTATCCAGAATATTGGACAGGAGGACATTTTTATGGTGGAATTTTTGAGGGATTTTTTGGAGGTGGTACTTTTAATTATGGTTCATTGAATGGCTATGATATTAATAAATCTACAATAAATAATAAAACTTTTATTGAAAAATTGATTTAACTTAAACTTATTATTTTTTAAATAATAGATTAAAATAAAATAAAACAATATGGAAAAAATTTTAGTGTTTATAAAAAAATACTATCCTTTATTATTTTTTGCTGTAATTATTTTGTTATCAATATTTCTTTTTCAGACTTGTTCAAATCTTAGTAAAGAAAAAGCAAATAGTGAATTTCAATCAAAATTATACACTCAAAATGTTAAAGCAATGACTGATAGTATAACAAAAGTATTCAATACAAAACTAAGTGCGTATGAGTTTACAAAAGACAATTTAGTTTTAAATAAATTATCAGAATTAGAGCAATATAATAAATCATTTTCTGATCAACTTAAGAATGTTAAGGGTGCAGTATTATCTGCAATTCAAACAAATGTTGAAGGAAATCTTGGAGGAATACAAGGATCAAATGATTTGACAGTTTTAGATAGTGCGTCAAATCATTACGGATTGAAGTTTTCAACTAATTATGTAGATAGTGGATTTCAACAAAAAATTGTTGGCACAAGCAAATTTTATGCAATTCCAAATGAAGATACAAAGAAATGGACATTAAAACCTGATGTTACTGTTCTTGATACAAATTTAACTAGTATTAGTGTAACTTATGGATTTAAAGAACTAGATAATAAATATCAAGTATTTGCGGTATCAAAATCAGATAAAGTTAAAATAAATGATTTGACAGGAGGATATTTTATTGATAAGCAAATTCAAAAACCAATTAAAGTAAAAAAATGGGGAATTGGACCTTATGGTGGATTTGGATTGAACACTGCTCCAAATTTAGGAAATCCTCAATTTGGATGGAGTATAGGTTTTGGACTTCATTATAGTATTTTACAATGGTAATATGGAATTAAATTTACAAATAGATAATAAGCATACTATAACTATAACAGTTGAAGATTTGCCAAATAATAGAAAAATCATTTCTGTACCATTAGATGTATTTGGTTGTAAAAAAACAAAAAAAGCTATAGATATATTAAGAAATATTGATAATGATTGGTTAAATAACCTAATCTGTGTTAAAAAACGTGAAGATAGAAAAAATAAATTATTTGAAATATGGAAGTCAATATGATACCTAATAAAAATGGTAGGATTTATCCTAATGAATTGCTTAGAAAATCTTGTGAAGATTTTTATATAAAAATGGCGAATAAGAAAAGAAAAGAAGATAGAAAAACTAAATTAGAAAAAATTGAACAAGTACAATTTAGAAATGACAGAATGGTATAATATCAAAGAATTTGTTAATTCACATGAAAAATTCACCAGAAAAGAATTATATGAATATGGACTTTCTACAACAGGAGAACAATATTTACTTTTAATTAGACGGGTTGGATTTGTAAATAAGTTTGATATAGCTAAATATGAAAGATTATATAAAATTCCTGATTCATTAACTTCAACTAAAATATCAAATTTAGTGAATAACAAATTAGATTGTTTAAAATATATTAGAAAATTAAAATTAATAAATATAAAAACTCTTTACAATTTGTAAAGAGTTTTTTATTGAATTATAGTTATTGAATTATAGTTATTTTTATTGGATTACTAGTAATATTACCCATTAAACATAATACAGTTGAATCCTTTGAAATTTTTGTTTTGTATTCATTGTTATTTGTTCCTACTGATTCTGCATTTATAGTCCATTGGAAGGATGGATTTTTATAACATTGATTAACTGCAGTAAAAGTAACAATATCATCTTCTGTAATAGTAGTTTTATCAGCATAAATATAAACTGATGGTAATAAAACATCTATAGTAAAATTGTTACTTCTGCTATTAATATTAAAATCCTTATCTGTAACAATGCAATATACAATATCATTCATGTTAAAGTTATTATAAGATAATTTTATATTATTAGTTCCTACTAAAATTTCATTTTCATTTCTAATAATATACCATTGATAGGTGGTATTAGTTGAATATCCTATTGTTGTTGATGTGAAATTGATGTAATAATTTAAACAAACTGAAACTTTACCATCAAATAAATTAGGTAATATATCAGAATATATAGTTATTTTATTTTCTCCTTGATTTATTGGTATATTTTGAGTTATTTTATCTTCTGAGTTTATAAGTACACTTGTAGTATTTATAATATATCCATTCATATAACTTTTTATTATATTTTCACCTTTTATAGCATTTAAAATATAATATCCATTTGAATCTGTTATGTGAATTTTTTTTGTCCCTGATAGTGTAATCATTACTCCTGAAATTGGAACTCCTCCAACACTGACAATTCCACTTATTGTTGAAAATCCAATGTTAAGAATATTACAATTATAAAAAACGGCACCATCAGATATAGATTTATATAAATATCCTCCTCTGCATGATATTTTACTTATTTGTTGATTTTTCAAAGAATATCCAGTAGGAATATCGTTATAATGTCTATTTATTACAATTTCATTTTTTGATTGATTAATATATAATATTTTATATCCTAAATAAAATCTATTTCTACCCTCATCAGGCACAGAAGGATTTTCAAGGTTAAATATTGTATTTCCCGATAATGTTGAAGTATATGTAATGTATGCAGTATCACCTATTACAAAGTTACTTTGAACTTCAGTATAAATTTTTATGTAGCCATTCCAATTTGAATATATCTCTAATATATTAACTGCGTTTTTAATGTTAATATAATCATTAGTTTTTTGAGCTATTTGTGATTTTATCAAATTAATATTACCATTCAATGATGATGACACATTTGATGATGTAACACCTGATGTATTTATAGTTATTCTATTTGTAGCTAATTTTATTGTTGGCACGATATGATATATTATTTATCTTATATATAAAAAATATTAATTTCAATTAATAATAGTACATATATTTGGTGTATAATTTATAATTAACTATTTTTGTACTATTAATCAATTAAAACTTAAATATTATGTGGATAAAAATTAATGATGTGCCTTTACATATGAGTTTAATCTTAAACGTTAGTAAAATTGAAAAAATTACTAGTGATGATATTAATAATTTTTATGATGCGTATCACAAATTTAATTTATCAGATATGCGTTATAGAAATTCTGCTGATAATACTGAACTTGGTTTAAGATTAGAACGTGTATATAAACACGCCAAACAAAACAGTACAGGTGATCTATGGCATATTGAAAAAGAAGAATTGACTGAAAATATAATTAGGAAAAATTCAAATATAAAAATGGATAGTGACAAATTTTTATTTGAAGTTAATTATAAAAAAATGAATGATGATGAAATATATAAAATATCATCAGAAATATATGATACTTTTGAAGATTCTGAAAAATCACAAGACTTTTTATTATCAAAAATGAACTATATTGAAATGTCAGTAAGTAATATTAAAATATAACAATATAACAATATGTGGATAAAAATTAATGGGGAACCTTTACATACTAGTTCAATTAAAAATATTAGTAAAATTGAAAAAATAACAACTGATAATATTATAAAATTTTTTAATTGTAATCATGATTATAATTGGTTTAGTGGTGATATGAATCAAAAAGTTAAAATGAATATGGTTTATAATTATGTTATTAGTAATAACAAATCAACAGGAAATGTTGTCAATTATTTAAAAAATGAAGACGGAACAAATAATATTGATCATATTATTAAATCAAATTTTAATATGGATAGTGATAAATTTTTATTTACTATTTCTATTGAATATGTTTCATATTCAGGAGAAAATAATAAAATTGATATTAAATATATGAATTCTAAGATTTTTGATACTATTGAAGAAGCAACAGAAGTTCATAATAATTTAATATCAAAATTAAATGTAATTGAAATGTCACTGATTAATATTGAAATTTGATGAATTATGATAAGATTTATAAAATTCCAGGAATATCCGAGTTAGACAATTTAGCATATAGATTATATTGGAATGAAAATAAAAATAATCGTAGATTTGTATATGAAGCAAGTTGTAATTTTTTTAAAAATAGGGATAAATATGTTAATTATTACTCAGAATCAAAATCAATATTAAGAAAAGAAAAAATAAAAAAACTCAGTAAAAAATAATTTTTTACTGAGTTTTTTTTAATAGTTCATTACTATTATTTCAATTGAGTTCTTTTCTCCATTTTTAGATATTTTATTATAATCAAACATTAATTCTTTATATCTGAAACCATCTCTTATTAATTGATTTAATATCCATGATTTTTTATTGTTATGTTCTAATAATCCACTAATCATAAAAGTTGATCCATTATTGCTCAAATTTAAAAGATAATCATGTAATTGAATATCCATCTCTTGCTTATATACAACGTTGTACCCAGCCTCTGATATTTGATTTTTTGTGATGTTTCCGTCTGTATCTTCACAATATCCATATGGTGGATCAGCATAAACAAATGAAGGCTTTAATATTTTAATATCATTGAAATTTTTATTACTAAAACTAATATTATTTTTATATTGCCTGATATAATTTGTAAACTCAAATACTTTTTTTTCTGTACTCTTATTCCAGGATCGATTTCCCCAAGTTTGATTAAAATCTCCTGACTTATTAAATCTCATAAGATTTGAATTACAGCATAACATCAAAGCCCATAGTCCTTCAGGAGTTTTGTTATTATTATAATTTTCTCTAAGATTTAGATAATCATTTTGAATTTCTTTATCTGGACATAATTTTTTAGTTTTTACAATTATATCATCAGATTCAAGCAATCCTTTGTGAATTCCTACCAAATCTGATATTATATCATTTGCTAATACTTTTTTATATTTATCAACAACATTTGTATAAATAGATCCACCTCCACAAAATAAGTCAATAAAATAATCTTTAGTATAATCCATTTCTGGTAATATTTGTTCAAGAAGTTTATATTTACTTCCAGTATAAGAAAAAGGAGTGTTTATGTAGCTATTCATTATTGGATATTTCGTTTAATCTTTTTAATCTTTTATTTCTTATGAAAGCTTTAATATTTATTTCTTCAATAACGGTTACATCTGACCAACAAATTGAGCACATATATTCATCCTCCAATTCATAACAACTTTTGTGAATTTTATTGCATTCTTCACAATAATAAACATTTCTTTCTCTTATTTCTCCAAACATATTAATTTATAAATTTTTTATTGATGTGCTCTTATTAGTTTTTGATGATGCGCTCTTATTAGTTTTTGATGATTTTTTATCATTAAAATCATTGATATTTAACAACTTACGTTTTCTTTCTTTTTTCAGAAAAGATTCTTTAATAAGTTTTGCTATTTTAACAGTTGTGATAATATAAGATGAGTCATTAGAAACTATCATTTTATTATCTTCCATATATTGATCACAATATATGATAACACCTTGCAAAGTAAAATATTCATTCACCATTAGATTTTAGTATTTCTTTGATTTTATTTTTTCTCTGTTCTTTAATATTTATAAAATATTCATTTATGTCATTTTCGAACCAAATAGAGCATTCTTTTATTATCTTTTTTTGATTTTCTTCATAAGTAAGATATGATTTTTTGTTTAAAAAATCTCTTGTATTTGAAGTCTCATCATTTTCAATGTAATACAATGTATCTTTAATAAATAAAATTTTATATTTATTATTAAGTGTATACTTATTATATGAGTTGTTATATGATTCAAAATCTTTTATTAAAAGTAAGCTGACTCCGACATCGTACATATCAATTTTTAATTAAAAATAATTCAAATTTGCTTGCTACATCTTTTAACCTATTTTCAATGTCATCAATAACATCATCATATTTATCAATAGTATTTTTATTGTCCATGAAATATACTTCCCAAAGCCAACCTCTTAATTCTTGTAATTCATCAAAAGTTTCTATTAATTCTGTTGCTTTATTTTTATCATCTGAATATGTTCTTAGTAGTAAGTCAGAATATGGTTCTATGCAAACCACTGAATCAATTTCTATATAATTATCTTTTTTATATACTTCAATATCAACTATTGTTGTTTTTTTATATTTTAATCTAAAATTCATTTTATAATTTGTTTTTTATTTATATCTAATTATTAAAATAATGTTTTAATTTTCTTTTCTATGATAAATACTACAATTTATCATTTTATACATTTATCAATCAGTTCAATCATATTTAATATTTATTTTAGAATCTTCATAAAAATTTGAAACTCTTTCACTTCCAATAAAATTACATTTTTTATTAATACAGCCTTTTGCAGTCGTACCAATTCCCATGAATGGATCATAAATTAATGAATTTTCAGGAAAATAGATATTAATTAATTTCTCTACAAATTCACTTGAGTATGATGCTTTAAGAACAGATTTAAAACCGTCATTATTTTTAGCCTCTATAAGATTAGTATAATTTTTATAAAATTTTTGTCCAGTTCTTTCATTTATAGAACTTACTTCTTTATTCGCTTTAAATGTATTTAGATAATCTTTATGTACAATTATATAAACCAATTCGCACAATCTTGTAACTTTATTTGAGCTTGTTTGAAATGGGCTGGCTGAGTTCTTTTTCCATATTACAATATCTGTAAGGGTTAAGTTAGTTTCTTCATTAATCTTACTTAAAAGAAGAGTTGGTAAAATAGGATTATCACCTGAGTATGACATATTATAGCAAATTACCCCATCAGGTTTAAGTATTCTATCAAATTCTTTAAATTCATTTAATCTCAATTCTAAATATTCTTCAGTTGTAAGATTATCAACATTATTTTCATATAAGTTAAAATCATCTTGATCTTTTCTTCTATGATTAGGATTTTTACCCATATTATAGGGCGGACTGCAAATTATTCCGTTTAATAAATCATTAGACATATTAGACATAGTAATCAAATTATCTTCATTGTAAATTTTATTTATTTCTATATTTTCCATTTTCTTATTTTATTTATTCTTTTTAATTTATTCAAACGAATAGTATTATCATTATATCTATATTCACAATTATAATCCCAATTTGTGTAAGATAAAAACAGACCAAAGAAATTAATCGTTGAATCAAAACATGTATCTTCTTTTCTACCTTTAATTGCTCCATTTGTATAACACTGAAAAAGTTTCCAATGCCTTATATGATAATTTATTGATATTGATTTGCTACAAAATCTTTTTTTACCATTGAATTTTTTATTGAACCAGATTGTCATTTTATATTATTTAGTATTTTAATTGCTTTATCAGCAGATTTTTCCCATGTGAATTCATTTCTTATTATTTCTGACTCTTTTATCGATTTTTCTTTATATTTCCAATAATTTACATATACATCTCTCATAACTTTTGATAAATCATCAAAATCTGGTTCATAATAATTACCAGAGCAATAAGGAGATTTTTTTTCACCTAAAATCTTAACAGGATGTCCTTTTCCTTCTGCAAATTCTAATTGACCACTACAATTAGAATATATTGATGGAGTTCCACAAGCCATAGATTCTATTAATGGAAGATTCCAACCTTCTGACCTTGCACAAGATAAGAATACATGACCATTTTTCAAATAATTTATATAATCATTTCTATCTACAAAATGTAAAACTTTCAATCTATCATCATTAAGATTAAAATATGATAACCTATCTTCTGTTGATTTGAGTCCATCAGTTGAATTGTTATTATCATCAACCGATAATATTAAATCTACTGGTTCATCTTTTTTAAATGTATTTAAAAATGTTTCTATTATTTCAATTGTAGATTTTCTATATTCCCATTTACCAAACATTACAAATTTAAATCTATTGTCTTTGTACAAATCTAAATTTGAATTGAAATAATCAGGATTGAATATTGTACCATCCACAGCTTCAGGTACAACAAACACTTTATCTTCTGGATATCCTTGATTTATTATACATTTACGTTGCCATTCTGATGGACACCAAAATTGATCATATTTCTTCAATAATTCAAAAAAAACATCATCATATGTTGTTGATTCCCAAGCATTATATACTATTTTAAATCCTTTATATTTATCAATACAATGAAAATATGGATGATCATTTCCATTAAGTACAATATTTATAATATCATTAGATTTATATTTATTTAAGTAATCAAGTCCATCATTTATTTCATAATCGCACAAGCCATTATAATATCCTTCTGTTTTTGGTTCTGAATGTAATGATTGCTCAGATATTAATTTTCTTTGATAATTATTTAAATATTTTTCTTTTGTGTGAGGATCTCCATATTTACCATTTGACATTTTTGAACCTAATCCACTCCAACTACTTCCTACTGTAAAATTTCTAATAGTCAAAGGATTTTTTTTGCTTAGTGCTGTAAAGAAATCTCTTGAATGGGCATTATATCCAGTTTGTCCAATGAAACTTGTATTTGCTTTTATTAAATAATTATTCATTTATTCTAATTAATTTTTTCTTTCTAATTTGTTTATAATAATTTATATCTTCTAATAATATTATAGACATAGTATTATCTTTATGATATTTAACTCTATTGTGTTTGTGATATATTTTCAAATAAAAATCATCTATAATATCAAAGCATAAACAATCATATTTTTTTGCAATATTTTTTTCATACCATACCTCATTATTAAAAGAACTTGTATCTAAATCAATTGTAATGTATTTTCCTACCAAACTATGATACCACCATAATTCATTTCCTGAACATTTAATTATTTTAAATTCTATCAGATTCATAGTTTAAGTTATCTATTTTTTTCTTTCTAATAATTTTTTTACGTAATTCAATCTCATTTAAAAACAACTTATCTGGATTATTTATATCTGATGCATAAGTAGCAAGTTTCTCATCATTAAAAAATATACATTTAAATGTGTATGGATTGATTGTACCTTTATAATAAAGTATTTCAAGTCTTAATATGTCTTTTGTGTAAGTATTGATATCATATTCAAAACTATCTTTTTTCTTAATTAATAAATAATTATATTTTTTACCAACAATAACAATTTTATTATTATTTGCATCTATACCATAACAATTTTCTCTACCCTTTCTACATTTAGAATTATTATATATTCTAAATGTATATCCAGAACCGTTTAATATGTAAGATTCATAAATATAATATTCTTTGTTTTCTATTATAATGGAAAAATTATTTTCTACAATATGAATTTTATAATCTTTCTCCATATGATTTATTAATTTTTCTTAATTTAAATTTTCTTATTTTTTTGTTATATTTTGGATCCCATCTTTCCCAATGCTTATGAAATATATTCAATGTTTTTTGTAATTCAATTTTATGATTATTCTTTTTTTGATGATAATATAATAATATAATACATGATATGTCATCAGGATGATCAATAAAATAATTGTCAATAAACCAATTTTTCAACTCATTTTTATCTTCCCATAATTTAAAATTATTTCGTATCCAAATTCCTAATCCCATATGTGAAATTGAAATGGAATCTTCTTCATTTTTACTTAGCCATTCAGATTTTCCAGTAATTTCTAAATCATCAATAACTTTATATGTTTCTTCTAAGTTGGTTGGAATTTCAAAATTATTCATATATACTTTCATTTATTTTTTTAATCTTTTCAAGCCGATATTGAGATATACTTTTTGTGTGAAGTGATAAATATTGATTTTCTGAAGAACTTCCAATCGATTCAATAGAATAATAAAAAGAATAATCTGTGCTATATGGAGTTTCAGTTTTATCAAATATTATATTTTTTTTATTATCTGAATATATAAAACAATGAACTCCATTATTGTCAATTGTATTCTTTCTCCCTATAATGATACAACTTTCTTTAATTGAATTATCTATTTCATATTTAACTTTATTACCATCATATAGATATTTATTTAAAAAATTATGAGTTTTACTGTTTGATAAATAAAAATTTGCTGGACCAATTCTACCGTTAATTGCTATATAACTACTAGAAATATTAATTTTACTACAAATATCATTTCTTATTTTATCATTTTTTTTATTGCCTATTTCTTGACTATGTTTTTTTTCTATTTTATCTATAATAATATCAAAATTGTCTATTTTTTTTGTATCTGAGTTTATATTAAATATATTTTTATTTCCTAATTCTAAAATTATAGGAATGAATTTACTTCTTAACTCAGTTTTTACAATAGATTTCACATAACTATTTATTTGATCTTCTGTATAATTTCTATTTATTGAAAAACTAATTCTTTTAAGACTTATAATTTTACTGTTCAAATTAATAGATAATTGTGATGGATATGTATTGGAACTTGGAATAATATGTTGAGTTGCATTTGAATTGTAACTCATATAACTTATTTGACACCTTAATTCATTAACAGGTGATATTGTGAACATGTCATTATCTAATTCTAATATATTAATTGTTGGATTCATTAATATTATTTATTTTTGTTAATTTGTATTTTCTTATATTGGTACTGATTTTATTGTTTTTCAATAGATATTCAGCATATTCTACTATACTATTATAATAATCAGATTTATTCAAAATAATGTATTTTATGTCATATAAATATTCATTATATTTTGATTCTGAAAAATTTTCAAAGTTGTTTTCTATACAGTTATTCATATAATTTGCATATTCTTCTAATTTTTCGCTAATTTTTCCTTTTTTTGATTCTTCTGTTATAGTTAATAAATATTTTGAATAATTAATAGATCCAATATCTCCCATAATTATTACATAATTAAAAAATTGTATCATATTACAATAATCTAATTGAGATAATCCATATTGAATCAAATTAAAATTATCATTCATAGTTTTTGCATATCTTTCTAATTTTGTTGTTAATTTGATATTGTTTATTGATATGTCAGTATTCATTTTAAAAAATTATTTTTATTTTTATAGATTAAAAAAAGATTTTAGTTTTTTAATATATAAAGAAAAAAGAATTTTAATGGAAAAATTTACACAGATAAAAGATAAGCCAGTTATACCAGATGAAGAAATTTTATTTAATGGTAAATATTTAGATGTGGTTGAATATAAAGAAACTGAAATACTAAAAGGACATGATTGTGTTGCTATATTACCATATTTTAGGGATGAGGCAACATTTCTTATGAGATTAGAATATCTTCCTGCATATCAATATAAAAATAGAGAAGCGCCAAATCTAAGAAATGTTACAAATTATTTAACAGTAATAACTGGAGGTATAGAAAAAAGTGAAACACCAGAGCAAACAATAAGAAGAGAATTATATGAAGAAGGTGGAATAGTATTAAATAATTTATATCCATTTGAAATTGAAGGACCTTTCTTCACTGACAAGTATAGTACAAATCAGTTATATATATGTTTTTTAGAATTGCCAGTAAATACTTACCGTCAAATGAAGCCTCCAACAGATGGCTCAAAAAACGAAAAATTGTCTAAATGTATAAGAGTTTCCATTGCAGATGTTAATCAAATAGTAAATAATGATTTAGTTACTAAATGTCTAATAACAAAATTATTAAAAAGAATTGAATCAATGTGACACATTTAAAATTGTATGAGGAATATGAAAATTCAATTGAACCAGAAGTTGGTGATTACATATTTGCAAAATGGAAACATGCTGAGGATGAACATCCTGCTAATATTTTTGCTACAAATAATATAGGAGAATTAATTAAAATTGAAACTGATAAATACGATGAAACATCTTTTTTAGTAAAATATAATAATATACCAGATGAGTTAAAATTATATAAGTCTATGAATAATGATACATCTTTTAGATTCAAAAAAGAGGATTTGATAAAATGGACTAAAAACAAAGAAGAATTAGAAACTATTTTACAAGCAAATAAATTTAACTTATGATTACAAAATTTAGAATATATGAAAAAATGAATGTGAATGATCCAGAAGTTGGTGATTATGTGATAGCAGAATCAAATGATTTTCTTACTGATTTAAATGAATTCACTAAAAATAGAATTGGTAAATTATATAATATATTTAAACCTTTATATGCAGATGATTTATCATATACAATAATATATGATAATATACCAAAAGAGTTAGATTTTTATAAATTTAAGATATATGATGAAGAAGCGATATCATTAAATATTGAAGATATAAAATATTGGTCTAAAAATAAAGAAGATTTAGAAAAAGTATTGATGACAAATAAATATAATATATGAAATACATTAAAGATTATAAAATATTCGAAGAAGAATATTATACTGAAGAAGATCTAGAAGAATTTAAAAATAAATTACCTATATTTGCAAAATTCATTAGAAATTTTATAACTCAATTTGGATACGAGTGTTCTGATATGAGTGAAGGAGATGATGTCATGTTTTCATTTTATGTTAAGAATACAGATAAAATATTATTTTCTATAATGACAGGAGATGATGAATATATAGTATTAGATTCTTTTAATAATAGTAATAATATTATGGTATCAGAAATTCCTGAGTATTTAAAAACAATAAAAGGAATTAGATTTAATAAACAAATATTAGATGAATATGAATTTTATATTACAGGAGATATTAATGACGTTATTGATCAAATAGATAAAGATAAATTGACTATGTTTGCTAGTGCAAAAAAATATAATGTATAATGAAGCATATAAAAACATTTGAAAAAATAACTGATTTTTTTGATGATAGTGATGTAACCGATGTTAAAAAATTAATTAGTCATTTAACAAAGATTTTTTCTTATTATGGTATAGAATATTCAAATTATTATGACAATAGAAAATATGAAACTGAATTTTCTACTTCTGGTGAAGCATTATTTGATATATCAGTTGATACAATTCTTGGTAAGCACTTATCTATTCATATATTTAAAAATGAAATTTTCTATAAATATATGTTACAATATTTCAAAACTATAAAAGGATTAAAGTATAATTTTGAAAGTACAACTAAAATAGTATATGATATAATTGGTAATATTGATGATATTATTAATCAAATATCAAATGAAGATTTTGACTCTAAATATAATTTGATTACTGATGTAAATAAATTTAACATATGAAATATATAAAGAAATACGAAAAAATAACTAATTCTGATGACATTGAAATTATAGCAGGATCATATTGGATAATTTATGGAGATGTTTCTAATATAATGTCAGTTATTTCAAAATTTAAGAAATATTTTCCTAGTAATGATCATGAGATAGAATTAAATAGAACAATAAATAGAATATTTAGAGATAAAGATATTAATGATGATATTAATGATGATATTATAGGAGTATATTTATATTTTAGTTTGTTTGGATTTTCTTATTCGATATTACATAATGAAGATGATAAATTCAGAATATATAAAAATCAGTTAAACGCAAATATTTATGATTTCAAAGGTGAGCTAAAAATAGATATCAATAAATTAGTTCTTGATGATTCTGAAAAAATATTTCTTGATAATACAAATAAATTTAATGTATGAAGTATATAAAAACATTTGAAAAACAATTTGAGCCATTAAAATATAATGATGGAGATTATGTTGTATTAGATATAGAAAAATTCACAAAAAATAATAAAATAGATAATAAAATAGATGAATTACCTAACAAATTTGGAATTGTCACCAATAGAGAATATTATGATGATCTTCCATACCCTTATATTGTTAAAACATATACCCCTGGAGAAGATGATGAAGGATTATTCATTAAATTTGATGAGATAGAAAGACTAATGACTCCAGAAGAGATTGAATTTTTTAATATGAAACTAAAGGCAAATAAATTTAATATATGAAATACATTAAAACATTTGAAAGTAGAAAAAAAGTTTTTAAAGTAGGACAATATGTAATATCAGAATATGTTCCATTTAAGCCTGATATTAAGAATTTCTTGGAAAATAACATAGGTCAAATTATTGGCATAAGCAAAAACTTTGGATATAATGATAAACCATATACTGCATATAATGTAAAATATACAAATATTCCTTCAGATTTAAAATGGGTATTTAAAAATGATATTCATGATTTTTATCCAGAGAATATCAGATTAGCAACAAAAGAAGAAATAAAAAAATATAAATTATATAATATAACAAATAAATTTAATATATAAAAACAAAAAATTAAGATGAAATATCTAAAAGAATTTACTGATTATAGTACCAGAATAAAAGATTGGGCTGATAGTGAAAATCATCCTAATTCTAATTTGGATGATTCATTAGGACATAATGAATTTCAAACAGCATTTAACTGGATAGAACAATTCGGTGGTAGAGAATTATTATCAAGTAAATATATAAAAAATGGTGAATCATTATTAAAAGCGTTAGAAAATAATGAAATAACAATTGAGGAAATTGATGAAGTTACAAAAGGTGATCATGGACAAGTAGGTGATATTTCATTTAGTGAAACATATATAGCTAGTCATATAGTAATTCCTCACATAGAAGATTATAAAATGAAATCAAAATCAAACAAATACAATATATAAATGAAATATTTAAAAAAATATGAATCAACAGAACAAGTAATATCAATTGATCTTTTTGGATTCTGTGATTTTTTTGGTATGTTCAAATCAATTCAAAAATTAATTGATTTGAAAGATAATTCTGATGCAATTGGATTTATTATTTCAGAAACTCAAAATGAACATTATTATAAAAAATCTGATAATATAGAAATGCGTGAAAAAATTGTACAGGATGAATTTTATATTAATAAAGGTGATGATTTTGCATTAAGAATAGGTAACTATGTTTTTAGTTATGGATATTTAAAAGCATCTAATGATCAAAACGTAAAAGGAGTCACAATAAATTTTTATAATGTAAATATTGAAGATGAAAATATTTTATTTTATATTAGAACTAAAAAATTCAACATATAATATGAAATTTTTAAAATCATATGAGGAAATTGATATAGATAAAAAATACAAATATAAAGTAGGAGATACTGTTATTTGTGTAGAAACTGTTAAAGGCTTACCATCTATGCATAATAAAGATAATGAAAAATTCAATCCTATGTTACTTGATTTAATAACAAAAGGAGAAAAATATATTGTAAAAGAAATTAATTTAAATAAAGTTAATGTAGTTAATGTAGAAACTGGAAAAGAAACAGTAAATTGGCATCCATCTGTTTTTATATCTGAAACAGAATATAATGCAAAAAAATTCAATATATGAAATATTTAAAGTTGTATGAAAATATAACTGAACTTAAAAATTTAATAGAACATTTATCAAAAATGTTCAGCGATATTGGAGTAAGATGTTCAACTATATATAATGAATATAATAAAATTAAAGAATATACATTACGTTGTAGATCAATAAATTTAATAACTGATGAATATGGTTGCTCAAGATTTCAAGATTTATTTGAAATAGAGTTAACTCAAAATATAGATTATTCTACAACTAGTTATATTATAAGTATTAAGATAATTGATGACTATGATTCGTTGTCAAATTTTGTTATTGATTATTTTAAAGAAATAGAAGGATTGAAAATAATTGACGATTTCATAAAATTTTCAAGATATATTATAAATGAAGATATTAATATATTAATTAAAAAAATATCAAAAAATGATTTTGAATTAAAATACAATACAAATAAATTTAATATATGAAAAACTTAAAAACTTTTGAAGAATACGTTGGAGTTGAATATGTGCCATATAAACCACAACACAAATCATATAAAAATGAGGAGAAAAAGAAAAAGAAAAAGAAAAATGGTGGAGGAACACTTGAACCAGTTGATGTAATGTCTAATAAAACTAAAGATATGGTATCATTTCAAACAAAATTTTAAAATATGAAATATATAAAAAAATTTGAAAGTAATGATTATATTGTTTATTCATTAAATGATATTGTGATTTGTTCTACAAAATTCGACGCATATCGTGACTATACAGGTAGAATAACTCAGGATGGTGAATTAGAATATGGTAATGAAAAAGAAATTAAATATGGTAGAGAATATAAAGTTATACAAATATATTGGAGTGGAAGAGGTTATAGGAATGTAACAACTAATTTATTATATAATGCTTATGTAGATGTTCAAGATATTAAAACTGATGAAATAATAACTATGAAAAAAGCATATATGTTTACATTGAAATCTGAATGGAAGATTCCAGATGAACCAATGATAGGAGATTATGTATTGTGCGAAATAAAAAGTAATAAATATAGTGATGATGACAATATTTTTGATGAGTATATAAATAATAACATTGGAAGAGTTACTAGCCAAAACGAGAAAAATGCATATGTAATTGAATATAGAGATATACCTAAAGAAATGATAGGAGAAATAAATCAGTTTTATAATGATACAAATCCTATTATTAAAGATTTAGGAAAACATGAATTTAGAATTAAAGATATTAAATTATATTCTAAAAGTAAAAAAGAAGTTGAAGATTATTTAAAGATAAAAAAATCTATCAACAAATTTAATTTATAAAAATCTATAATTTAATTATAGATTTTTTAATTTTAATAACTTATAATTACGAAATTTATTTTTCCATTTTTCATAATTTAATTCAACTCCATTTAAATAATAATATTCATTTTTAATCTCTCCATTTTTTGATGTTTTTATTATAGATGGACCAAAATCATTATGTATTGAATTATTCTTATAATATGATATACCAGATAATCCACAAGAATTGTTATGTATAATTTTAACATATTTATAATTCTTTATAAATTTTTCTATTATTTTAAAATCGTTTTTATCTATATAATTGAATTTTAATGAATGATATTCAATTTCATTCTCAATTATTATTTCTGACTTGTGATTATTCATAAATTAAATTTATTTGCTATTAAATCAAATTCATATTTTTCTATTTCATATTTATCTAATTCTCTTTCAATTCTATCATCAGGCATCCAAAGCTTATTATTATCAGGAGTCACACAAAAATAATAAATACAGCTATTAAGTGTAGGTGGATCAATAGATGTTATTTTAGCATATCTTGGTAATTTATCAACAAATCCTGATGATTTTAATTTAACATAATCATTTTTTCTATATTTTTGAATCTCATCATCTGATATGTCATTTATTTCAAATTTCTTGATATGTTTCATAAATTAAATTTATTTGCATTAGACTTTAGTTTATCAATAGTAATAATATTATTACACATTGAATTTTCGTATTTTAACTCATCTATTCCAACTAATTCTGCAGAAACAAGAGCACTTTCATTAACATATTGAAAGTTTAATCCTTTTATTATACCATAATATTTTATATCAGTCATAAAATCAATTACTCCATCTGATATATATTTGCCTATAATTTCTTCTCTTAGAAATTTTGAATAATGCTTATTAGGATTATATATTGACATAATAAAATCATGATACAATTTTGATATATTTATTTTTATTTCATTTTTTGTTTCTTTGAAATTTCTTTCCTTTGTTACTATTTTGAATTTCTCATATAGTTCTTTTTCACTAAGTTCATTGAAGTCAGAATGTAAATTGTGATATACTTCATCATCCTCTGGATCTATTGTACCGCTTTCAAATCCTGGTACATCTTGAGGCATATCTTCTTCTTTCATAGGTTCAAAAATATCACCATATTCTCCTCTTAAATCATAGTTTTCGAATTCTTTAAATTTTTTAATCATAATAATATATATAAAAAAAAGTTAGTAAAAATTACTAACTTTTTATAAATTCGATAATTGTATTATTTTATTTTTTCTTTCTTTTTTTAATGAATAAAAGAAATCATAAAAATAATATTCATTGACCCCTATGTAATCATCAACATATTCATTAGAAGTATTTAATCTAAATCTATATAAATTATTGTCACATTCAAGAGTTATAAAATCATCTTTCTCAAATACTGAATTAATACCAAAAATAGTATAATATTCATTATTTTTAAAACAATTGAAATTTTTTTTACAATGAGCTATCATTTATTTCATTTATTTTTTCTTTTCTTAAAAAACTATTAATACCGTAAATTTTACTTATCTCTTTTGCTGTTATACATTTTAATTCTGATGTATCTTCATCACCCCATTCTTCTACACATATATAATATCTCACCCAACTAGATTTAAATATGAATAATACCAACAAATTATCGTTATCTACATATTTATGAATATTTGGAGTATCATCAACTTCGTTAAAATTATATTTTAAAAATTTTTGACTCATTTCTTTTTCTTTTCGTGCCTTTTTGGTTTAGATCTATCAAAATTTATTCCACTAATACTTGGCTTTGATCGACTAAAATCTAAACCACTTGATGATGGTTTGAAATCTTTTTTTATATTTTCAGATTTTTCAATTTCCTCAGTTATTTTAATAACTTGATTAACTTCTTTAATTTCTTTAATAAAATCAAGTTGTTTTTCGCTCGGTGAAGTACATCCATCATCAAACATTATATATTTATTATCAATACTTATATATTTCAAATAATCACTCATATTAAAAATGAAATTAGATGTTTCTCCAAATATTAAATCATTATACTCAGTTATATTCCAAGATTTTGATTCATAATTTTTAAATTTTTCAATATCATCTTCATAATTTTTAAATATGTCAATCCAATATACATAATCAATAATCATTTCTTTTTGTTTTTTGCTTAAATATTTTTTTAAAACAACAAAACTACTTGATTCAATACTCATTTATTTAATATTCTTTTTTATTTTTTGAACATATATTCTTCTACTATTTCACATATAATATGTCCAATCATAATATGTGATTCCTGTACCCTTGGTGTATTATCAGACGGTACATTAATCATGGCATCACACATTCCTTTGAGATTTCCACCATCCTTACCAGTGAATGCAATAGTTAACATTCCTAAATCATTGGCTTCTTTAAATGCATTTAAAACATTTTTTGAGTTGCCTGATGTTGATATTCCTATTAGAATATCGTTTTTTCTGCCCATTCCTTTTACTAATCTTGAGTATATATCATCAAATGAATAATCATTTGCAACAGAAGTCAAATATGAAGAATTTACATGTAATGCCTCTGCAAATAATGGATCTCTATCTATATAAAATCTGCCTGATAATTCTGCAGCAATATGCTGAGCATCAGCAGCACTACCTCCGTTTCCACACAAAAGAACTTTACCTCCATTCTTAAAGCAAACAATCAATAAATCTGAGATATCTTTAATTGTGCTAATTAAAGTGTCATTAGAATATATTAGTTCTTTTACATTTATTGATTCTCTTATTATATCTTTAATTCTATTCATTTTTTACTATACATAAATTTTTGCATTATATCAGCGAATACATCTAATTCAGATTCTTCTATATCTTCAAATTCTCTGTTATAAAAATCATAGAATATTTTTTGAATTTTTTCTTTTTCCATACAGTTATTTGAAGATTTACATCTCCATTCAAATTTATAATTCAAGTATCTTAAATATCCATCTTTTTTATCATATTTAACTTGCTTTATACAATCATCTATTAATAACTTTAAAATAGTTAGTTCATTATCATCAATTAATTCTGATAAATTAAAATTATCAAACATTGAAACTATTTTATCTTTTAAAATAGTTTGACGCCATGACATCTCTGTTCTATCTAAATGAGTTGTATTCTCACCATAATATTTTCTTAATTCTTTTAATTTTTCTTTGCTATCTTCAATCATAAAAAATAATTATTTTTCTTTAATAGTCTTTTTAGTTGTCTTTTTAGTAGTTGTTTTCTTTTTTTCTACTTTTTTTTCAGTTCCAATGTCTTTAACTAAAATATAAGGACCTTTAAATGTGTTACTTGTGTATGCTCTACACTTATCAATTTCTAATTCGATTAAGCATTTTTTGCAATAATTTGTGTAGTATTCCCTATTAGGTACTAATGCAACAAATACTTCTTTGGATGTAAATTCATTCAAACACTCTGAACAAACATGAGCATCTTTTTTCTTAGCCATATATATTTTATTTTTTAATTTATCAAATGTAGTAATTAAATAGCATATGTACAAATGATTTTATATTTTTTATATATAATATAATATCAAAATAAAGTTTATATATGAAATATTTAAAAAAATACGAGAGAGTTATAAGTGAAAATGATACTGATTATTATGAATTAATAAACAAACTACATGAATTGATACATGCTGTTGAAGTTAATAACATAAATAAAATTAAAATAATTTTAAGTAGATATAAAAACTTAATTAATCTTTCTGATGGAAATGACGATAATCCTAAAACACCATTAATAAAATCAATTAATAATAGTATTAGACTTGATAATGTAACGAAATTATTAATTGATTTAGGAGCAGATGTGAATATTCCAGATGGTAAAGATATTACTCCATTATTTTATGCAATAAGTAAAGGTTATGTGAATATCGTTGAATTATTGATAAATGCTGGTGCTGATGTTAATTATATAATGAAAAATGATTATGCTATTAGGTCAATTAATATATATCATAATTCACCATTATTAAAAGCAATAGATTTGTATAATATGTGGTATAATGACAAGGATAAAAAACATGATGGAGAATACATTAAAATTATAGAATTATTGATACATGCTGGTGCTGATTTGGAATATAAAATCAGAGATATAACACCATTATTAGTATCAATATCAACTAAAAGTAAAGAAATAACATTCTTGTTAATTGAAGGAGGAGCAAATTTAAATGCTAAAAATAAAGATAGAGTTGATGCATTTTCTTTATTATCAAAATTGGATCAGAAATACGTTATTAAAAATTATCCAATACAATATGAAAAATATTCATTGATTAAAAAAACAGAGAAATTCAATTTATGAAATATTTAAAATATTATGAAGATAGCAATACTTTATTATATAGAAAAAATGATATAATAATTTGTGAATGGTATAAAACTAGTGAAATATTTTTAGTTTTAAAGGATGCTTATGTGTCTGATGAAAAATTCACAGGCATTTATATTGGATGTATTACTAAATATTCAGATCCATACTATAATATTGCATTTAATGAAAGTGCAGTATGTATAGAAAAAAAGATATTAAATACTGATAGTTATAGAAAAGTAAATGATATAGATAAAAATTTAATGTGTAATGTACTATTTGGGCATACAGATATAAAAACAACACATTATTTAAATAAAATAAAAGAAATTTGTGGAATTAATTTAATAGATTTACCAGAATTGAAAGAACATGAATTGAAAATGTCATCAGACAAATTCAACATATAAAAAAATATTAAAATGAAATATTTAGAGAGTTATAAAGAAATAAATCCTGATGATATTAAAGTTGGAGGAGGGTATGGAAAATTACCAGGAGTTATTATTAGTGATAAATTTTTTGAAAAAATACCATATATTATAAATTTTTTAAAATCAAAAAATATAAAATTTGAGTTATTCACGAATAGTGTATATTTTTTTATTATATTAAATTCTACTAATTCTATTGATTTATTGCCATATGGTTTTAATAATACTGAACATGTAATTCCACTTTCTGATGAATATAATGATAGAAATAAAGATAATATATTAAATAGATTACCATTAAATTGGTACGAAAATAAATTCAGGACATATAATAATATTGGCACTAAATGGACAAAATTTACTATAAAAACATCAGATGATATGATAGAGTTAAAAGAATATATTAATAATCTTTTAATTAAAAAAAGTGCGAATAAATTTAATCTATAAAAAATTATATATATCAATATGAGATACATTAAGACATATGAATATTACACTCCTATTAAAATAAATAATGAAAGACCTTTCAAAATTGATGATAAAATTGCAGATAAAATTGCATATATTCAAGATAGTCTTAAAAAACTTAGAAAGAGAGTTCAAAATGAAAAAGATAGAAAAACTCAAGCAGAATTAAATAAAGAGATAAGTGAAAAAGTAAAAAGACTTAGTGATTTGACTTTTAAACAAACTAAACAAGTTGCATATTTAAAATATAATCCAATAAAAGAAAGTTCTGATATTGAAGATAATTCACCTAATTTAATTGAAGTTCTATCTTCAGATAATTTCAAACCAGAAGACATTGAAAAATATATTGGATTTGATGAAAATGATGCAGTTATAAATTCAGATAAAGAATATCAATATCCGTATGAATCAAATCCAACATATGATGATGAAGGATTCACATTAATAATAAATTCTAAAGTTCTTGAAGATTTATTCGATATTGAACATAATTCATTACAATTTTCATTACAGTTTGGTCATTATAATAGTTATGAATATGATGTTGATAAAAGTGAATTAGAGTATTTGGGTCTTTATACAAAAAAAGAAGTCAATAGCAAAATAGTAAAATTAGCTAGACTGTTTGGATTTAAGTCTAAAATAAATCCATCAGATCAAGGTAAAATAGTTGAGATATTTGAATATTTAGATTTGACTGATGATTTAGAAACATTTCAAGGTGAAATGAGTATGGCTCATGAACGTGCAGTTGAAGAAGCAGCAGGAGATGCGTTGAAAAAATTACCTTTTAATATTAATGATAATAGCAATAGTGATAGTGATAGACAAAAATATAACATAGAATTAATTTTTGAGTATAAAACTATCATTGAGTATATGAAAAAATATAAATTGGAGGTTAAAACAATTAAAGAATTTTTATCAAACATTTCTGATGCTGATGAGTTGAGACCAGAAACAATTGAGTATGAAGATAGTTATAGTTATATTAATTATGATGATTTATCAAAATCTATTGATGATACTGTTGATAAATATTTAGACGATCCTGATAAAATATTTCCAATTTGGATTGAAAAAGACAACTTAGATATGTTTAAAAAGAATGAACATATTTATTTAAAATTTTCAGAATATGATTTGGTTTATGATTTTTGGTTTATTTCAAATAGAAAAAGAGAAAATTTATTAGTGATGGCTAAACTTTATAATGGAAAAATTTTAGAATGGTTTAAAACATATGATTTTCAGAAAAAATTAATTATGAATGATATGGATAATTATAAAGTAATAAAAAACTCAGGTATACTAAACTCAAAAATTGAAAATGAATTTAGTTATATTGTAGATGTAGATAAATTTAATATATAAAAAATGAAACACATGAAAATATTTGAAGAATTTGAAGATGAAGATGATGATGAAGAAATAGATCATCATACTAGTCAAGATTTAGGTGATTATGTTAAATTAGATGATTCTGAAAGTGAATGGAATGTTGTAGGATCATTTGTTAAAATAATTGAAGTGAATAATAAAAAATATGATGAATATGACAATGAAATGTTTGAACCAAGGTATAAAGTCGTATCAATTCACAAAATAACCAGAGAATTAGAAGAGTTTTGGATCGGTGAGAGTGAGATTGATAGAGATTTAGAATCATCTGAAATTACAGAACTTGAACTATTGTTAACAGCAAGTAAATTTAATTTATAAAAAATGAAACACATAAAAATATTTGAAGAATTTGATGAAGAATATGAAGATATTGATGAATTTGAAACTGATCATGATTTAGATGTTATTGTAGATGGATATTTAGACGCATTATTTTTTACAGAAGAAGGTGTTCATGAAGATGAATATGGCAATGATACAATGGAGGATAAAACATTATCTGATATTGATACTGATACAAAAGTTGAGATTGAAAAAGAAGTAGAATGGTTTATTAATTCCGCAGGTGATGTATTTGAAGAACTAACAGATGACCAAATTGGACATGATTTTTGGTTAACAAGAAATGGACATGGTTCTGGTTTTTTTGAAAGAATAAATGACAGTGAAAAATTAGAAACAATTGAAGAATTGTGTAATATACTTGGAACTGTTGAAACTTATGTAGGAGGCGATGGTAAAATACATTGTGAATCTAATGATAGATATAAAACTTTTGATTTAGAAGAACATAGAAAGAAAAAGAAATTTGATAAAACAGTAAAGAAATTTAATTTGTAATATATTTAAAAAAATAATGTCTTATGAGAAACATTAAATCAGCAGAAACAAAGCCTAAATATAAAATAGGTGATTATGTTAAATTAATTGATGATAATTGGGAGATTGAAAAATTAGTACGTATTTTAGATATAAATAATGAGATAGAACATCCAGATTATTATGTCGAAGCATTTAATAATAAAACTCAGGAAAGAATCAAAATTTGGATTGATGAAGAAGAAATAGATAAGAAAACTAATGCAAAAGAAAAAATAAAATTTAAATAAATTGAAGTATATTAAAGAATTTGAAAACTTGAATTATTTTGAAATTAAAAAACTTGCTGATCATATACAAGAATTCATAAGTCATTATCATGATAATGTTGATTATACAACATATAATGGGGATTATGCATTTAATTATACAATTAAAGAAGTTCAAAAGAAATATTTTTTAAATTTAAGATTATCAACAAATGAAGATTATATGCTATTTGATATTAATACAATAATACAAAATCCAGGATGGGTAAATGATAAAATTGAAATTTTATCAAAATTTATAACATTTATAATGAATAAATATAATGAATTTGGTAGAATAAATTGTTCAAATATAAATAATATTATAACAGATATCACAAAAGAAAATTATGAAATTTATTTAAATACATTAAAATATAATTTATAAACAAATGAAATATATTAAAGATTTTAAAAGTAAGAATAGTAGTGATATAAAAAAGTTAGCTAATCATTTGAAAGAATTTTTTAACAATAATCAAAACGAAAAAATTTATGTATCATCATACGAATATGATTATTGCTTTGGCTATAACGTGGATGAAACAGATGTAAATTATTTTTTAAATCTAAAATTAAATAATGATGAAATATTATTTGATATATATCCAATAATGCACAATCCAGATTGGATACCAGAAAAAATTGAAAATTTATCAAGATTTATGAAATATGTAATGGATAAATATACTGAATTTGGTATAATAAACTGCTCAAATGTAGATAAAATAACAAAAGATATTACACAAGAAAAATATGAACTTTATTTACAAGCATTAAAATTTAATGTATAAAAAGAGAGAGAATCATTTGATTCTCTCTTTTGCTATTTAAGGTTCATTAAATCTCACATTATTATTTATTTTTGAAAAAGATTATCCTTTACATCATTTGAGGAGTAATAAATTGTAGCTGCAGATATATTTGAGTATGCAGCAGTTATTCCATCGTCAGTAGCGTCATAATTAAACGCATTACTTCTACTCATTCCCATTGATTCTGCAACAAAGCAAGAATCTTGATTTGCACCAAGGTATATATATTCAACATCAAATTCTTCTCTCATTTCTGTTACCATATTTTTAATTAATTCTCTATGATATACTCTTGATGAATTTTCTTCACCATCAGTTAGAATAACAAATAATGTTTTATCACTTCTTTTACTTTTTTTAGTTGATCCTAACAAGTCTAAATAATTATCAATACAAGTACCAATTGAATCATACAAACTAGTTCCGCCGTTAGCATAATAAGTATCTTCATTAAGTTCTTCTACATCATTAATATCTACATTTTTATATGGCATATAAAAATCAGTATCAAAAAACATCAATGAAAAATTTATTTTATTTCCGCTTTCCTTCTGTTCCATTAAGAATTTATTAAATCCTTCTCTCGCTTTCACTATTATCGAACTCATTGAGCCAGACATATCTAATATGCATACTATATCTATCTTATTCATATTATAAAATTTTATTTCCGCATTTTGGACAAAATTTCCAAGTAGATTTTCTTAATCTATAACCGCAATCACCACAATATTCTCTTATCTCATTGATGCTCTGGGATTTAGTAGAGTTTGGCATAAGTTTATAAGCTATAGAATAGAATGAAGTATTTGAAAATTCAACATTAACATTCTTTAATTTTTGATCTGATAATTCTCCTTTTTCAATCCTTCCAGTTTCAATTGAATTTATACTTGTTGTTGATGATGTTGGAGTAGAATTAATATTTAAACTTGATGTAGATATTGAACCTAATCCAACATTACCAGTAGTGTTAAATGTTGAATTGTTAAAAGAATTACAACTTTGAGTATATGCATAATTAATATCATTAGTAGAATATATTCTTGAATTTGAATTACTATTACCAAATTGAGAAAATCCATTAGAATTTCCTGCAGATAATGAAAAATTATTATAGTATATACCGTTAAATGATCCATTTTTGTCAGGTTTAGGCGGAAACTCATATTTTACATTGACTTCATTATTTGTATTACTTCTAAAATATTCTTTATAAAAATTAAAAGTAATTAATCCATTATTTTCAACTGCTTCAACTGCTTCTTTATTATTACCGTCAATGTTATAAGTTTCAAATACCATTTTACGTTGTTCATCTAAAAATCTATCTAAGAATATATCTTGTCCTGGATTTAAAATTAAATAAGAATCTCCTTTTTTTACTGAATTGAAAATTACTTCTACCCCTATTTTTTCTTTTAATGGGTTAAAAAATCTAAGTTCAAAGTTATCACCATCATTCAGGTAAATGATGTTATCCTGATAAACTTTTAATTCGTTTCTTTTGCTAGTGATTTGAACAGACGGTTGTCTATCCAACAATTTGTTGTTTTTCATATTTTTTTATTTTTTTTTATATTTTTAGTTTGCTAATTCATTTATTGCTTTTCAACAATTCCAAAGTCATAATGACTCTAAACTAACACAACCCAAAAAAATGAACCTTGCCCCTTTAAGTGCGACATTACTATATATAATTTTTAATTGAGCCCATAGTATTAAATAATATTAAAATTTATATCATATTCATTTTTATTTTTGTATCTTTGTAAATTAAATAAATAAAAAAGAATTATATGAAAGCGGAAGAGACTGTTTGGTCTGATTATTATGATGATTATATAAATAAATCTGATTCAATTTTTATTGATAACTTAGAAAAATTTGGGTGTGATTATAGATATGAAGGAGATGATACATACTGGTATTCAGAAAAGTATGATGAATATTATGATAATGATATAACTAAGGAAGAAGTTGATAATTTTAAGAACAAAATAATTTAAAAAATTATGTATAAAGAAAAAATTACACCTGATAATATGATTATACCACTTGGATATCATCAAAAAAGACTTTTAAAAAAACAAGAAGAATATGATTCTATTCAATTAAGATTGAAAAATTATGAGAAATCTCAAATTGAACTTGATTCATTAAAGTCTGAATTGGATGATATTCATTTAAAAAATGAAATAAGTAAAGTTGATAAAATTTCGGACGAAGAATATCATGAGATTTACAAAAAATTGATAGAAATGGAAACAAAAACAAAAAAATTATGGAAAATTACAAAACATACATTATAAGTTTTATTATTGGACTTATTATAGGACAAGTCGCAATTTGGCTAAAAATAGAATATGTATCATTTGAATGGTGGATATTCGTTTTAATATCTGCCATTATATCAGCTTTAATTTTAGCAGTTATAAATAAAAAAATAAGAAACAAAAAATTAAAATCTTAAAAGCTAAATAGTTAAAAATATCATAAAATATATTATGGAAAATTATTTTATTGACACAGACATTGATTGGAAAAGTGTAGTTTTAGAACTTGGATTTAATATTATACAGATAAAAACAACAAGGCAAGGTTTATCTTATGAAATACATAAAAATTGCACAGAAGAAACTATAATTGAGAATTTTTATTATATTCTATCTAATGATGATTTATTAAAACTAAATTTAGATTCATTAGTTGATTATTCATTAGTCATGGAAAATAGAACTGATATCTGGTGGAGAAGATTTTATTCTGAAAAAATGACAGCACTATTAAAATTAAAACTATAAAAATCTTAAAAATGAAAGATTTAAAAGATATCACTGAAGAAGAAGTTAAAATAATATGTGAAATATATGGTGAGCCATATCTAAGTTATATGGCTGGTAGTTGGACTCATGGATTAGCAGTTCAAATTGAAACTACATCAACAATAAACAATAGCAATTATGATTCATATATTGCAATAGATTATAATGGTACTATTTCATTATCTAGAAATGATGGAAATTGGGGTGGAATGAATTATGAAAAAATTTGTCCATTAATAGCAATTGACTATTTGAGAAGTATAGGATATGAATTTAAGTATGAAATTCCTATAAAGTTAGAAAGAAAGTTTAAATTGAATGAATTGAATAAAATAACTATCCTATGAAATTTGATAATAAAAAACAATGGACATCAGAAGAGAAAGCTATTCATAAAAATAATGGACAACCATTATACAAAGGAATTGCGTCAGAACATGTTGGTAAGATAGTTAAAAGATATAATGAATATGGTGTTATACTTTGTAGTGATATTTTCAATTTTAACGGAGAACCTGTCATAAAATATGATAATAAAAAAGAATATGATGCTGAACAATTACTTGGATTACCATTTGAAGAAGTAAAAAATTATACTCTTAAATATATAAATATTGATGGTACATTAAAAAAATAATAAACTTATTGTTTTTTCATACTATATAAGATGTGGAAATTTATCCACAATAATAAAAATAACGTTGATAATGAGTAAGTTAAAGGGTTCCGTAAAATTTTATAATTCGGAAAAAGGATTTGGTTTCGTCTCTGAAAAAGAAACAGGTAAAGAATATTTTGTACACGCTACATCTTTGGTAGATAAAATCTATGAAAATGATGAAGTGAGTTTTGATTTAGTTGAAGGTAAAAAAGGTTTGGCATGTTCAAACGTAGAAGTTATAGGTTAACATATATTCTTACAGATTTTAAAAAAGCTCTCAATTTTATTGAGAGCTTTTTTTGTCACATATTTTTTATTATTGAATAAAATCTATTAATTTTTATATATAATTATGTAAAAAATAATAATAAAATATGATAATAGATGAATCACACAAAAAATGTGGAATTTGTGAAGAAATTAAAAATATAACTGAATTTCACAAGAAGAAAGGTGCTCCGCTTGGTTGTACAAATAAATGTAAAATATGTTCTAATAAAATTAGTAAAGAACATAGGGCTAATACTGATAGTCAAAAAAGAAATGATAATTGCAAAGAATGGAGAAAAAATAATAAGGGGTATGAATCAACACCTGAAAGAAAAGAATATAGAGCTAAATGGAGGGAATTAAATTCAGAAAAAATAGCCAAGCAAACCAGTGATTATGTTAAAAAAAATAAAAAGCATTTAAGAGAAGTTGACAAACCAAAAAGAAAGATTAGATATAAAAAAAAATTAGAAGATCCATTATTTAAAATTCGTGAAAGTGTAAGATGTTCAATTAGAAGAACAATTAAAAATAAGGGATTTAAAAAGACTATTAAAACTGACAAAATATTAGGATGTTCATATTTAGAATTTAAAATATATTTAGAATCGAAATTTGAGCCTTGGATGAATTATGACAATTATGGAAAATATAATGGAGAATTAAATTTTGGATGGGATATTGATCATATAATACCAGCATCAAAAGCAAAAACAGAAGATGAGATAATAAAATTGAATCATTATACAAACTTGCAGCCGTTATGCAGTAAAATTAATAGAGATATTAAAAGAGATAATATATAAATTCTTTATAAGTTAAATTTATCAGCAGTTTGACACAATAAATAATCTTTATATTTATCTGGATAATCTCTCATTATTTTTTTCTTAATTTCTGGTTTTAAATAATCAAAAAATGTAATTTTAACTGTTCTGCCTTTAATATTCCAATTTGCATTTGAGTCTATTAACAATTTCAAAATATTATAATATTCAACATCATTCAATTCAATAATGGAAGAATAGAACCCTGATAATAATAATGGAGTCCAACCTTGAGTAGTATTATCTTGAAAATTTACATCAGCTCCGTTATTAATCAAAAAATTAACAATTTTTATATCAGATTCTTTATTAATAGAATATATTAAAGGAGTATATCCATCTTTATTAAAAAAATTCACATCAGCGCCTTTATTAACTAAGATTTTAACTTTTTCAAAGTCATTAGTTAAGCAAGCAGCAATTAATTGATCATTTAAATCTGGTTGATTAGAATTCTGCTCAAAATTCTTTATATGTTTCATATGTTAAATTTATCTGAGTTTTTTTTAGTTAAATATATTTCATATTGATTAGGATATTTCTTTAATATAAATTTTTTAATTTCTTCATTTTTATTTAAATAATAAATAAAATCACGAATTATATTATTACCATAATTTTGTTTAATGTTCCAATCTGAACCTGCTTTTATTAATTTTTGAATTATTGATACGAAATAATTAATGCTTGAACCAGTAAGTCCCATAGATGATAATATCAAAGCTGTTGTTCCATTTTCATCTTGAATATCTAAATTTGCTCCTGATTTTATTAATTCATCAAACACATTTTCATATCTATTTATAATAGCGAAATGCAATGCAGGTTTTCCATTTAATTGATTTGGTAAATCTAAATCTATTTGTCCAGATTTTATCATATTAATCATTTCATTTTGGCCTTTCTGATTTAAATCTTTTTGTCTTATAAGATTTAATAAATCATAAGTATGATATTGATTTTCATTAATTTTTAATTCTTCGTATAATTTGATATGTTTCATATATTTATATATTAATAAATTAATATTAATTTATTTTAATCAAGTTAAAAAAATACCTTATAGATTTTATATATAGTTGAAATTAATTTTTTAGTATGGAAATAAAAAAATTCAATGAAAATTCAAATAATATAGGAATATATGCAATAGTTACTATACCAGAAGATAAACGTCAAATAAATTTAATTGAATTGATTGCGGATGACTATTATTTAAACAATGAATTACATTCATCAAGTGTAAATGAAAAAGAATCATTAATAAATTATACTATTGAGCATTATCTTTATGATAAAGGATTATTCAAATATACATATAAATTAGTTGATGAATCTGGAGCTGAAGTAAAAATTGAAGATTTGGAAAAAAGGATAGAACTTAATAATAATACAAATAAATTTAATATATGAAATACATAAAGACATTTGAATCGAATAAGAAATTACATATGATTAATATTATTAATTTGGATAATGATTCTAAAATTATAAAAGTTACTCAAGAAGAACTTGACAAATTAATAGAATCAGAATTTACAATTCTGTATGATGATGAAGAAATAGGATATGATTCAAACCATCCAGATGAATGGAGATATGATTCTGATGAAGAAGATGATATAAAAAATTGGTTAAAGTCATATAGAAGTATGATAAAAATATATGCATTAGGTAGCAGAAATATAATAAGAGTCACAAAAGAAGAACTTAATGTATTAATAGAAGAAGATTTTCAAATATTGTATGATGATGAAGAAATAGCTCATGATCCAACATTACCAAATGAATGGAGATATGATGACGACGAAGAAGAAGAAATAAATAATTGGTTAAAATTATATAGAATATTAAAAGATCCAGAAAAAGTAAATCAAGCAATTAAATTTAACTTATGAAATATATAAAAAAATTTGAAATGAATAATAATACTGATACAGATTTTTATTTAGAAGTTACATCAGAAGTCGCATTTAGTTATTGTAATGGTAATCCGTTACCATCTACTGATCCAATTCCATTAAATACTCAAGTATTAGAATATGCATTTGGAATACCTAGTGATGGCGCAACAGACAGAGATTATGAAGAGGTAGCTGAAGATGCTTGTGAATGGTTTGATGGAACAATAGAATCAATAAAAAATAGTGTTAATGCAGTCAATGAATTTGATTATGCAAGTGAAGGTCCAGATTTTGTATTAGGAGTTAATTATGATGGTGAATCAGCAGAATTTGGTAATCTTCATGTATTTTTAAAAGATTGTAAACAAGTAAAAGTTGTTTTTGTTTATGATTGTAAAAAGGAAAAATTTTATAAACCAAATTTTTTTAAAAAACTTTATAGTACGCCTGGATTATATAATAATATAGATAAATTTAACTTATGAAATACATAAAAAAATATAAAGGGGAACCAAAAGTTGGTGATTATGTTTTGTGTATATCAAATGCTAATGATGAAGCTTTCACTCTTTATATTAATAATTCAATAGGAAAAATTATTAATATAACACCAGTTTATTCTGATGATAAAAAGACTAAATTTTATGATAACATTAAAATTAGGTATTATGATGTACCCCCAGACGAAGAAGTTGATTTATTTACAATAGATAAAAAAGACAAATCATATAAAATAACATTTCCTTCTTTTATGATTTATAATTTTTCAGAAAACAAGGAAGACATACAAATTGATATAAGAACAAATAAATTTAACATATGAAATATATAAAGAAATTTGAAAAAAAAATATTATTTAACCCAAATGATTGCAAGGTAGATGAATATATAAGATATAGACAGAATTTTTATACATTCAATGCTAAAATAATTAAAAAGGATGACTCAGTTTATTTAGTTCAAAATGATAGACACATTGTAACTATTGTGAAAGAACAAATTATGAGATATCTAACTGATTTAGAAATTGAAGAATTTACATTATCTTTAGCTGCAAATAAATTTAACATATGAAATATATAAAGAAATTTGAAAAAAAAATAGATTTACCAGATGTTGGAGATTATGTATTAATGAATAGTTATGGAATTCCTAAAGTTGTAGAATTCATAACAAATAATTATGGAATATTTATTAATTCTTATGTTGATAAACTATCTGTTAAACAAAAAATTATAGTAAGATATGAAAATATACCAGGAGACATAGATTTGTTTTTTCATGATGGTACAAGAACATTTGATCTTGATTTATTAGTGTCCTATGGTAGTACAATAGAAGAATTAAAAATGAGAATAGAATCAAACAAATTTAACTTATGAAATATATAAAGAATTTTGAATCAATTAAAGATAATCCAGAAGTAGGAGATTATATATTAGCAAAATATAACAGTAAAAATGACTTCAATACTTCTATTAATAATTTGAAAAACTTTATAAATAATACTATTGGAATTGTTCATAGTTTAGATCATATTAGAAATAGCTGTTATTTTAATATAAAATATGAAAACATACCAAAAAATATAATAAATTTTTTTGATGATGATATTAAAAGATTTAATATTGAGAGTATAGTGGAATTTGATAAAGATTTAGAACATTTAAAATTTAAAATTGAAGCAAAAAAATTTAACATATGAAATATATCAAAAAATTTGAAGATAAAAAATATGATCCAAAAGAAGGTTATTATGTATTAATGAAATCATCAATGATGAATCCTGAACTGAATGAATTTATTGATAATACTATTGGTAAAATTTTAAAAATAGAAAACAATAGAAATTATGCATCATTGACTGTTGAATATGAAAATATTCCAATGGAAATAGCAAGCTTGTTTGGATATAATAATTATGGATTTGATGAAAATAAAGGATTCAAAGATTTTTTATATAGCAGTATTGTTGATTATTCAGAAAATAAAATAGATTTAGAATATAAAATTAATGCAAGAAAATTTAACTTATGAAACACATAAAAATATTTGAAAAATACAACTCTTGGGAAGAGGATAAAAATATGTATTGGGAAGTTATATTAAAAAGACCATATTTTAATTTATCGTTAAAAAAAATAGGAGTACCAACTGATTTGATTGACGAATGGAATGATACATATGTAGATGAAGATCACATTGTGTATGTATATAAAGAAGATGTTAAACTATATGATAGGTTACGTGATGACTATGATATTATGACTCAATGGAGATTACAAACAGAAAAGGATAATAGAGACATTTCAAAATTTATGGGAAGAATTAAACTTCAGGATTTTGAGATAAATGCTGATAAATTTAATTTATAAAAAGTAAAATTTAAAATTTAATATATAATAACAGTCGTATCAACTGATTATCAATAATTAATTATTGATATAATAAATAATGATATAATTATGAAAGTTAAAGTATTAGATTTAAGCCAAATTACTAAAGAAGTAGTATTAGAAAAACTTTCTGAATCAAACACATTAGATTTAGATCAAATAGATGAATATCTTGATATATTATCTGCTATAAAGGATGGAATGATTGTTTATAATATATCAACAACTGCAGGTGATTATATATTATTTATCACAGCTAGTCAATCTAAAAAATTATTATAAATATGAAATATTTAAAAACTTTTGAAAAGAGTAAAGAAAAAGAAGATACTATATTATACAAAAATAAGGATTTTACAATTATAATAAATAATAAAAATGATAATATGACATATTACACAAATTATAGATCATGTTCTCCTATTTATGGTATGATAGATCAAATAAGAGAAAAATCAATTTTTTTAAATGATACAGAGTTAAGAAGAATTAAATTAACTGGTTATGAAAAATCTTTTGCTATGCTATCATTAGATCCACAATATTTTAAAAATAAGCTTAAATATCATTCATCTGTAATTAATGGATTTATAGGAGATGCATCAAAAGTTGAAGTTTCTAAATTACCAGATAAAGTATATTCTGAGTTAAGTGAATTTTATTTGCCTCTAATAGAAGATGTCATAAAAAAATCTGAAACAATTGGAGATATAATTGATTCTTTTAAAATTTTATATGATGATATAACTGAAAAATTGCCTATGTATATAATTGGTTCAAAATTTAACTTATAAAAAAGCATCAATTAAATTGATGCTTTTATTTATTTCCATTTTTTTATGAAATCAATTTCAGATTTTCTAAATAATATATCTAGTCTATATCCATCACAGCTAAGTATTTTTCCAACTGAATACCTAAAAATAACATTTTTGTAATGTCCTTCTGACTCAAACATTTTTTTTGCACATATTTTTAATATTTTCTTACGTTTTCTTGGTAATCTTTTTCTAATCATTTCCCAATGAGAAGGATTTGGATTTTTTGGTTTTGTATAAGAATGTTTTTTACAATAATAATTATCCTTATAATCAGTAGTATATGAAGTAGGCTTACCACATTTACAGCATTTTGTCAAAGGTTCAAATACCGTAGATGAATATGAACAATGTTTACAGTATGCATATCCATCAGTTCTATTTCTACGTTCCATTTCATGATTACAAGTTAAAATTTTTTGATATTTTTTCCAAGCATTTTCTTCAGATTCTTCCATTGTTTTTCCTTCACCTCTAATAAAGCATTCTGGATTTTTTGGAAATGCTTCAAAAAATGCTGTTTCATAACATTTCTTGCTTGACATTCCTTCTGATAATTCTTTTAAAGGATCACCAGAAAATACTTTATCAAAACTACCTGATGGTAAAACAATTCCAGATTCTCCTCCTTGACAAAAACAATTCCAATCATACTTAGAATCATATTCATTACTGCTTGACATTCTTACTTTCATATGTTTGTATATTTTAATTTATCTAATTTTTTTCTTCTAATTTCTTTTGTTGTATCAAAATAATCATTTATATTAGACATTTTTATTTCAGGAAAATCATAAAACATATGTCCATTAATTTTAATAAATCCATCATTTACATAGTTATCATCATTTTCAGTATTATAGTATTTACCTACAATAAAATAATCATTTTTTGCCTTTTTACATAGATATTTCATTATGAATTTTTTATATGAGGCAAAGATACAATAAATTATTTAATATCAAGCAATTTTTTTAATTTTATTTTTCTAATTTCTTTTACAGTATAAAAATATTTATATATTTTTGGTTCTGATGGATTATTTGTATTCATAACAAAAAATAATTTTTCAATTTTAACATAATCTTTATTATTTGTTAAATAACTATTATAATATTCACCAGAAATAATTTCTTTTGAATATGTTCTTTTACATAAATATTTCATTTGCACTTATTCATTATTGTTGTAATTTCATCTTTATCAGTAATATTATATTTCTTCAAATCTTTCATAATATTAAAAGAGAATGTATCATCAAATAATACTACATCACTTTTAAAATATTTAAAAAAACTTAAATAATCTCCACTATTTGCAATATTTTTAAGTGAATCTTTTGATATATATCTTTTGTTGAATCCCATGATTTTTATTTTTATTTTATATAATTATTAATTTATTATGTTTGATATTTAATAATATTTAACTACAATATAATGATATTAATTCTTATATATTTTTGTATATCAGATTTTTGTTGTACTTTTGTATATCATTAATTTAAAATATAAACAATATGGAATTAATTGGATTTGCAAATAAATTTTACACTCTTTGGAGTTATTCAGAAGAACCTTTGTATAGCACAGTTAATAATCAATCATATCAATATGGTATCAGACAGATATATAATTACATTAAGAATATATCTTTTGATTTAGATAAAGTTAAAGAACTTTATCCTGATGTTGTAATTGATGATGAATTAAAAGGTAAAAGTGCAAGTTGGACAACAGAGCCAAAATTTGAATACCCTGCTGAATGTTTTCATTTTGGTAAATACCAGGGACAACTTATCAGTGAGTGTAAAGACCAATCTTATCTGATTTGGTACTATGAAAATGGTTTGTATGATGAACGTCTTACTATAACAAAAAATAGATTAGTTGAATTAGGATGTGGTTTTTATGATGATATGATATTTTCATCTATAGAATTACTTAATCAGTATACTGAAAGAATAACTAAACAAGCGGAACTTTCAAAGATTATTTGTGAAACTTATGATAAATATAAAACACCTGGTATTTTTTCATATGATTTTAATCATTCTTTAAACAGTGAAGGAAATTATGCAGATGCTTCATTTGATTTTCATTTCAATGAATATTCTGAACAATATTATTCTGGATATAATTTTGGATTACCTTTAATGAATGGTAAGGCTAAAAGAATTAAAAACAAAGTTCTTGAAATGGAGGTTGTTACAGTAGAAAATGATGAACTTGACTATAAATATTTTAAAGTATTAAGCCTTAAATCAGTAAAAAATATATAAATGAATATAATTAAAAAAGTAATAAAAAATATTATCAGAGAATTTAAACCAGTGTATACTCAAGTGGTAACTGATGTTCCTGATGAACAATATTATGAATATAAATGTTATAAAAACGACAAATATACTCATACTGTGAATATGCATTATTTCACAAATGAACAGATTAATGAATTTAAAGATATTCAAGAACAAATAAGTAATCAGCAAAAAGAAACATTAAACAAAAAAATACAGAATATAAAAAATAATAATCATTATGAAAATTAATAATGAAGAGGAATATATTGAAGCAAAAGAATCAATTAGAGAATATGAAAAAATAAATGATATTATATTTCCATATAATATCCATGTAGGCGATACAGTTGCTTATGTTTCTAACAGTAAAAGATTTGGAAATGAACTTATAAACGTAAAAGTAACTGAAAGTTTTCTTAGCGATCTTATTAAATATGAAGGTATTGAAAATTTTCATCAATTTAGAATAGTAAAAAAATACGATGAATGATCCTAAATTTAAAAAAGGTGATAAATGTATATATGTATATCGAATTTTAGAAGATGATAAATTTTTATCTATTCTTGATTATGATATGACAATTTCAGATAATCCATGGTTTTATGAACAATATAATATATGGTATTATCCTATAAAAGGAAAGGCGAATGATTGTCCTGAATATTTTCTTAGAATTTGGGAAAATGATATTGATATGTTTTATGATGAATAAAAAAATATAAAATGAATAAAGAAGAATTAATACAAGTGTTTGAAGACACAAAATTACACAGTGAATGTATGTTGAAATCAGAAACTACTATACATTCATTTGATGATAGATTAATGCCAGATATTAGCATTCCTTGTCATGAAAACATACAAGTTATAAATTCTGATAGTGTATCTGCAGTTACAGAATATAGTAAATTAGGAAAAACTTGTGTTCTTAATATGGCATCATTTAAACGTCCAGGTGGAGGAGTTGCAAAAGGGTCCAAAGCACAGGAAGAATGCTTATTTAGATGCTCAAATTTGATTCATTTAATTAATACTGATAATTATCCATTGAATGATGATAACGCATTATACACTAAAGATGCCACATTTTTCAAGGATGTATATTATAATTATATGAATGACGTTCAATCTGATGTTGTAACTATTGCAGCATTAAATCTTAGAAATGTTGATATTAATAGTCATTCTGATACAATAACAAGTGAAAATATATCATCAATAAATTCTGATGGAATAACAATATCAAATTGGGATTATGAACAACTTACTAAGGAAAAAATAAGATTGATGTTATCACTTGCAATTAAAAATGATGTTGATATTATAATTTTAGGCTCATTCGGATGTGGAGTTTTCAAAAATGATCCTGAAAAAATGGCTAAAATATTCAAGAAATTATTAGTAAATGAAGGATATTCTAAATATTTTGAAAAAGTAATATTTGCGATTATCAATGACAATAACTCAGTAGGTAATAATTATGAAATTTTCAAAAATGTTTTTAGTGATTATAATTTAATTTAATTTAATATTATGAAAAATGCATTAAGTTTATTGCAGTCAAAAGCATTAGTAGACACTATTAACATGTTATATGATGATGGTGATTTAGCTATAATTTTACCAGAATTATATAACTTATACACAACTAATGATGGTCATAAAAATAATTATTACCACACATTAGGAGTACTTAATAATGTAATTAAATATGACAATGATAACTTAAAAATGAAAATTGTTGCATTATTACATGATATTGGAAAGATTTCTGTTAGATCTAAAAATGATGATGGAAATTGGACATTTCATGATCATGAAAATGTAGGAGCAAAAATGGTTAAAAAAATCTTGAAAAGATTTAATATAACCAATAAGAAAACTATTGATTATGTTTACAGAATGGTTAAATATCATGGTAGAGTAAAAATGCACAGAGATGTAACAGAATCAGCTATAAGAAGGCTTGACGTGGAAGTTGGACCTGATATAGTATTAGAGTTGATTGAGTTCTGTAAGTGTGACATAACCACTAAATATGAAGATAAAAGACAACGTATTGTTTCAGGATTAGATGAAATAAAAAAAAGAATATTAGAAGTTCGTAACAAAGACAATGAATCTAAATGGCGTTCTCCAATAACAGGAATTATAATAATGAAAATGTTAGGAATAACTACTGGTAGAATGGTTGGAGATATAAAGAAAGTAACTGATGAAAAAATAAAATCAGGTGAATGGACTGAAGATGATGCTATTAAATACATTGAAACATTTAAGATATAATATGTAGTGCAAAATAGCACGCTTGATACCCAAAAAAGGATAAACAATTAAACTCAAGAGGTCCTGTAAAATCAGGCATATTTAGAAAAAGATAATACTTATGTATTATCTTTTTTGTTTTTGTATAATTAAATAATAATATATAAAAATAAAAAATGCATAAAGTATTAATAACAGGAGGTGCTGGATTTGTAGGAACTAATCTTATTAAATATTTAAAGAAAAATTATAAAGACATAGAAATATCATCATTAGATAATTACTTCACAGGAAAAAAAGAAAACCATGTAGATGAAGTCATATATTACGAAGGTAATACATGGAATGCACCTGAAATATTTAAAGATAAAAAATTTGATACAGTATTTCATTTTGGAGAATATTCAAGAATTGTAAAATCATTTGATGATATTAAATATGTAGAAAAAACAATTTTATATGGCACTCCAATAATAATGGAATTATGTAGAGAATGGAATGCAAAATTAATATATTCTGCTTCATCATCAAAATTTGGAAATAATGGAGAAAATGAAAATTTAGCTCCATATTCATGGATGAAATCAAAGATTGTTGAACTTATCAAAAATTATAATAATTGGTATAATTTACAATATGAAATTTGCTATTTTTTTAACGTGTATGGTGAATGTCAAATAATGACAGGTGATTATGCTACTGTAATAGGTATATTTGAGCATCAATATATAGAAGGTAGCAAATGTACAGTTGTTGAACCAGGTACTCAGAGCAGAGACTTTACACACATTGAGGACATTGTTAGAGGAGTAGTATTATCATCATTTACAAATATGAATCATGAATGGTATTTAAGGTCTGGAATAAATACTAACATTATTGATGTCGCTAAAATGTTTGGAGAATTTAAATTTGTATCTAAAAGAAAAGGTGAGAGATATACATCAGAAGAATTTGAGAATGATACTGAAAGTGAATTAAAATGGATACCAGAACATAAATTAGAAGATTGGATAGAATTAATAAAAAACAAAAAGAGAGATTAAAAATCTCTCTTTTTGTTATAATGCACCTTCTGATTTCATATCATCTTCTAATTTTAAAATTCTTTCTTCAAGAGCTTCTTTTTTATCTTTCCACATAAATGACACTTCATTGTAGAATGCTAAATTCCATAGTCTATCTGGATATTTCCATTCTGAATGACGTTTTAGTCTATCAATTAGAGAATAATAATCAGAACTATACGTTTCTGATACATTTTTGTTTGAATTATTTTCCATTATTTTCAATTATTATTTAGTTACTCTAACAATTGTATATTTCTCAGAAAAATCTCCGTTATCATGTTTAGTTTTTTCAACTTCAAATTCTCCTTTATTCAAAGAATTTAAGTATTTATGAAAATTTGATTCACTACCTTTTGAATTTTTACCTGTATAGCCAATAAGGTTAAATTCTTTTCTTTCTTCTTCATTTAAAAAGTTTAAATTATCGTAAAATGAAGATAAATATCCACTATTTGTAACTATTTTATGAATTTCTATTGCCATAATAATATTAATTAATTTCACATATATTTAATTCAGAATTTACCTTTTCAACAAAAATAAGAATTTTTTCAACTACTTTATTCATTGATTTTACATTACATTTACGAAATTTAGAATTTAATCTTTCTCTGTTTGATGAATCTTTTTGATGTAAAGAGCATTCAAATACTTCGACTTCACCAGATTGTTCAATATTAAATCTTAAATAATTGGAATTTTGAAGATATCCATAATGCCAATTTTCATTTTTATCAAATGATATAGTCAATATAATAGTATCATTTCCCATGCAAGCATTTGATACATTAAGATATTCTACCTTATCAGTTAATTCTTTACGTAAAAATTCAATCGCATCAATTTGTTTTAAATTTTCATTATTGAAGATTCTCATATCTTTATAAATTTTAATGATTAATTTGTACTACAAAAGTACAAATAATTATTCATTATACCAAATATATTTAATTTTTTTCTTTTGTTAAATCAATTTTTAATTTGATTTTTTTATTATACATAGCATTAAATATTTCCTCATGTGAAAAATTCATTAGGCAAATATTCATACTATCATCAGATAATTCATTATCTTTTACTATAATATCTTCTCCTAATTTATTTTTTCCAATTTTTTTAACTTCAATTTTAGGACGTGGATAAATAAGAGTTTCCGGTTTTTTATATTCATGTAATCCGACAACTATCTCTCTTGATCTTATTTTATCAGTAAATATTTCATCATTCATAACTGAAATACCATCATTTATTTTAGATAAAAATTCTTTATCATTTTCATGAACATAAATATGAAAAATATTAACCATAGTTGATATAACATCTTTATCTGTTGCCTCATATTTCATTGTCTTACAATTCATCAGAAATTTCTTATAACCTTTTTCAATCAAAAAATTTTCAAATGCTATCATCTTCTATTATATTACCTAAATTATCTAATTTTGTTTTTCTAACATATTGAACACACTCATCATAATATCTTTTACAATCACGATTATAATAAGTTTCTACGTTCTGCTGTCCTTTCTCATTTGCATCTTTAACAACAGATTGTAAGCATTCACCACAACAATAGCTCCACAATGTACTCATTCTAGTATCATCTCCAAGAAAAACTGAAAATTCTTGATTATTTACTTTGCAGTTATTACATAATGTTGAACCTTTCCCTGTATAGCCTACTATGACATGACTGAAAAGTTTATAATATTCATTTTTGTCTGGCTTTTTCATTTTATTTTTTTAATAATTTTAATTTTTTCTTTCTCAAAAAATTTTCAATATTTTTATCAAGTTTTTCTTTACTTACTAAAATACTACCTTTACCTTGAGTATAATCACAACAATCAATCCAATATTCAAATGTTATACCATCATCGTAAATATCAGTATGAGTAATAACTGAATAATTACCAAAATTACTATATTTATCTAATAATTCTGTAGCTAATTCTAAATATTGTTCTGTGATAGAATCAGCTTTATCTATTAAAACTTCTCTTTTTTTGTATATTACGTCATAAATCATGATTCTGATATTTCTGAAATTAGCCAATTCATAAAATCTAACTCAGTTAAAAAAACTAAAATGGAATTCTCATCATAAGGAAAATCACACATAACACTTGAGCCAGAGATATTTTTTTCTATTTTTATATCATCTGATGTAAAAATAATTTTTATTTGTGTAGTCTCACCTTCTTCATAATCATTCCATCCATATGTTGCTTCAATAATATTATCATATATCACATCATATTCCAATATTGGTCCAGTTTCACTACCATTATGATAATATTCTGAATTGACTTTTTCTTCTTTATCAAATAAAGCAATAGAGTTTAACATTACATCTGTTACATTCATAATATATAATATTTTAAAATTATAAGAATACAAAGATAGTTATTTAAAATGATGTAGCCTAATATAGTATTAATTTTTAGAAAATCAATTTAATATATATAGTCATATGAAATACTTGAAATGCTTTGAAGATTTATCAAATAGTGATTATAAGAAAGGTGATTATGTTTTATTAGATTTAGATAAAATTAGATATAATAATAATGAGAGTGGTGACGTAGATGTAGATGAAAATGGTGATCCTACGCCATTTGATAAATATGCATTAATAAATGAAATTACAGTTGAATTGAATAATGGTCAATTTCTATATAATGTCATATTTTATAATTATAATAAAGAAATAAATAATTCATATGGAGTTCAATCAGATGAAATAATAAGAAAACTAAACTCAAGTGAGATAGAAGTTTTTAATAGAAAAAAAGATGCATTAAAATATAACATATGAAATATATCAAAAAATTTGAAAATAGATTTACTAACATATTTAAATCTTCTGATGTGAATATGTGGGATGAATATTTAGAAAACGAATTGGAAAATGATCATAGATTTAGTAAACTTTTTCAATCTGTACATATTGGAAATCTTAAAAGATTTGAATATTTATTACCAAAATATCTAGATAAAATAAATGATATTTATGATGGACAAAATATATTAATTAAGGTTATAATAGAAGATGTTGATTTATATGAACAAAAGAAGATGATTGAATTATTGTTAGATAACGGAATTGATTATAATTTTAAGTTTGAAGGTAAAACATTTTATGATTTTATGATTGATGAAAAATTAAAAAAATGGTTTGATAAAAAATATCCAGAAATAGTAAAAGAACTTAATTTAAATAAAAATGCAAATAAATTTAATTTATGAAATATATAAAAAAATTTGAAAAAACAAATAGAGATATAAAAAAAGGAGATTATGCTAAGTTAAATTTTCAAACACTTAATTCAGAATTAAATAGTTTTTTTAGAAATAATTTTTGTAAAATTATTGAAACAAATGGATATAGTCCAATATGGTTTAAATTTGGATTTCAATACATACCAGATGAACTTGTAGAATTTTTTAATAAGCAAGGTAAATATTATGTATATCATATACAATTGAGTACTGATGATGTAGTAGATTATGCTAGAACAATTGAAGATTTAGAACTAAAATTATCAACAAAAAAATTTAATTTATGAAATATTTAAAACAATTTGAATTGATAAATTTTTATGATGAAAAAGACATATTTAGATATCTTTATCACTCAGATTTACCAAAAATAAAAGAATTAGTATCTGAGATACCTAATATTAATCTTAATATTAAAGATAAAAATGGCGATACTCCTTTGATATATTCTATAAGATTTAGTTTATTTACAATATTTAAATTTTTAATTGAATCAGGAGCAGATATTAATTATACTGATACATTTGGAAATACACCACTAATACTAGCTGGAAGAAATAAAAAAGAAGAAATGACACAATATTTAATTGAATCAGGCGCTGATTTAGATATCAGAAATAATGATGGTGAAACAGTATTAATTATGTGTTCTAACTATAAAGATAAAAAGGCATTTAAAATAATTAAAATGCTGATTGAAAATGACGCTGATTGGAATGTATCTGATGATTTAGGTAATACATTTATTGAATATTTATATCCTTTGTATAAAAAAGAAATCATAGAAAAATATCCTGATAAATATAGTAATTTTTTAATGATTAAAAATGCAAATAAATTTAACATATGAAATATATAAAAGAAATGAATACTTGGTTTAATAAATCAAAAGAAGGAGATTCAATAGTTTCAAGAATTTTTGATATTGTAAAAGAAGAAAATATTAAAATTTCACATAACGGAGGATATACAATAGAAATAGATGATTATATATATTCTTTTTCACATATAGGCATTTACTCTGTTGGTAAATATAATAAATCACAGAGAATAATATCAGGTGAATATAAAGGAATTATAACTGGACATCCTATATCAAATCATGAGTTTTCTAATAAATTATGGAAAGAATTGATAAAAATATATGACAATCAACAAAAAAATGTAGATGAAGATTTAGATATTCTTAATCCTGTGACACGTTCTTCAAAAAAATTTAACATATGAAATACATAAAGAAATTTGAAAGTGAAAGAGACGATTATATAAGAGATGTTAGAAATATTCAAAAAAAGGCTGATAACGATATAAAAAAAGCATATAAGGTCATGAAGAAATATATATTATTTCATGATGTGAAGAAATTTATTGAATCTGGTATATATTTCATATTAGAAAAAGATAGAATAGAAGCTTGCTATGATCACACAAATCTTTTTATAGTAACAAAGAAATTATATACATATAATTTAAATACAGATAAATTAAAAAATAATAAAAAACAAGGAATGTATTATAATTTATCAGAAACTAGTCTTAGTTATATAATGAAAGATTCGGATGATTTACAAGAATTATTAGATTGCCTGCCTTCACTAAAAAATGTAAATAAATTTAACTTATGAAATATATAAAATCATTTGAAAATAATTTTACTGACATATTTAAAAAAAGAAAAAAATTACCTATTGAGGTTATTAATTTTAGTGAAATATTAACTAAAACTATAGAAAAAGCTATAGATAATGATTGGGATGTTTATTCAAATATATATGGAATTAATAATAAAAAGTATTACGATATAATAAGTATTTTTGTTGATCCACATGATTTAGATGACGCAGCAGAAGTTGTAGAGTTACATTATAATCTTAGTAGAAATGCAATTCTTTATTGTTATCATCCAAAAATGAATTTCATGGAAAATATTCAAAATTTTTTATCTGATATTATACGCAATAGTTCATGTGAAGATATATCGGTAAAGAATGATAATAGATATTGGATTCCATTAGATAAATTACCTGAAATAATAAATAAAATAAATGATACAAATTTCGAATTGTTTAAAATGACAAATAAATTTAACTTATGAAATACTTAAAACGGTTTGAAAGTATAGTAGAAGTACTAAAGTATAATGATAAAGGACTTAGCTTACTACCAGAGTTACCAGATACAGCAAAAGAATTATATTGTTATCATAATCACTTGGTCAGGTTACCAAAATTACCAAGTTCATTAGAAATATTGTCATGTTTTGGTAATGATTTGCGTGAACTACCTACTTTACCATATACAATAAAAAAAATATTTTGTTATTCAAATAATTTATCTGAATTGCCAGTATTACCTTATTCATTAGAAATTTTGAATTGTTGTGATAATAATTTAACTGAGTTACCAATTCTTCCAGAGTCACTAACACTATTAGTATGCACTGGAAATAAATTACCCTATAATAATTTGTATGAATACAAAAAATGGCAAGAAATAAATATGCCTGATGTTTCGATGTCTAAAAAATTCAACTTATAATATGAAATACATAAAAACTTTTGAATATAAAAAGAAAAAATATTATACTATTGAAAATGAATTAATTGATGCTGTATATAATAATCAGTATTCTAAAGTTAAAAGATTATTAGATTCTGGATTTGATATTAATAGTACAGTAGTTGGAGAAAAAAATAATGCATTATTATATGCTTCGTATAAAGGATATTGGAGTATTTTATATCTATTATTAAAATATAATCCTGATTGGTATGTAAAAGATGATAGTAAAACAGATTTTATTCAATTGATAGAGGAACATTTATATGGAGATAAAGTAATAGAAAAAATAAGAAAAAAATATTCAGAAAAATATGAAGAGTATTTAATGAAAAAAAACATAGAAAAATTTAATTTATAATTATGAAAATTCAAAAATTCGATGAGCATCATTTTACTACATTTAATGGAGAAATGTTATTAGCAGGTAAATCTAAATATCCAGTAGGCACTAAAATCAAATTTAAAGATGAAGGTGAATACTTAACTGGCACTTTGACACATCCATTTGGTTATTGTAATGGTGATGTTGGAGTGTATTTAGATCAAAAAGGAAAGTATGTGGATGATAGATTGTGCTTAAAAAATAGAGAATATATAGTAATTGATGATGATGTTGAAGAATATATGAAAGATAATACATTTAAAACAGATATAAAAAAATTCAATTTATAAGTGAAATAGCTTATAATGCGTATTTATAAGTGAAATAGCTTATAACAAAAAAATCCTATCTGATTTTTCAATTAGATAGGATTTTTTTTATATTGCTTGAGAATACAGCATTATAGAGAAGAACTTTAGAAACTATTATTTTTTCTGCTTCTTTTCCACCAATCTTTTGAATTGGTACTCCTCCAATGACGGTCAATTAGATTCACCACTCCTTTTGTTGTTAGATACTCTCTTAATAATCATTACTCATCTAGAATGCCTTCCAGATTAAATCTTGCGGATTTAGAGAACTTTCTTAAAAATCATGTTAGACTTGGGGTCTTTCACGGCTATAACGAATTTCTTCTCATAACTAGTAGTCACCTATCTCCAACAACAGTCGAACTCTTTTCCTTTATTTGTTTATTTTAATTTTGCATTAAATTTGCAGTTAAAGTTTGTTTTGTGGATGATGAAAGTAGTGGTTCGACAACCAGATTCTCCATCTTTTGAACGGAGCTATACTAAACTACTCTCTGAGATATCCCTACCTCCATATTTTAAGTTAACTAAGACACTCTCATATCCTTTGGTAAAGATAGGGTAACCTTAATAACAGCACCACCTGTACATTGGATTACAATCTTATTTACCTTTCGGTTTTAAGCCAACTTTTATATTGGATAACGCAATTACACAACTGGAAATCGTGTTTCTTGCAATAATCCTTCAGGTTATTCTTATTGATGTTCCCATCTCACTTAGACTACCCACATAGCCCTTGCATTAAACCACTTTCTCTATAGTGTTACCCTCGATAATTAAGGTTTAATGATATCCTGATTGTCTGCTCGAACACTAAATGAATATTACTAACAAATTTTTATAACTAATAACTATTATTCACATAATTGAATGTTTTATATAAACTCACCGAAGTAAGTTTATTTACGAACAATTATATGTCAAACTATTAGCCTAATAATCTGTTAAATAATAAATCATTTGATGTCGCAAATATATAGAAACAACTACATATTCACTTTATCCTACTTTCGTAGTTTATTTAATGACTACAGACAGCCAAATATTTTCAATTTTACAAAGAACGCTTTTAAATAAAAAACAAACATTTAGATTATAGTAAATTTTTATACTATCATTTCTTAACTAAAAGAATTTAGATCTAATAAAAGGAACTAACCTCTTAAACTTGTAAATTAACCATTTTCATAGTTATATTTACTAATAAATCTAAATGTATTGTTTCTTGTTGTTTTTCAAGTACTTTTACTTGAAAATGACACAAATCTATTTCAGTCCTTTTGTTCTTCACAGAACTTTTTTCAGTGGAACAATAAACATTATTATGTTCATTATATTTACTTTTGTAATATCAATCCTTGAATCTTTATTACTTCTGCAATATTTACTTCTGCAATATTAATCATACACTTTTGCAAGCTTCAAGTTGGCTTTTGCCTTTGATTATTTTTATTGCTTTTTCAATTATTAATGTCTAAGTGTGTTTATTTGCACTATCTCCTTTTGCAAGCTTCAAGGTGGTTTCTGTACCATTAGATTTTTAGTTGGTTATACAACATTTACTGTCATGATATTAATAATTACTCATACCATCAATAAAGTTGGTTATCATAGATTATTTTTCACTTTTTCAATTATTAATATCTAAGTATGATCAATTACACTTAATCCTTTTGCAAGCTTCAAGGTGGTTTTTATCTAATTAGATATTAAATTGTATAAGCAAGATAATTAATATATAAGTTGTGTTCATTTGCACTATCATCCTCTTGCAAGCTTCAAGGTGGTTTTTGTACCATTATATTTTCATTGCTTCAATCTGAAATTTGATTTGTTTCATTATTGTAGTTCAAAATTACAAAAAGTTTTTTGTTTTACCAAATATTTAATGTTAAAGTTTTGAACTTTTTTTATCAAGTACTCTTACTTGAATGAGTATTAAAAAATAAAATCATTTATAAGTTCTTTTATCTTCTCAGATTAGAAAAAATAAACTTTAAATCATATTTATTCTTGTAACTTTACAAATCTGCGAAATGTATTATTATAAATCTAAGAGTGTTCATTTGCACTATCTCCTTTTGCAAGCTTCAAGGTGGTTTTTATACCATTAGATTATCCATTAAATATGAATTGTGATTTTCTTTTTTATTATAGTGTGAAATTACAAAAAGTTTTTTGTTTTACCAAATATTTAATGTTAAAGTTTCAAACTATTTTCAAGTACTCCTACTTGATTTTTTATTCAAGGAATTTTAATTAAACAATTTTTTTAAATATCATATTAAAATTAACTACTCTTTTTCAAGAGATTTAAATTAATTTTTTTACAATTATCAAATTTTATAAGATAATCAAAACTCTCTTGTTTTGGTTATGAATATCAATAGTGGAACTTACTTAAAACCGAAGTTTGTTTTTCAGTGTTGAAATCAATATTCATAGTGAAGATAGATGGAGTTGAACCCAGTGTCAGTAACACTTGCCTTCTGCACAATTTGAATCGTGCTGCACCCTGTGTGCTTATCTTCATCATTTTTTATAATTTAATCAATAGTCAGTTCTTGTAGTGAAAGTAATAGCAGTCAGTCACATATCATCTAACATTAGGATTTATAATATTCCAAATTTAATTCAAATATTGTATTTCCACGGTGTAGTTACTATTTACATTTATAACAAGATAAGTTCTACATAACTTATATATCTACTTCAACGGATATTTATCTTTGATAGTTTTTTTATTGTATAAGATTACAATCTTATCATTAATTCACCATTCACACTTTCAGATTCATCTTTTTTAATACATCTTCTTATAAATATATTATTAGATAAGTTACTAATGCTGATATTTCTTGTTTAAATCTGATTTTTTGATTTAAATTATTGTAGTTCAAAATTACAAAAAGTTTTCTGTTTTGCCAAATATTTTTGTTATTTTTTATACATTTTCTCAAGTACTTTTACAAGAGATTTTTTTAAAATCAAATCATTTTCAGTTCTTTTATCTTCACAGATTAGAAACAATAAATTTTCATTTATTATATTTACTTTTTAAATTCTGTATTTTATTTTTCACTATAAAAAATTACTTAAAAATAGTGAGTTTTTTATTACAAAATTTAATTAATCTAAGTGTGTTCATTTGCACTATCATCCTCTTGCAAGCTTTAAGGTGGTTTCTATACCATTAGATTTTTTTCAATCTGAAATTTGATTTGTTTTTATTGTAGTTCAAAATTACAAAAAGTTTTTTGTTTTACCAAATATTTAATGTTAAAGTTTTGAACTTTTTTTATCATTTTAAATTATGATTTTTTACAATCACTTTTCATTTGATATTGTAGTGCAAAATTACAAAAAGTTTTTTGTTTTACCAAATATTTAATGTTAAAGTTTTGAACTTTATTTTCAAGTACTCTTACTTGATGTTTTTGTTTTGTTTGTAGTACAAAAGTATAAAAAGTTTTTGAAACTACCAAACATTTATAGATAAATTTTAAAATATTTTCAAATTTGAATATTTCTATTCCAAGGACGACCTATATTTCTATCACTTTTTGTTTTATGTTTTATAATTTTTTCAGATTCATCTAAATCTTCAAACCCATTATAATATTTACATAAATCATTCAATGAATAGAACACTAGTATATTATTAGTAATAGCAAATTCTACTTCATTGTCTGCTCCACTTGAATCTCCTGGTAATCTTAAAATGCAATCACACACTGGAATCCATTCAAAGTCCAATTTTAACCAATCTTCATATGGTCTTGGATGAGCCATATGCTGAAAATGTGAATATAATGGAGTAAATGGTACAAATCCTTTATTCATCAATTCATCTGCAGTATCCATTTGTGTTTTTACATTAACTGCAACATCACCTTTTGTATATGGTGAAGCTATATAAACTTTAATCATATTTTTATTTCTTTTTTTTAATATATATGGTATCATGAAAAATATAAAAAGTTTTGATAGATTTAATGAAAATGTACTAACTGATGGATTTACACCAGAAAATGCAAGATATAATGCAGGAATAAAAGCAAATAAAATAATAGATAATCTTAAAAATTTATTGTTGCCAATAGGAAAATTAACAGAACAAGTTGTTACTAAGTCAATTGATTCAATAAATTCACTAAATAGAATAATTAATGACGAAATTATTGATGATAATGCAATGATAACTCAATTAAAAAAATCAGATCCTACAGATACAATATTCAATGTTATAAAAAATATTGAAGTTAATCCAAATGGTATAAATAGATCTACAAATAAATACTCAGCAACAATAAATTCGTTATGGTTAGGAGGGAAAAAATATGATTTAATAGTAAAGCCATTATCATTTTGGTTGAATATGGCAAAAAAGGATAGAGAAACTGAAAATAAAATATCTAATCAGCTATGTGGTTGGATTAATAGTAATATAAATTTAACAATTGAATCATTAAAAAAAATAACACACAAATGAATAAAACAATTAAAATAATATTAATAATTTTGGCTGTTTTGTCTTTAATATTTATAGTTTATAAAATTGCAACTATTAAAGATAAGTCATTTAGTAAAATTGAAATTACTAATTATCATCACATATATAACTTAACAAACAAACCATATTTAGATACAATAGTAGAATCAGGATTACTATCTCTAAAAATTGATACCGTTACAGTTATAATAAAAAATATCGAATTGAAATCAACAGTAATTAATAATGAGGACATTGAACTAAAAGCATATATAGTTGATTCTAATGGAATATATTACATATTTATTGGTGATTATAATAGAAGTGAAAATATTCGCATATTATCTCATGAATTGATTCATTTAAAACAATATTATGATAAAACTTTATTTATTAGTAGAACAGGAGTTTATTATTGGTTGAATGAATCTATTGATATATCAGACATTGATTATAATCAAAGACCTTGGGAAATAGAAGCATTTGATGGAGAATCAGTTAACTCTAATAATATGAAGAAAATTTTATATAAATGAGTTATAAATTGAATTTTTTAGAATCATTAGTTATATTATAAATCTCAGGAGTAGTAAATTTGTTTGGAAAAAAAAGTTTATCAGATCCGTCATCTTTATCATTAATAACATATCCATTTTCAGTTTTAATTGAAATTAAATCACCTTTTCCTATTGTATCAACATCTAAATAATATCTATGTCCATTATTTTCTGAATACTTCACAATAGAATTTATAATAAATATATCACCTTCTTTTAAATAGTTAGACTGGTGACCTACATATATAATTTTATCTCCTATTTTTAAATCATTTAAATATTCAGGAGTATAATTTTTTATTTCAAATATTTTAAATTTTGTTATCATATATTGAATTTTTTTGAATTTGATAAATATTCCAAATCTGATTTTTTATCAGATAGAAATTTTATTTCTGTCCTGGTTACAGTTACTGAATTTTCATATTTTTTATTTGGATCATTATCGTGACATTGTATTTGAAATGAATGTTTTAAATTATCTGGAATATAATCATATTGAATAACATAATTATCAAAACGTTCTCTTATATTTAGAATATCTATTATCTGTCCAACATTAGATGATGTAAAATCACTTAACATAGGAAATGATTCACTTTCACAAATAACGTAATCTCCTATTTTATAATCTTTAACTAATATTTTTTTAGTTTTTGGCGATTTTTTTATTGTTTCATATAGTTTAAATTTAGTTATCATACATTGAATTTATTTGTTTGCTTAATTAATTCCAATTTGTCTTCTAATATTTTTTTAACAGATGAATATTTAAATACATCTTTTTTATCAATCCAAAAACCATCTTCATGATAATAATCTTTAAAATCAATTTTATATTGAGTTTTGCTTTTGTTTATTATTTGAAAAATATTATTACTTATTTTTGTTTTATATTGAATATCATAATTTATACCTTTAAGAACAGGTATAACGTAATATCCAATAGGTATTTCAATATCTTTAACAACGAATTCAAATGTTTTTATATATTTCATAATTTATATTTATATTTTTTAACACCATATATATTAATATATATTTGAAAAAAATTATCATGAAAAACTTATCAATATTATTAGTCTTTTTGTTTTTATCAATATTATCTTTTTCTCAAAGGACAAATGTTATAGTTAAAAATGATATCTATACAGTATCATATAATGAAGTGTATAAACAGCCTAATTGGGTCATTTACTATATAACTAATGAATCAAAAAATGTATCAAGAGCAGGAATGAATTTTTATGAAGTACCAGGTATAATCACATCAACGAATGCTGATTATGTTCATAACGTATGGGATAAAGGACATTTAGCTCCTGCTGCAACATTTTCTGATACAAAAAATCATTTATATGAAACTTTTTCATACCTTAATTGTTCGTTACAACGTGATTCATTAAATAGAGTAACTTGGGAACATTTAGAGAATTATGAAAGAACTATATTATTTAAAACTTATAAAAAATTGACAGTAAAAGTAGTTTTAGATTTTTCTGGTAAAATTATTATACTTAAATCTGGTGCTCATGTACCTAATGGATTTTACAAACAAATAATTACTCCCACAAATGATACATTAACATATTATTTTCCTAACTCTGTTCTACCTCATGATTTTTATTTTTATAGAATAAAAAATATAAAAATATAAAAACAAAAAAGTCCAAGTAATTTACTTGGACTTTTTATATAAATAAAATAACAATCTTATTTTTTTATATATAATATAAACAACAAAACACTACAATTATATATGTTAAGATATGATGATTATAATAAATTAAATGAGGCTTTCTTTCATCGAAGTAAAGATGAGTTAGAAAACCTCATACATTCTTTTAAAAGTTTGATTATAAATTTAAAACAATCAATAGACAAAAAATATACTTTAGATTTCTATAAAAATCAAATCAAAGAAGATTTAGAATCATATAAGAAAAGTCTATTGAACAATTATAATAAAACAACAATTATTAAATTTAAGGATTTATTCAAAGATTTTTTAAATAATGTTGATAACGATATAATTAGGCACATGAGATTAAATAAATTTGCGAATGATATATTAAAAATATATTCAATTAACAATTCATTTGATATTAATATAAAGAATGTAGATAGTGTTTTTAAAGCATATGCTGATAACGTAGATCGATATATAGACAGTACATATGAATTTTTTTATGACAAAATAGAGACTGACAAATCATATGAGCCTTATAATAAGATAGATATAAAAATAAATAAAGTTCCTCTTGATGAATATCAAAAAACTAAATATAAATATCAAATAGAGTTATTAAAATTACAGGAATGGATTACATACAATAACAAAAAGGTATTAATAATATTTGAAGGTAGAGATGCTGCAGGAAAAGGATCTGCAATTAGAAATATTACTAGGTTTCTTGATCCAAAACATTATAGAGTACAAACATTTGGTATTCCGTCAGAAGAAGAAAGTGATAATTGGTTTGAAAGATATGAAAAAGTTTTACCAAAAAATGGTGAAATTGTTTTCTTTGATAGATCTTGGTATACAAGAGGTTACGTTGAACCAGTGATGAAATATTCAACAGATGATAAATACAATAAATTCATGAAAGAAGTTAATAACTTTGAGGATAAATTAATTGATGATGATATTATACTTATAAAAATATGGTTCTCTATATCTCAGGATGTTCAAAAAATGAGATTTGAATTAAGAAAATCCAATCCATTGAAATATTGGAAATTTAGTAAGAATGATGAGCAAACGTTAGATAAGTGGGATGAGTTCACTAAATACATAAATGACATTTTCAAAAAAACAAATACAAAAGAATCACCTTGGATAATAATAGATGCTGACGATGAGAATTATTCAAGATTAGAATCATTTAACAGTATAATAAAAACTATTGAAAAAGATAAAGATAATACTAAAGAAGGCGGAATAAAAGTTGTATTTGAAGATATTGATGGACCTCTTATTCCTTATGATAAAACATCTGATACTGATTATCATAAATTTTTTAATGATCCAGAAAAATGGAGTAAAACTGCAATGAGCAATTTAAACAAAATAATAGAAAAAACAGATGCAAAAGTTGTATTATCATCTTCATATAGAGATGATAAACCTTTAAGTGAGATTGAAAAAATGATGAAAGATGCAGGGTTTAAATATAAAATTTATGATGTTGTTCCAAATGACAAATCAAAAAAACGTGGTTCTGATATAAAAGATTGGTTGAAGAACAACAAATTTGTTAGCAATTTTATAATTATTGACGATAATAAGCATGACTTATATGATGTGTTCAGTAAAAAACATATTGTTAAAACTACTCATGAATTAGGTATAACAGATAGTATTGTTGATGAAGCTATTGAAAAATTAAATACCAAGTAATATTATGAGATATATAAAAACATATGAAAGTATTGAAACTTCATCAGATAATAAGATATTCATTATTTTTCTAAATAGTTTTATAACATCATTAGATTATAATATGAAATCAAATCATTCAAGTTCAAATTTAGAATATGATTTTTATTACTACAGTTCAAAATCTGAAAGATCAAAAAAATTATCAATTAGTACTGAGATAGAAGGAGATGATTTATTCATTAGTATATATAATGAGATGTTTAATATTATTGAAGAATATTTAGAAACTATTTATGGATTAAATTTAATAACATTTGAATCTCGTACATACAACTTTGAAATAAAAGGAAATATATATGATGTAATGAGTCAGATAACAAAAGAAGATTTTTATTTAAAAAGAGAATCAAATAAATTTAACATATGAAATATATAAAAACGTTTGAATCTAAAGGAATAGATTTATTCAAGGCTATCATAAATGACGATGAAAAATTAGTTAAAAAATTAATTAGGTTTAATGTAGACATAAATATTCAGGATATGGAAGGTCGTACACCAATATTTTATGCTGCTAATCATGATTTTATGTCAATTGTTGAGATTCTTATTAAAGCAGGAGCAGATTGGAATATTATAAACAACAAAGGATATGATTTTACATATTTGTTGAGTGACAAGCAACTTGAAATAATCAAGAAAAAATACCCAAATGAATATTCTGAATATTTATTAAAAAAAGAAGCTACAAACAAATATAATTTATGAAACATTTAAAAATTTATGAGAATTATAAAGATAAAATGAAGTCAAAGAATAAGTTCAATGATATGATAAATAATTATATTCCAGGCTTTTATATGATATACAAATCTAATATTTATCATTGGAAATATGGTAAAATGAATAACTATTTAGCTTTGTGTAGAATTCTGGAGCCAACAGAATTTGATGATGGAATAAGATTAAAAATTGATATAATTTCATATGTATGCGAAATAGATGAAATAGACTTGAAAAACTCAGAAAGAATAAATATAGGAATAAAATATTTAAATATTAACAGTGACACATTTGAAAGAGTTTTTTTATCATCATCATTAAAAACTGCTCAAGATAAATTTGAAGAATTGAAAAAAACTACTTGTTATCAATGGGAGTTAAATAATATGACAAATAAATTCAATATATGAAAACATTCAATCAATTCTATGAATCTATAAAAAACAAATATTTTTCTATATATTTCAGAAGATATTATGAATCAGGTAGACATAATATATCAGATATATATTACGACATTGAACAAGCAAATAGATATAACATTGAATATGTTCTATTTAATAATACCACTAAAGGAGATGAGTTTTTTTACTTATATTTATTTCCATGTAATGAATATGAATATAAAATTATTAGTTCTGAGTTAATTGGTATGTTTAATATATCAAGTATAACTAATGTAGATTTAAAAAAAGAAGAAAATATAGAATTAATAAAAAATAATAAAAATGCTAATATTATAAATTTAGAAGATGTAAATTTAATAATAAGCTCTAAAAAATTTAATATATGAAAACATTTATACAATTTAATGAAATGAGTAATGTTGGTTGTACTGTATTTTTCAAAGTATATTTTAAACTTGAAAATATCTATAACCATCTTGATATATTAGATAAAAATAGAATAGATTATGATATATCTTATCATAATAAATTCATTAAAATAGATGCTTATGCATATACGGTAAGTGAATATAATTTTCTTATCTCAATTGAGTTCAAAATAAATAAAAAGTCACAAGAACTAATAAATCCAAATATGTCACTTGATAATATTAGAAGTATTGTAAAATCAGATAAAGTTTGGACACCAACAAGTAAAGAAGAATTACCATATCTATCAGATACAAATAAATTTAATTTATGAAATACTTAAAAAAGTTTGAAAGTAGAGAGATATCAATAGATCCATATTTAAAAAAAATATATGTATCAAATAACGATTTTACTGATTTATATGATGAAATTAAAACTCTAACTAATTATAAATTTGATTTTGAATTATATTATAGAGTAGATGAAAAATACATATTCAATATTATAGTATTTATTAAATCTAATGAGTATACAATGAGTAAATCTATGCATTATTATGGTTATATACGTTATGATACATTAAAATCCCATATTAACACATCAGATGCAAATATTATGAAAAACTATTTAAATGAGTTAACAGATTGGACTCATATTAATAATAAAAATGATATTGAAACTGAAATCACTGCAAATAAATTTAATATATGAAATACTTAAAAAAATATGAAAAATATGATGCATCTTTAGATTTGAATTATATATTAGATAGCGAAGTATATTCAGATTCTGATGCTATAAAATTATTAGAAAAGGTGAGATACGCTATTGATAATGATTGTGTTATTGATGATATAAATGTTCATTGGCTTGATAGAACACCTTTAATCGTGTGTTCGATTTCAGAGTGTCATATAAATAATAAAAGTTCTAATTATATTCATATATATAAACAAATAGCAAAAGAATTAATAGATGCAGGAGCAAATATAGATTTAGTTGATCATGATGGTAGAAGTGCATTGATATGGGCAGCATCAAGAAAACATTTTGATGTGATGGAATTATTAATTGAAGAAGGAGCAAATTGGAATATTCGTGATATATATCATTATGAATTTCATGAATATTTAACAAATGATGAATCAAAAAAAATCATGAATAAATATCCTGATAAAAGTGAATTATATACTACTAAAAAAATAGCTAATAAATTTAACTTATGAAACATATAGTTACATATACTCAGAAAGAATTAAATTCTGAATTATTGGAATATTCAGAAAATAAAGCATCAACACAGAAAGTAAGAGAATTGATATTAGATGGTGCTGATGTAAATTGTTTTGATGCTAGTAAAAGTAGGACACCGTTAATTAAAGCAGTATTAAAATTAAATTACAGTATAATTAAATTATTAATTGAAAATAATGCTGATGTTAATTTAACAAATAGATTTAATGAAACTTGCTTATTTTTTATTACTCATAATGGTAATTATACATATAAAATATTAAAAAAAAATATTGATAATATTATTGATTTATTAATGAAATCTGGAATTGATATGAAAATTGAAAATTTAAAGGGTGAAGATATATTTAGTAAAATTGATACATCAAATCCTATAATATTACAACATATAATAGAAACCTATCCTGAAAGATATAAAGAATATTTAATGAAAAAAACCGCAAATAAATTCAACATATGAAGCACATAAAAACATTTGAAAATAATAAAGACGTACCAAAAGAGGGTGATTATGTATTAATTAATGCAACAAGTGATATTTACACTGGATTTAAAGTTAATGAATTTATAAATTATATAAATAATCATATAGGTAAAGTAGTTTCTAAAACATGGGATTATGATCATAATGATATTAGAGTAATTTATGAAGATATGACATATAAAGAAGATAAAGAAATTGGAACATGGTTTGGCTATTATAAAGATGGAGATAAATTCATACATTCAAAAGATTTTAAATATTCTCAAGTTAAATTTTATCACAAAAATAAAGATTATTTAGAACAAATGTTGAATGTTCAAAAATTCAATTTATAAAATAACATATAAACAAATGAAAATAAAAAAATTCAAAGAACTAAATGAAGCTGATACCAATCAGATTCCAGGTACATCATTAGATAAATATTATATTTATTATAAAAGATGGTGTGATGAAAATGAAGTAGAATATAATTTCAAAGATGCATCAGAAGAAGAAATAATAAGTATAGGTAAAAAATATGCGTGTGATAATAATTTACCTAATATGATATATAATAAAAATGATTAACAATAAAAATGAATTATTAAGTTCATAATTCATTTTTTTTGATTATATTTGAATAAAAAATTAATAGACAAAAAATGTATAAAACATTAGATATAATAAATAAAACAATTTTATTTTTCGCTTTGATTTGGTTAGCGTTATCATTATGCGTAATAATTTTATTATCATTAATTAAAACTTTTTTAAAAATAACATATAACTCAATTAAGAATAAATTTAAATCAAAAAATGAAAAAAACATTACTGTGGCTAGATGATTCTCGTGATCCATTAGAAAATGATTGGCTAGTTTTTAGCCCAATAGGAAGAGATGTTGATGTGAATTGGGTGACAACCCAAATGGAATTTGAAGATTGGATAATGATTAATGGATTACCTGATGGTATATGTTTTGATCATGACTTAGGTACAGGCAATGGGGATGGATATGAATGTGCCAAATGGCTATGTAGATACTGTGACAACAAAAGTTTAAAGATACCTTTATATGCTATGCAATCAGCTAATACAGTAGGTCGAGAAAATATTGATTGCTATTTAAAGAATTACATGAAGCATTGTTATTAATAATATTATGAAAACAGATAAAGAAAAAGAAATAAAGGAATTTGAAAATTGGAGGATAAGAGAAGAATTAAAACTTCAAATTTTAGTTGCAATAAATAGTGCAGTTAAAAATTTTAAATCCACTACAATTGAAGGCTATAAGCCAACAAATAATGATATTAATTATGTTATAAGTGAAATTTTAAATAAACGTTTAAAGAATAAATAAAAAAAGAGTTGTGACTTAAATCACAACTCTTTTTTTTTATTTATTTTTGAAATGAAGGTTTCAGCCACATCTTAGTATGATTAAATACATAATCTCTCAAAGTAGGAAATTCATTTAATACTAATATTGTTTTCAATGTATCAAATTTGAAACACTTAGTAAGTTCATCTTGAATTCTTTCACTTGAAACTACTTTCATTTTTGATTCATAATCATAATTTTTGATAGCAATTTCAATTTCATCAGTCATTCTGAATCCTTTTGTAATACAAAATCTCACACATCTTAAGATTCTTAGGGAATCCTCATCAAATGTAAGCTCACAAGGTCTTGGTGTTCTAAGAATTCCCATTTTAAGGTCTTTAACTCCATCAAACAAATCAATCAATGTACCATTTTCATCAAGTGCCATCGCATTTAATGTGAAATCACGTCTGATTAAATCATCTTCAAGAGTACCAAGTTCTAAAATTGGACGTCTTGTACCTTCATAATAACCAATTTCCTTTCTTGCCATTACAAAGTCTGCAGTCAAACCGTCATGTTTATGACCCTTTGGAAATTTTGCTTTAATTGTAAAACATCTTGGCGTTGAATTATAAATAGTATAACCATTTTTACGTAGCCATAACTCCATATCCATGAATCCAGATTCAACAGATTGATTCTTATCATCCAATACAAAAGTAAAGTCAATGTCCTTACAATCAACTCCTAAGATACGGTCTCTGACCGCTCCACCTACTTCATAAATTTTTGGCATAATTTTATTTTTATTTAATATATTTAAATTCTAGTTTATCTGAAAATTCATTAATATCCTGAGCCAATGCTATAAGTAAGAATCCTACTAATATAACGCAAGTAAAAATTCCAATAAATCCTAATAACAAAGAAAATAATCTTAATAATACTATTATAAATCTCATTTCAATTTTTTTTATTTTTTAATAAATTATAAGAAATTATTATTATTGTAATTAGAACAAAAAAAGTAAAAAATGTTCCTAATCCAAAAACCACATAATTCTCAATACACTTATAAGTTGAATAATAATGTATATTATATAAATCATGAGTAATTTTAATTCCACCAATCATACATGAAAACATATATCCATACATGATAAATAATAAAAAATTAAAAAATAATTTAAAAATTTTTTCTTTCATAATATGAATTATTTAAAAATATATCCTTCTGGAAACTTTTTTCTACATTCTGAACCAACTCCCATAACCCATGCATCAGGATATGATTCTTTATCATCAGCTTTATACATTGCGCCGCCGTATATTGAATTAATGAAATATTTTGGTGTTTTTAATGCTTTACCACAACATGGACAATGCTCCATATTCATATAATCTGCTCTATCTCTATTAGAATCAAACATATCATAATTATCAATTGTAGGAATATTAATAATATCGTTAGGCTCTTTCATATTGCTGTTTATTTTTTAATTACAATACAAAGGTATATAAAAAGCCTTGAATATAAAATATTCAAGGCTTAATTTAATATATTTTAATAAAAATTAGAAAAAATTAGAGGCATCAACATATTTAAAGCCACATCGTTTAGCGAATGTTTTATCACTTGTCAAATCTCCAACCATTATACATTGTGATGGATCAAGTTTATATTTCTCAATGAATTCAACTCCAAAGCCAACTCCTGGCTTTCTACAATAGCAAGTGATTGGAGGAACAGAGTGCCCGCAATATTTATAATCAATATTAACTCCTAACATTTCATTTGTCTTTTCAAAACATTCTATTGCAGTCTCATGAGTTAATAATCCTTTTGCTATACCACTTTGATTTGAAACACCAAGTAATATATAACCTTGACTCTGTAATTCTAAAAGTTTTTCTGTTCTACCAGGAATTATTTCAATATCACTAATATCTGTTGGATAATGTCCTCCACTTTTCGTTAATCTCAAAGTGCCGTCATAATCAAAGAAGATTGCTTTATTTTTATACTCTGATGGATATCTTTTGAAATCTATTTTTTCTATATCATCAATACCTTCTGATAATTCTGGTGTTTCAAAATGTTTATTCATTTTATAAAGTGCAGCTACAGGAAACATATGTGGATCATTAACTTTAGAATAATCACTTAATTCTGTAAATAATCTATCATATTTTCTTATCATTCTTGTTACCTGATTGAACATACAATCTTCAATCTTTGTGGTGAAATAAAGGCAAATTATATAGTAGTCATATTTTTTTGCTAATTCAATAACTTCAGAACGAGATAACTTAGTTGTATATGTACCATCTAATACAATATCAACACCATCTATCATCAGTGCTTCAAGTTTCTTATTAAGTGAAATTAATGTACCACCTTCAATATCTCTTGATAATAAGGTGTAATTATAATCAACATAAGATTCAACAATACCTGATTTACCTGCAGCAGGTAATCCACAAGTCATAACTAATCTTTTTTCTTCTTTCATTTTTTAATACCTATAATTGTTCCATTTATTATTTTCATCTACAACACGGCCGTTTTTATCATAATAATAGTTATTTAATATTACATATACAGATAATCCTAATGATACAATAAGTATAATTATAAACAACCAAATTTGCTGTGCGCTACTCAAATCAACATCAATATATTCAAAATCTTTAAATTGTTTTCGTTGCCAATATTTTGGTATATTACTTTCTGTCCAATTAGCTAATTCTTCTAAATTCAATTTAGTTTTACCATTATAGTAACTTCTAAAATTAACTTCAAATGTTGGTTTATCACTCCAAGAGAATGCATCTACCCATTGTATATTTTTAGATATAGAATCAAGTCCAAAACACAGAACAAGTTCATTCTTATTACCACCTAACCAATAACTTTGTTGCTCTTTTACTATTGAACGAGATTTATTATAATAGAACATTAAAAATACTCTTATTTGATTTTTTTGACCATAATATCCATTAATATATTGCCAAGATTTTAATTCTTTTAAAGTTGGTTTGTAGCCTAAAAATGGTGATTGATCATTAGTACCACTTCCACTTGAGAACATACCATTAGAACCATCATTATTTGAATATAAATTTGGATAATCATATAATCCATCTTCTTTTGCTACTTTCTTTGATATTTTTGAGAATCCAAATATAGAATATGAACTATTAATTTTATTTGTATATGAGTGTTCGGTTGTGATAGTTTTTGAGCTATAAATATTATTGTCCCATTTAATATTATACATATTACCATCATTATTATAAAAATCTCTGTTCATATCTACAAATATTTTACGAGCATTCCAGGATTTTAATAATTTATAATATTCATCTTTTGATATTTCTTGTTCCTTACCATTTGATAATACTTGTGTCCAATGTTCAGGATGGTCATCTCTATGAGAACAATCATATGATTCACTATGAGATTTACCATTACCATCATCTACTGTTCTTGAGCAAGTTTCTGTAATCCATTCGTCCCAAAATTCATAATCATGTGCCTCAGTAACATAATCACCAAAGTACTCTGTTGCTTGCGTTCTACTATGAATCATCACTGTACTAATAATTAGTGTTAGCAATAAGGTTGGTACAATAACTATTAGATATTCCCACCAAACAACTTTTGTTCTGAAAAAAATAAAGATAAAAATAGCAATTACAATTGGAATAAAATAAATGATTGTCGTCATATTTTTAGATTTTTAGTATTAAATATATTTATTTTTATGTTCTGAATAATATTTTTTTAACTCTTGAAAAGATTTCATATCTTTTTGTATTACGCATCTTTTAAGAGAATTTAATTCTGATAATGACAAATTATTTAATTCTTCAGTTAAAATAAAATCATATTCATCATTATCATTTAATTTCAAATACTTTTCGATATATTCATTACCATCCATAAACCAGTGATCAACAGAAGATGAATACCCAACTCCTGACATATTATATTTTTCTGATTCCTCACCATCAAATACAATTTTACAAAAGTCATACCAATCAATCAAAGGATTACCAGTGTCAAATCTCATTTCTTTCTTATCTCCATAATATAAGATAAGAGCTACATATGATGATTGTAATGAATCATCATAATCTACAGTTAAAAATCCAGATTTATCCATATTATTTATTTTTAAATTATGTACAAAGATACAACTAATTAGTCATATAATAAAATATGATTAATAATTTTTAACAAAAAAAAGCTGTATATAACATATACAGCTTTTATTAAATTTCTTATTTTTTATTATAGTGAAATCTCATTATCATCGACTCGAGTTTTCATAACATCTTTTGTTTCTGTACAAGAAATTGGTATATAAACAAATTGTTTAGAGTTTTCTTTTGTCACAAACCATTTTGCTGGAATTTGAGTTATATATGTATCATAATCACGTTTCATATCTATCATTCGTTTTTGCTGATTAGCGAAGTTGGTACGTTGAATTTCAACACTATTCATTAAAGTTACATATAAAGTATTATCAAATTTAGGATTAGATTCTTGAATCCATTTCATTAATGTACCATCTCCTTTTGAATAACGACCACCAATCATATCAGTATAAATCTTATCAAACTTGTCTGCATATGCTGCAGGTATTTTTGCTTGATCTTTAAGAATTGTCCACATTTCATTATGAACTGCTTCAATGTTACCGTTCTGTGCTTCACAAGCTTTATACTTCTGAATAGAGCTGTTATTAACTGATACATAAGTAAAAAATACTGAAATTGCGATTAGTGCAGCAATTCCTACAACAGTGAGAATAATAATTTTCTTCATTTTTTTAAAAATTTTTAATTGTTTTAGTATTAATATTTATTTGTGTTTAAATTTCGAAATCATGTTTTTGAATATCTAATATAAAATCATCTAATTTTTTTTGATTATCTTCTGTATGATATTTTTCATCTCTCCACCCAAATTTACCAATTTTACTAAATTTCAATTTGTTATCAACGACTTTGAATATTAGTTTAACTCCGCTGCACCATTCAGAAGAAAAATAATAATTTAGCATAACTATTTTATCATTTTTTAAAATATATCCCTGTACAGTATCAATACTTTTTATATCTAATCTAGACAAGAAATCTTTAGCTGTATTCATCAAGTTATTATCAAGACTTGGTACAGATTTAAACAATTTAAATATATTCATGATTTTTTATTTTGTGATTTTGTTTTTTACATTTAAAATTGATTGTTCATTAACCTTATAATCATTATATCCTAATACTTCTACTTCAGAACTATTATTACATAATTCAACTGTATCATCACAAGCAGTTTTAATTACCTCTATAATTGTTTTATACAGATAATCATAATCATGATACTTTGAAGTAGGTGTAATACCCTTAGATTTCAAGATTTCAGAGATGATTATTTTGGTTTTCATTTTTATTATTTTTAAATTATGTGCAAAGATAATTATAATTATTTATACAAAAAATTATATTTACAATATTTAACAAAAAAATATAATATTTATTTTATGAATCCAAGTTTATTAATTAAGATATCTTCTTTACCTTTAATTAATTCAATCATAATTTCTTTAAGATAACTATCTGACCAAAAACATGTACCAATATGTTCATTTTTAATTAATAATAATAGAGTATCTAACTTAGTACCAGACCAAAAATCCCTAGCACAATTAATATAATAAGGCTCTTTTCCATCTGGTTTCTCAACTAAATTATTTATTGACAGTCTTAAATATCGGATTTTATTTTCCCATGATTGTGCGCCATTACTATTATATGGTACTTTTTTCCATTCATTACTACATTCAGTACATTTATTTATTTCAAGTGTGTCTATACTACCATGAATTGAACCTGATCCAAACATACCTCCAAGACTACCACTAATTGATGATGAACCATTAATTTCGCCTTTCAATTGGCTTATTTTATCAACTACTTTAGTAGATGAACATTTTGGACATGTTCCATTTGATTTTTCAAAATTTATTTTTTCTTTTTCATTATACTTAGATCTTTCTTCATCTAATTTATCATTTAGACGTTTACTTTCAAGTTCATAAATAGAATACACCCTTTCTTCTTCAAGTGTTTTATCAATACCTTCTTGTTTAACTCTTTCAGATTCAATTCTATCACGTTCTTTACGTGCATTACTTTTAAAAATTTCCCACATATTATTTAATTTTATTATACTTCAAATCCATTTATATAGATATTATTAATCAAAAAGTTATCAATTTTATTTAAATTTTCAATAGGATAAATTAATATATTATAATCAACATTAATAACATTGTTTCTTTTTCCTATTTTATTTCTTTTGTATTCAATATTTAGAATTGACATTTCTTTCTCTAATTCTTCTAAAGAATACTCAGATGATATGAAATGAATATTATAAATTTTTGAATGATGAAAAGTATCAAATATATTCTCAAACTTAAAAAATACAATCATAACTAATAATACGACCAATAGAACAAAGGCTGCTAATGTATAATTTTGAAACCCTATGCACATACCTATTGCGGATGCCATCCAAATGATTGCAGCAGAAGTTATACCACGAATATTTCCACCTTCTTTAAAAACAACCCCAGCACCAATAAAACCAATTCCAGTAACTATGTTTGATGCTATTCTATCTCCACTCACCAAATTAACTGATAATATGGTAAATACACATGAACTAACACAAATTAATATCATTGTCTTAAATCCTGCAGGTTTTCCATGAAATCCACGTTCTATTCCTAATATAGATCCAGCGAATAGTGAAGCTAATATTTGTATGATATATTCTGGTAACATATTTTATTTTTATATATTTTTCATAATCTCATAATACTCTTCTGTGTGTACTATTCCTATGTCATTTTCTATTGCATCTCTTAATTTAATTGCCCTATCAATAAAATCTTTATTAATAAAATCTGAATTAAATACATCTAATACTCTTTTATAATAATAAGAAAGTAATATTTTATTATCTGTTTCTTCAATTTTTGTCATACTAATTTTAATTATTTGACAAAAATACTAAATTTTTTGTTACTAACCAAAAAATAAAATAACATTTATACATTTTTCACCTTTCAATTATATTTATTGATATTAGTTTCAGAAATATAATCATAAACATGACCAATATTTTTCAATTTATATTGCCAATCATAACCATCAAAGTAGATTTTCTCAATTATAACATTTTTTTTATCATAATTGAATTTAACTTCATTGTTATATTTAGGATATGTAGTTGGTTTATTTGGTTTAACAACTTCAAAATGAGATTGTATAATTTCATCTGTTAGATTATCTCCATATTCTTTAAAATCACTATGCAAGTGACTATAATAAGGAAGTTTACAATTATCATAAAAGTCTTTATTTATATCAAATTTATCACCAACAAATACAATTTTCATTAGATATTTATTAGAACTAAATGAATCTATTTGATCACTGTAACCAGAATATTTTTTTTCAATCATTCCTTCAAAATCATCAGCCCAATTTTTATTTTTTGATGCATAATCATATTTAATTGCGGCCTCACGATATTTTTCACGTGTAGTATGAATTTTATATATTTTATAATCAACAACTTTAAATTCCATAGTTTTTATTTTTTTATATTATATGCAAAAATAATATAATTATTTCAATTGAAGAATTTAATTATGTTTTTTTAATATATAAAGTATGAAATATTTAAAAACATTTGAAATAAATAATAAATTAGAAATTGGTGATTATGTAATATGTGAATGGTATGATGGTAAATATAATAATACATATAAAGAATTTAATGATTTCATTAAAAATAAGGTAGGAAAACTTATTGATATTGATTATAAATTAATACCAGGTGCTACATATTATATAGTTGAATATGATCATATTCCAGATAATTTAAATAATTTCAAGAGATATAAAAATGAATCTGCATTTACTATGAAAGGAGCAGATATAGTTAGATATTCAAAAGATAAATCAGAATTAGAAATTTCTATTAATACAAATAAATTTAACCTATGAAATATATAAAAAATTTTGAAAAAATAAATAATACAATTCATTATAAAATTCCAGCATATCCGTTAGAAGCATATTTTATTGCACTAACTAAAATTGGTATGTCACAAGATGAAATATCAAATTGGAGTAGTAATAAATTAGCTCAATATTGGAATAATTCAAATTTTAAATTTATATATTTAGATCACATATACAATGATTATACTAAAAAATATCAATGGAGTTGGTCAAATAGAATAAATGTAAATCAAACTGTAAGAGAAATAACTGTTGACGATTATGAAATTGATGCAAAGAAATTTAACATATGAAATATATAAAAAAATTTGAAAAGATAAATATTAAAAAAATTCAATATAAAATTCCATCATACCCGTTAGAAGTATATTTTATTGCACTAACTAAAATAGGTATGTCAACAGATGAAATATCAAGTTGGAGTAATAATACGCACTCTCAATATTGGAATAACCCACATTTTAAATTTATATATTTAAATCACTCATTAATCTATAACAGTTGGAGTTGGTCAGATAAAATAAATGTAAATAAAACTGTAATAGAAATAACTGTTGAAGATTATGAAATTGATGCAAACAAATTTAACATATGAAATATATAAAGAAATTTGAAAATGATACTAATGAGACTGAAGTAGGAGATTATGTGTCAATAGTAAGTAAAAATTATATTAATCATTTGAAAAATCACTACGATGAAAAATATCTTGATTTGTTAAAAGATTTTTTTCTTAATTGTCCTGGACAAATATATACTACTTTTAATAACAACAAAATAAAGGTTATATATGGTTTTGATATTCCAAAAAATGTAAGAGAATTTTTTCAATATGATAAAAATTATGGCTACAATCAAATATTTTATTTAGAAGATATAAACTTATTAGCAAAAACAAAAGATGAATTGAAAAATAAAATAGAAATTCAAAATAATTCAAATAAATTCAACCTATGAAGTATATAAAATCATTTGAAATTAACAAACTAAATATTAATATAGGAGATTATGTTAAAATAAAAATAATTCCTGATTATGTGGAGAGAGTAGAAAAAATACCAGATAATTTATTTGTCAAAATAATAGAAATAACTCTATTGGAGAATCATAATAATGAAGATAAAGATAACATAGTTATTACATTTGAAACATTAATCACTAAGCAAAAAATAACTGGTAATATATATTTTATTTCAAGAAAAATGACTAAATCAGAAATAGATTATTGTAAGACTAAATCAGAAACAAATAAATTTAACTTATGAAGTACTTGAAAAAATTTGAAGATATAGAAAATACTCCAGACGTAGGTGACTATATAATTCCTAATGTAGAAACTCTTAATGCTGTTATTAATGATAAAATTAATAATAATATATTTCAAATAATTGGAACGAGACAAAGAAAAATAGGGAAGATTTTATATATCATTAAATTTAAATTAGAAAACCATATTGATGATAATTGGTATTTAGATGTATCTGAGATAAAACATATTTCAAAAAATAAAGAAGAATTAGAAATATTATTACAATCAAAAAAATATAACATATGAAACATTTGAAACAATTTGAAGCTACTGAAAATAACCCAATTGTTGGTGATTATGTTATTATGAATATTAAAAAGATGAAATATTTTCATTCTGATTTAGATGAATTATTAAATGAATATATAAACAATTCAATTGGTAAAATTTATGATATATACAATGGAGGTGTTTTTGTAAAATATAACAAAATTCCTTCAAATTTGAAAAAATTATTTTATGACGGTGTTGATAATGATATGCTGAGATTTGAAATGAATGATATTTTATATTTTGGAGATAAAAATGAAATGGAAAAAATACTATCAGCAAAAAAATTTAACTTATGAAATATATAAAGACATTTGAAAATAAAGAAACAATACCAGAAATTGGTGATTATGTTATACTGAATGTAAAAAATTTAAAATTTAGTGATCCTAACTCATATAAAAATAAAAATTATATAAGAATATTTACTAATAATGTATATAAAATAATTGGTGATAATAGTGAATACTCTCCAAAATATACAAGTAAATTCCCATCTTCAGTATATACAATTAATTTTTATGATAAAACTCATCCTGATGGATGGGATATCTATTATGAGGATATACTATTTTATGATAAAGATGAAGAAGTTGTTAAATATAAAAATATAGCAAATAAATTTAACTTATGAAATACTTAAAAAAATTTGAAAATAATAATGATGAACCAAGAATTGGCGATTATGTTGTTCTGAACACAAAAAATTTAAATTTTAGTGATCCAGAGATAGGTGATCATTATAGAAAAATATTCACTGATAATGCATATAAAATAATAAATTATTATAGTGGCTCAGCATACATGATTGATTTTTATGATGAAAATCATCCTAATGGATGGAATGTTTATATAGAAGATATATTGGCATTTGATAAAGATAAGAATGTTGTTAAATATAAAAATAATATAAATAAATTCAACTTATAATTTATTCAATTTTATCAATTTATTCTTTCTTTGATATGTTATATAATCAAAGTTCTGAGTTATTTCAACATCATCTAATGAGCAATCACTACAAAATTTAACTTCATATTTTCTGTTAGTTTTTTCTGATTCAATATAATATGGGTATTCACAGTCAATAAATATAGATAAAATTTTATATTTAGAACCTTTATTAAAATGATAAGACATACCATTAATTGAATATTTAACCCAATCATCTAATGCAATTAATACATCTTCTCTATATAATTTAATCATTTAGTTTTTTTAATTTTTTAATTCTTTGAATTGACTTATAATCAAAATGTTTCATTATTTCATCATAAGTCAATGAAACATATCTAAAAGAGTCATTTGATCTCATTTCTATAACATATAGTCCATACATATTTATATATGAAACTTCATATTTGCCACCTTTTAAAAATATATAAGAATTTCCGTTAAGAGTAAATTTAACCCAATGTTATAAAGAAATTAATACATCTTTCCTATATAATTTATTCATTTAGTTTTTTTAATTTTTTTCTTCTTTGAATTGATTTATAATCAAAATGTTTTATTATTTCTTCTTCAGTTAATAATGACAAATTGCAATTTGAATTTGCATAGATATATATTTCAGATTCTACTGAATAACAATTATATTCAGGACAATAATATGTAAATTTATATTTATTGCCTTTTATAAATGAGTGATTTTGAGTACCAAGATCATATTTTAACCAATCATCTAATGATGTTAACATCTCACCTATGCTTAAATTAAGCTTATTCATTTATATTTAATTTTATATTAAACAAAGATACAAATTATTTTTGGTTAAATAACTATTTAAATATAAACTTTCATATTAAAAATGATACAATAAAATAAACTATGAAAGATTTAGAATTAAAAAAATTAGTACATTCAACTATTGACAACACAATCAAGTATATTTTTTATACAGAGGATAAATTAATAATTGAATTTTCTTATATCAATAAGAATGATGGTAAAAATATTATTTGCTGTCCAGTTTCAACATTTTGCTCAATAGGATGCAAATTTTGTCATACAGCAGAATATGTTGGTAAAATTAAAAATAGAAATCTAACATCATTTGAAATTTCTAATGGAGTTAATTATATTTATAATGATTTAAAATTATCTGAAAACCCAAAAACTTTATTAATAAGTTTCATGGGTATTGGTGAAATTGTAACAAATGTTGATGAAGTTGTAGAATCAATGATAAATATTCAAAATACTTATCTGAAAGATATATACGTTAGATTCGCATTTGCAACATCTTTACCTGAATCTCACAGTATTGAATTTTTCAAATTAACAAATAAAATAGCTAAAAACAATTTGCCTGTTAAGTTGCATCTATCTTTACATTATACTACAAATGAGCAGAGAGTTCAGTGGATGCCAAGATCAATGAAAATTGAACCGACCATTGCAGCAGTAGATTATTATAAATCTATGACAGGAAATAGTGTTGAAATACATTATGCTCTAATAGAGAATGTAAATGATAAATCAGAAGATGCTATGAGATTAACTAATCTTATTAAAGACAAAGGATTTGATGTTAAATTTTTATTCTATAACAAGAAAGATAATATAGACGCTGAACCATCAAACATTTCTAAAATTAAAGTATTTTCAGATATATTTAGTCTTGTTGGAATTAAACATGAATATTACATACCTCCTGGACTAGAAATTGGAAGTTCTTGTGGGTTACTATCCATAAATGAGTATATTAAAATAAAAGATTAATATTATGACAGAAGAAGAGATAGAAGATTGTAGATATATAAAATCTAAAATGGAAAATGAGGGATTTGATTATTGCTTTAGACATTATAGCAACTTCAAAGAAATTAAAGATGATGAATTTCATGAACTAAGAAGACAATATATTGAAAGTTCAGAATTATTAGAAGATTATATAAATAATAAATGTGATGGAAAAATTTAATATTGGTGATAAAGTAATTAAGAATGAAGAAACTTGGATAACTAATGATTTTGATGGTTGGGGAAGAGGAATTGGTGTAGGAGTTGTAGTTGAGCCGCCATTTTACATGAATGACGATGAAGTTGACATCAGATGGAATGGTGGTAGATGTTTTGAATTTACAGAAGAATTGATAAATATTACAGGAAAAAATGAATGATTAATCACGCATTAAGAGAATAAAAACAAAAGATTGAATGATTACTCATTCAATCTTTTTTTATAAATTAATACAGGAATTTATTTATAAAATGGCATACTTCAGTTCTTTTTTGGATCCCTCTGTAACTTAGACCTATTATTTTTTTTAGCCCTGCACCGAACTTGCTAACTTTTTTCAGTGGCATCGTAGTTCCACTTCGGCTTACGAATATTATATCAAAAAATCACCAAGACTGTATGATATCGCTTGTTGTCATTTCAACAAAATGAATAACATGACTTTGTAATAATAATACTCTAATAATTTATATTTAATCTTATTGAACCAATTTATAGCACATATCAAAGGCAACAGCAGGATTACCGTTTAATTCCTCGTAATATGAATATATTATGTGAATATGTCTTACTTCTTTTACAAACAATAAAATTGGTAACATAGTTTTGCTATCTACAATACCTCGATTATTATCTTTTGTAATAGGACATATAAATCTATCACCTTTTTTTAATATTTTTTCAACAGTAATAAGTTCAAATTGATCTATCAACACAGTTTTTGTTCCTGTTTTGTAGTCTCTGTTTCTATCAATATATTCAAATTCTTCCATTATTTATTAGATGACTTATAATGTTTAAAAAATTCATCTAATTCTTCTGGTGACATTTTAGAAATTTTTTCACTTACTATTTTTTCAAAATTAACCTTATAACATTTATTAGATGACTTATATGGCATCAGATATGAATTAAAATGTGTGTCAATAGTCTCATTTTTTTTATATTCATGATAAATTGAAATAGAAAAAATAAGAATAAAATAAAAAACAAGAAGCAAATAATAATTAGATTTGTTCTTATTAGATATGAAAACAAATTCTAAACAGATAATAGACAAAACGCCAATAATAACTGAGGATAATAATAATGCTATCATAATAATATTATTTAAATTGTTTGAATTGAATTTTTTTATACACAATAAAAATTAAAATTAAAAAAAATGAAATTTAAAATGTCTTCTGAATCTTTTATTAAATTAATGAAAGACAATCTATTCTTATATAATTCTTCAATACCGATTTCTATACCATCAAATTCTTCTAATTTATATTTAGTCCTTGGTACTTTAAAATTATTAAAATTATTAAAAATACTACTAGATATAGTAGAAATATTAATAAGACTGAAATGTGTTCTCAAATCAGGCTGCAAGTACGTATTATTAATCTCACTAACTTCCTTTAAAGCATATTCACGAAGTTTTCTATTAACTATATTATGAACAATATCATTAAACTCAATTTGATGAGTGTCTATTGTTAATTCTTCTTCTGGAGGATAAACTGATACTGACATAATTATATTGTTTTATTGTTTGACTTAATACAATGCAAAGATACCACATATAATTTATATATGTGGTATATCAAAAGTTAAATAATATTATTAATAACTAATGTGTATTAAAACACTATTTCTTACTATGGATTTTTTAAGAATATAAATAAAATCAGTCTGTTCTTCATCAGTCCAATGCTTATTTTCTTTCATTAAACTTTCTATGTTTGGAATGTCACTCTCTTTCATATTTACAATACAATCATTAAGTTCATTTCTTTGATAGAATGAATCTGGATCATATTTTATCTGACCATATTCACCAGCCAAATAATTTAGAACCACCCAATTATTTCTAAGATAATAAATTTCAGTGACTAGTTTTTCAAAATCTTCTAATATTATTGAGTCTTTTTTTTGTTTAATAAGACAATTATCATCTTGATATACAACTGGAGTCACATCTTTGTATATATCTTTTGTCTTGTAGAATGTTATATCAAGTCCCATATTTATTTATTATTATCTTTATATCTAATCATTAAACCTGATCCTTCTGTAGAATTTGATGTATAATAAAATTCAAGGTTGTGAGTAACTAAATATCTAACTAATCCTTCATGATCTGATTTTGATACTCCACTATTTCTATTTGGTATTAATTCTATTCCATCCTGAAATCCTTTTTGATATCCTATTTGTCTACCATTCTCAAATGATTTAGTGTCTATCTGATATTTATCAAGAATAATTTGAATTTTCATCTCATATATCTTTTTAAATATATAATTAATAATTTTCTTTATTAGATTTTTCATTTAATTTAATTATTTTATATTTTCTATATTCATATAATGTAAGATATGTATGAAATTTAATATAGTAAAGATGATTTTCAAATTCTTCTACTTCAAATCTAAATTCATTAATATCTATAAATTTAATATGTAAAGGAGTGAATAGTGGTAATTTTCTAGTAAAACAAGTATCTGAATTTTTATTTTCTATACAAAATATCACATCACCAGGTTTTATCATTCAAATTTGTCAATTTTAGTTTTCTATATTCAGATGATGTAATAAATTTATGATGCTTCATCATAAAAAAATTATCATTTATTTCTTCAAAAATAATCAATACATCATCAGTTACTAATTTCACATGTAAAGGTTTTAAAAGTGGTAAAAAAGCACCAACTCCAATTATTGGAGTAATATTTTCAATACAAATCAATACATCACCATTTTTTATCATTTTATATTAGTTTTAAATTATAGTCCTATTTTCCAATCAATTGGTCCTTCTTCAATAGAAACACCTTCATATTTAGTTTGAAGTTCCTCAAATATACCGTGAATTAATTTATATTCAGAATCAGTTAGATATCTTTCAATCCTCATGTTATCTGTTCCAGATATTTCAAGATTATATAATTTCTTTTCTTGTTCCATGTCATTTATTTTTTAATATTTTTATTTTTTTTCTTCTTAAATATCTCTCAATGATATCTATATCAATATTATCTAAAAAATCATCATCTATTAAGATATTAGGATTAACATAATATTCCCAGCCATCTTGCCACTCACTTAAATTGAAATCATGTTTAAGATTAGGAAAAATTGTTTTTCTAGTACAAGTAAACATAATATAAATTCTATTATTTAGTATTCCTAAAAATATCATTTCTTCTCCCATATATGATCCATCATCTCCATGAGATCTCTCTGTTCTAACTATATGATCTCCTTTATTAAATATGTGAATTGAACTCATTTAATCATTTAAAATTTTGTAGTCCATTTTGGATTAGGTAAATAATTTTCCTCTTCATATTTTTTCAATAAATTATAAAGTGGTTCCCAATCTGAATCTGGAAAAAACGCTGCCTTATCATCTAGGATCACGTTGAAATACATTTTTTGTTCATAGAAACCAAAATTTCCATTATTCGATGAGATGTTTGGATTTTCATTTATATTATCAAAATGAATATAATTATTATCAAATTCTTTGATATAATTATCAATTTCATTTTGATATGATGATGTCCACATTATAATATGAATATCATTTCTTGCTGTTAATAATTGTAATACTTCTTTTGCAAAAGGATAAAACTCAAACTGATTATCATTTAAGTTATAACTGGATTTTATTACAGTTGAATGTAAATCTATAACCCAATAAGTTGTGTACCATTCTTTTTTAAAAGAATTGGTAAACACCTTATCAATATATTTAGTCATAGAAGTAGTTAATAATTCGTCAAACATTTTATTATTTATTATCAGGTTCAAATTCATTTTTAAGTTCAAGAAATCTTTCATATCTATTTTTTTTCAATAAATCTTTAGATTTCTGTGTTTCTATCATTCTCTTATTGTACTGTTCATCTGTTTCTTCTATCATTCTATTAACCTCTAAATAGAAATATCCATCATGCTCATAATCAGTTGTACACATAGGTTCTATGTATTCAATATTTATGATATCATCATCCTGAAATTGTAAATGTTTCAAGTCTTTCCATGTGATATAGTTATCTAAATGCTTAGTAAAGATAGTTTTTTCAATTTTCAATTTTTTCATAATGTTATTCAAATGGTTCAATAATTTTTTTTATATATTTAACTGGTATATCAACCTCACAACACAAATGATTTCTATTAGATGACATATCTTGATCTGAAAAACTATCATCATAAAAAATGATACCATCTTTAATCAATTCTTGGGTATCTATTGCAACTATATATGAATCATCATAATATCTAAACATATCTCCAGTAGTATGGGTTATAGGATATGAAAAAAATAGCATTCCTGTCTCAACAATTGATTTATATTGCGGTTGATTAATTTTTAGTCCATCAATTTTAATATTCTCAATTCTATCTTTAGTAGTTACATGATACAAGACATCATATTTACTAATATCATGAAGATTAAACTCTTCTTCAAAAGTTTCACCACTAAAAAATGATACAAATTTCTTTTTCATATTATTTAGTCAAAGGACAATTATTACATTTATTATCTATATCTATTTGATTTATATAATTATCAATACCTATTTCAGGTATATTAAACCATGATGATCCTCCTTGTTTTTTGCAATATTCAGCAAATTTCATTAATTCAGATTTAAGTTTTATTTTATCTTTTTCGTTCATTATTTAAATTTTATTTTTCAATTAATTCTACTGTATGAATTTCACTATTTTCAACAGAATAGTAAAAAAATGTCCAGTTTTTCATTGCATATCCTATGTTAAATGGCTCTGTATCACCAAAATCCTTTATACATGATGGAATGAAAAGTTTTTTTAATTTATCTTTAAAATCTTCTCTATTTGTAACAATTTCAGTAGCATTCATATTATTTCATCAATGATTTTGCTTCAACTAATTTTTGAATTACAATATCCATTAGATTAATATTATTAATTAACAAATCTGGAATTTCTTTATAAACTTCATCAATTAATTTATAATATTTTTCAGATTGATCACTGAAAACATGAGTAGGTAACCATTTTTTAATAATATCTTCTAATACTTCAGCACTTTCATCACTTTCAAAGGCTTCTTCTAATCCTGCTATAATATTACCTTCTTCATCAATAGAAATAACATTATCAGATATAGGTTGTAATGTACCCCAATTATTATAATGTGACATAAATCTCAATTCATATCTACCATTGAAAATTCTTTGACTTTCAAATGTAAGTGGAAATCCGAGTGAACAATCATCAAGATCATCATTGTCTTCATATGATTTGTTAATGAAATCTATAATTTCATTTCCATTAATTATTTCTAAATTAATCATTATCTTCAATATAATAATCTAAATCTAATCCAATTTTATCACAGTAGTCACTAAATTCTTCAGAATAATCTGTGCCATATATTTTTTCAAGTTCTTCACTATCATCTGGTAATCCATCACAGCATCCATAATAACCAATAAATTCGCCTTTATTTTCAAAAGATGCCATATATAAATTACCGCAAGGAATACCATTTTCTTTGGAAAATTCTTCAAAAAAATGAAGTACAATATTTACTGACTCTTTACTGTTTCGGATATAATTTTTATAGAAAATATCTAGAACATCAATTATCATGTACATTTTCTTTTCGTCAAATTCTTCACTTGTAATAACTGGGTAATCTTTAAATTCTTTCATTCTTTTTATTTTATTTTGTTTAAATTTTCTAATTTCCTTTTTCTATTTCTGATTGTAACATATTCTTCCTCAATATCTTTTATTTTCATTTCATCCATTAAACTTCATCCATATTGCAAAAATAAATGCTCTATTTCTTTGGCTGTCCAATCATCTGGATTATTCTTAATATTTTCAGAGAAAAATCTAACATCCATTATTTTATAGTTTCTTTCGATCCATATCTTGTTCCGTTAACACCAATCATTATTTCTAAAAATGGTGTGATATGTAATGAATAAGTGTTTAATTTATCATTAATTTTTGTTTTACTAACTCCAATTAAGTATGGAATTATTCTATAAAAATTTGTACTAATATTACCTTTATAATTTGTCATGTTTTATTATTTATTTATTAATCAATGATTGTCTTGATACTACATCCATTGTAGCACTCATACAATTTATTATCATTTCAAGTCCAAATTCAGTTTCATTTTGTATTTCAGTTGCTAACTCACGTCTGGAATATGTATTTACTCCACAACACATATAAACTACATCTAAATCACGTGGAGAATTCATTAAATTGTCAATCAATCCGTTTTTTAACTTCAATGATAGTTCATTTATCTTTTCCATTTTATTATTTTATCTTTTTTATAATCATTTAAGTATTTTTCAATATATTTCAATTCTATACTTTCAAAAATCACAAATATTGAATTATTATATTCTTTAATGTTTAAGGAGATATCTAAACATTCTAATTTCTTCATTCTTAAATAAGATTCAATATTTTTAACACTGGTATTTTCAAGAATGTTTTTTATTTTTTGTAATTTAATATTTAGTTCATTAAGCTTATTAGAAATCTCTGTACAATCATCATCCGCTATACTCCAATATAATGCTCCACCCATCATATTTCTGATTTCACATGCTTTATCTAAATTTCTCTGACCTTCTTCAATTGTGTCAAATATTAATAAATCTGTGGATAAATTCATTATTTATATAAATTATGTATATGAATATATTTCTCAACTGATGATGGTACAAAGATACTAATATCTTCTGAATTCGCAATAAGATTTCTAATTTTTGTTGAAGATAAAGATGATATTTTAAAATCACTCAAAAAAACAGTATCATTATTTATAATTACATTATTACTAAGTAATTCTGATTTTTTATACACAAAACATTTTTCATTTGTTTCATTATCAAAATCTCTTGGTAATACAATAAAAGGATATTTTTCACATATAACTTTATAGTTTTTCCATTTGTCTATATCTAACCAAATATCCAACCCCATTATCATATAATACTTAGTATCTGGATTTGATAAACTTAATGAGTTTAATGCATTTATTGTATATGATGGTAAAGGTAAGTACTGTTCAACTGTATTAACTGTAATGTTAATATAAGGTTCTACTGATAAACCGCACATTTTACATCTATCTTTATAATCAGCCAAATCATGTTTAAAAGGATTTTGTGGAGAAACAACCAATTGTACTTCATCAATATAATTTAGCTTAGATATATTCTCAGCTATCTTAATATGAGTATTATGACAAGGATTGTAGCTACCAAAAAATAGTGCGACATTTTTCATATTATTTTCTTAATCCTAAATATTCATCAAATGCATGAACCCAAGCTAAAGCATCTTCTTCATATGATGTATCTGGATCATAATAATCCAATTCTATTTTCATTGACATATCATCAGAAAATATCAAATCATATTTTGCATTCCAACTCAAGTCAGAATTTATAATTTCATGAGCTTCTGAGTTTAAATCTATTAACGCTCCTATTTTCATAATACTTATTTTATTTCTATTTTTACTTTATAATAATGATTTTCTAATCCAGCATTTTTTAATGCATTATAAATTTTCATAGCTTCTTCTTCATGATCATATGAAGTAAAAACTTCTATTTCAATCTTAGCCTTACCTTCTAATTCTCCACCTTTTATCCAAAGTTCCCTAGAATTATGATTTAAAACTTTCAACTTATCATTTTTGTCAATATAAAAACTATCTGAATTCGCCATAATTTATTTTTTATTTTTACAATTAATAATAATATTTGCAATTAACATGATAAATAAAACAATAGAAATAGTAATAATAAATGATAAGATAGCTAATTGTGTAAAGCTATACGGAGATTTACTAACTGTAGATAATACAAAAAATCCAAGCCATGTTGTTAATATACTATATTTTACCTCAAACATAATAGCCAAATTTCTATATAAAAATTTTTTCATAATATTATTTTTCAAGATGAGTGTTTGACTTTGACATCAATAAAGTTAATAATAAAAATATAACTGATGCAACTGAAATAGTAAAATAAAATGTACTGAGTGCTAAATCTAACATACTACAAGGAGATTTAGTAAGTATTGAGAAAATAAAAAGTAATAACCATGTTGATAAAATACTATATTTAAGCTCCAAAAAAATATTGAAATATATCTTTAAAAATTTTTTCATATTAATAGTTTTTAGATTCATTTTTAGATTCATTTTTTCTTCTGTTTTCTTCATCTAAATGAATTTTATAAGAATAAAGATTTACAAACAATAAGATAGGAAGAATAATTGCTGCAGCAATTAGAATAGTTAATTCTAATGGATTTTTACCACAAAGATGCAGAACAAAAATGGCTAACCAAACAACTACAGTTGTCAATGAAAGTCCAATAATATCAGATTCTAATTTTTTCAACATATTATTATTTTTATTAATTTATATAATACAAAAGTAATAAATAAATTTCATATAAAAAATAAATTATTATTTATTAACCTAAACTATTATACCATTTTATATTTTCAACTAACTGCTTCCATACATCATTCAATTCATATAATGATGCACTATCATCAAGTTCATCACACAATCTCATATATTCATCATAATTAGAATTAATCAAATGATTGTCTCTAAAAAATTTATCCCATTTATTACAAACTGGCATTAATAATTCCCATTGAGAATTAAAAAAAAGAATATTATCTTCATCTGAGCTATATTCAGAATTTGCATACCTATCTAAATGTAATAGTGCAGCATCGTAACCTTTATTCCACTCAGATTTTGATATAAAATATAATTCATTTTCTTCATCATATGTTATACCAATAAATTTTGAAATAATTTCATTGCCTTCAATAATATTTGTTTCCATGATTTTAATCTATTTCTTCAATTGTTATTTTAACTTTCTTGCCTATAAATTTATCAAAATCTTTATGTTCTAATGTATCATCCCAAGAGCACAATTTAATAAACATTCCGTTATCTGAATCTTCATCTAAATCAATATGAAAACATTTATATTGCTTACCGTCTTCTGTGTCCATATCTTTCTCATTCAATTTATAATCAAACGACAAAAATGATTTTTCTAATTTAATTTCATTTAAAACTTCTAATTTACTTTCGCAAACTGGAATATGTGAATATTTATAAATTTCACTAACTACTGGTTTATCTGGTTCAACCATATATATTCTACCTATTAAAGGTATTTCAGTAGTAGCAACGCCGACTATTATACCAGTACCATTTTGAGTTTCTGTTGTATATTTTATTCGTGTTCCTTGTTTTAATTCTTCCATTATTTCTTTAATTTATAAATTATTTCAATTTTATTATAATCATCTAAAATATAAAAATATATATCATTATTATATACATATATAGATAGAGTATAAACATCATTAGTATAAAAACAATCAAGACTTGAGTTATTACTATATCTTTCAAGTTTTTCATTCATATAAATGTAATCATTAGTGTCAGTATCTAATTTCAAAGTTATTTTTTTGACATCTTTATCAATATATAATTCTCCATTAACTTTTTGCCAAGGTTGCCAAGTATACAAAGTATAGCAATTCTCATATTTAACATTATTTACTCTTACTTTCACACTATCAATAATATATTTATCAATAGAATAACCATTTAAAAACATTCCAAATGTAAATATAAGAATTGCTATTATTTTTTTCATATTTATAAATTACTATAGTATTATTATTTGATATCTATATTATCCTTTAACTCTTCTTCTGTTTCATTATAAGATTCATTAATATCAACATCAGGTTCTAATGCAGTAGATTTATCCACATATGTTTCAGGAATTTCATGTTCTACATATGAATTAATTCCAATTTCATTTACTCCCACACAATAAGTTGCTTTTCCCATTTTATTTTAATTTATTTTAATTTATTTTAATTTGTTCTTTTCTTTTTAATGTAAATAATCCTATTTTTAATTTCTAATGCATTTGATAAAGAAGCTATAAAAAACAACGCAGGAAATATAAACATAAACCATAATATTAATTTATAATTCAATAAAAGAAAAATTAAATCAATAACAATACAGTTAATTATGATACTTTTCCAGTTATTGCAAATTTTCCATATTTGAAAATATGTCAAATCAGAATATTTTCTATAAAATAGTTCTTCTTTCAGTTCTTTTTCTTTTTCTTCAATTCTAACTAATTGGTCTTCTAATTCATACTTTGTTAATTCTTTTTCCATTTCCATTTTCTTTTTATTTTTTATTTAATTTGTCAATTTTTTCAGCCTCATCATCTGTTATATAAATTCCGTTAATTTTTCTTCCTAATATAAAATGAGAGAATTTTAGACCCCCATAACATTGTATAAGTCCGTCAAATTTAGCATCAAATGGACTAGTAAAATGTTTTTTACAATAATATGTAATATCATGATAACCTTTTGCCCTTACTTTTGATATCTGATATCCAGTAAATTTTTTAAAATTACCATCTTTAAAATCCATTGAACAGTAATGAGTGCAGATATAAATGTCAAATTTATCAAAAAGCCATTTAATAATTGATTCAACTTCTAAATAATTATCCAGTCCTTTTGGTTCATAACCTAAATTCTTGTATCTTGATATTAAAGTTTCATATTTCATAATTATATCTTATTAATCTATTATTGTTTTACTTTTATCATCTTTATTTGTGATAGAATTGTATAAAATATCTATCCAAAAAATTAAAACAACAATATCAAATATAATATAACCTATTTTAATATTAACTCCTATTAAATATAATGATAAAAGATCAATTATAAGATATGACATAGTTAATATTACAAAAAAATAGAAATATATTTTTATTTTTTTCACTATTTTCATTTTAAATATAGTTTTAATATAGAATTGCAAATATCTTCCCATTCAACTGATTTATCATTAAATACACACATTATTTTTGTTTCATCAGTAATTAATTCTATTGAAATATCATCATCATCTAAATGCCATATAAAATCTGGGTTATCTAAGAAAAATTTATATTTATCTACCATATTAAGAAAATGAATATTTTTTTTATCAATACCCAATTTTTTTACTACTTCAAATAAATAATCATTAGTATATGCACATTTAGTAGTATCTTCAAATCTATCAGTAACTATATGAACTTCAATTCCTTTTTCTATCAAAGATTTAGCATAATCCTGAATATTATTTTTTGATAATGTACTATCAAAATCAAAGGAAACTTTTAAATTTTTAGGCTGATTTTTCATTTGGTTTGTTATTGTTTTTATTATCATTAGATTCATCTTTTGATCTTACTAATGCTATTAAAATATATGGAAATATTACATAATTAAAGAATAATATAAACAATATTCTTATTAATAATACATCAACATTAAAATATTTTGATAGTCCAGAGCAAACGCCGCAAATAATACCATTTTCTGTATCTAAATAAAACTTCTTCATTTATTTTTTATTATTTTCTTTAACTTATTTTTTCTATATTCAATATTAGTTATAAAACAATCTTCTGAATATGTGTATTGAGGATGTTCCTCAATATAAATAGAATATTTTGTATGACCAAATAATCCTGAAATGTTACATTTTTTTACTGTATATATTTTATCTACGTATAATCTTGGACTAGGATCGTATGCTCCTCTTATATTCAATATACAAACAATCTTATCTCCTGGTTTCATAAAATATTAATACGGAATATTATATTTTTCTAATATTGGAATAGAATTTGGACAATTAATAGCTAATAATGCAATATCATATTCCTTTTCGTGTTCACCATCAGTTAAATAACACCTATAACCTTCATGAACTTCATCGAACTGAAGAATTAGATGAGCATCTACTTTTTCTGATTTACCCCACATATTACCTAAATTAACTCTGCAGGAGACAGAATAAACAGTTTTGTATTTACTTTTTGTGAAGAGTTTTTTAAAGAAATTCATGATTATATATTTTTTAAATTGATAATTGATAATTAATTATGTGTTATAAATAAAAACTAATCTAATATTTTATATTTAGCAGCGACATTATATGTAAAATCAGAAGGAGCATCCCACCAATGTTCAGTTTTGAATGGATATATAATAACATGGTGTTTTTCTACCCATTGAGGTCTATTGTACATAATTTCTTCTGTAAATAACCAAACAGATTTCGCTATATCAGTAATTAATTTTGGTGTTTTATTTTCAGAGACACCAAAATTGACTTTTTCTATATTAGTCAAAAGTTTTTCAGCAGTAGGAGAATTTCCATGAATAATATTTAAATCTTTAGATAATAATTCTGATAAAGATTCTCCAGGTAAGTCACATTTTGAACATCTCAAATATTTATCTGACAAATCTAATATTGCTTCTTCATCTGTCAAATATTCACCTTCCACTGTCAATTTCCATGTCTGAAGTCTATATTTCATAATTTTTAATTTTTAAAAATAATAAATCCATAATATAGATGCAAAGATACAACTATATTATGGATTAACCAAATAAAAAATTAAATATTTCAGTATTATTTTAAAGATTCAAAAAAATCTTTTTCTTCATCACAAACATCCCATTTATTACACTTAGGACCGTCATAATCAACAAACCTAGTTATATTAGAATCTGATATATTATCCAATAAGCATATACCAGCAGAGGCAAAACAATGTTTAAATTGCTTACATGTGCAACAAAGATCAAGCATAATTGTTCTTTCTAAAATTGCATCTTCTTCTGTGTATTCTTCAATTTTTTGATTTTGAATATCAAAAAAATCACTAAAATCTAACTCTTCTGTTTCCATTTTTATTATTTTATTATTTTGCATAGTAACCTCCGTGCTTACCTATTCTTAAATATAAATATCCTAATATTCTCACATATCTATAACCTTGCAATGTATATACAATTCTAATATCTGTATAGTCTTCAAATACAAATTTAAATAATCTGTTATTTTTTTGTTTGTGGGGTTTCATATTTTTAATTTATATGGAAGAAAGGCTGGAATCGAACCAGCATCAAAATGTATATTTACACGCTTTTTTGGCTATTAGTTTACCAGTTAACTTACTTTCTTCAATTAATAATTTTTATTTTAGTGGAATCTTAGGAATCGAACCTAAATTGATCAATATTACATTGATGCTTTTGTGGCTCAACATCCAGTGTTCCAATTATTTTTTGAAAATACCTTTACGTATTTTCACTCTTTTTAATATATCTAATTTTGATCTTCTAATATCTTGATTTGTTACTTCTGATGATTCAAATGTATAAACACCTATTTCTAGTAATCTATCTCTATCATTAGTTAATTTGTCTATGGTTTTTTTAGATTCTAATTCCCATTTATATTGTAATGATTTAATAATATTTTTTGTGATTTCAAACCTATATTTACCATTATAATATCTATACATTTTGACATAACCAGAAAATATATTATTATTATAAACTTTTATATTATATAAAACTGAATCATTAATCATACCAATAATATTTTAAAACTGTAGTTAGGGCGGGACTCGAACCCGCACAAGAGATTAATCTCTGAGCTACCTCACTAATAGGACTTTTACCTAAACGTCTGACCATTTCGCCACCTAACTATCTCCACCTGAGACTACGATGAATGGATGTAACCGATGTTTTATTTACTTTGAAAAAACAACTTAATCATCTTACTGAATAAAAAAAGTCACCTAAAAATGGAGAGAATTGGTTATTCCTATTCCATATAGTACGAAATAAACTGTTGTACAATCAGTATCATTTTTTACGTAAATGATAAATCGTTAAGTGTCTCTTACTTAATTAATTAAAAATTAAATTAATAATTTTCAATCATACATTATATATAAATATTTAAAATTTGCAATTTGCAAATTGCAAATATAATTCATATATCATTTATAATGAGTATTTTAAATGTCTTTATCTATTAAAAATTTGATAATATCATCAGTCAAATATTTAGTTGATTCTAATGAATCTCCTGCTGCTGAATGCTTATTTCCTATTAAGTATGCTGTTTGTAGCATTTCATTATTTGGTACATTACAATAATCCATTTCATTTTTGAATCCTAACATATAGAACTCAAGTAATCTTTCGTTTTTCATAATTCATTAATTTTATCAATTTTTATTTTTCTTAATTCTTTCTTATCATAATAAATAATAGAATATACTAAATAATCAACTTTTAATGTAGTATTAAAAAATACAACTGATATATTATTATCTTTTAGCCAATTATTTATTGATAGTTCAAGTTCTTCACTTTCATTATATGGTTCGTCAAATATTTTAATTTTCATATTTTTAAATATTTAAAATGTGACAATATTCTGGTAATGAATCAATATAGGTAACAGATGAATTATGCATTGGTATTTCATGCTGTACTATTTTATCTGTATGCGTATGTCCACAAATCTGATGATAATTTTTCAATGGTTTAGTCCATGTTTCAGTTTTATCTGCCCATAATGGACCTCCAATTTTCTTATGACCGTTTCTTTTGAATCCACAATCAACTAAGCAATTCAATTCAAATTCAAATGCCAAATTTAATTTTTCTGATATAGTACCTTCAAAATCAGATATTTTTTTGAATTCCACTAAAAAATGTTCATACCAACCACGATGAATACCTGCATGAGTCCAAATATAATTTTCATATTGATAAGACATTCTAAACAACTCTAAATTATAGTGAAATATCTCATATAAATCGAAATGCATTTCTGATCTATATCCAGTACAATGACACAATAAAGGCATTTCTGGAGGAAGTATAGCATATTGATAATCATGATTACCTAATAATAAAACTACTTTATCTGGATATTTTTTCTTAAATTCTATTATCTCTAATAAATTATTTAATATTATAATATTACTAAGATGATATTCATCTACATAATCTCCAACAAATACAATTTTATCATATTGTGAAATATCTTTTACAAAATATTTCCATGAATCAAATCCGTGAACATCTCCTATACTTAATATTCTCATTTAATAATAAAATTAATGATTTCCCTATTAGTTATATTACATGCTATAACACTAGCATTTTCATCTATATCAAACTCACTAATTTCAATTGAGTCTACTATATCTTCAACATTTTTATTATCATCAATATCAATTATTAACTTAAAAACACAATCAACTTCTACTCTTTTCATTATATTAAAATAAATTTATTGCTGAATTCTTTTTCACTGTATGAATTCAATGGAGTTTGTTTATCAGTTGAATCGAATATGACATAATTATTATTCTCAACAATAAGACTTAATGTACCATAATCATGACAATTAGATATTACTAAGCATTCATCAGCATCAAATGATGCATGAACTTTTGTTTTATTTTCAAAAGAGTCATTAAATGACTTTACTGCAGTATTTATATCATCAACAATTGAAAAATTACCTTTCCATTGAAATATTAAAATATCTTCTATCCTACTATATTTTTTCATTTTAATTTTTATTGTTTTTTTCTTGATTTTATATCTGAGTATACAAAAAATCCTAAATATACAAAAAATGCACAACCTGATAATACAATATGTAATTTATCATCTGGTAGAAAATATAATATATAAAAAAATAACCAAGTTATTGATATTATCATAAATAGAATAAAATACATTAATGTTCTCATAATTTTTATTTTTCTCTATCTTTTTTATCTTTATATAACGAAAATTTTAAATATATCAAAAATAATATCGAAATAAGCACCAGTTGTAATTTAATATCATATGGATAAGAAATTAGATATCCTAAAACACCAAATAATATAATGAATATAAATATTTTAATAAATATAATTTTTCTCATACTTTATTTTTATTTTTTCTCATCAAAACTCACAAAATCTGTTTTGAATTTGTATTCATATGTATTTTTATCTACTGTCATATATTTAAGATTAAACTCATTATTTACTTTATTATTTAATAATTCAGAACCAATTAGAAAATATGATTTATCTTCACTTGTAGTATCATTATCAAGAATTGTATCATTATATGATTCTATAAATAAAACGTAATTGCCTTTAACTCCTATAACTTTTTTGTGAATTTGTACATCAGGTTTAAATGGATCATTTTTATATGGATTATAACTCCAAATTTGTCCAACTTCAATAGTTTGTACTAATTCATCATCCATATTAAGTAAATTTGAATAATAATCAGTTTCATTATTTTGACTAACTTTAGTTCCAATTTCAAATGAAATAAATGAAATGAAAGCAATCCCTATAACAATTAAAGCGTGTTTAAATGATGATAAAGTTCTGCTTTGTTTATAATCATAATAATCCTCGTTTTTCATAATATATTTTTATTTTTTTTATTTAATATTCATTTTACAAAGATACAATAAAATATCAATATAACATAGTATAGTATTTTATATATTAATATTTTTATTCATATTTAACATCAAAATCTAATATTTGACAATCCATATTTTTTTAATATATTATAAAAATCTATCCATGTTGTGGAGTACTCATTTTTATTTTGACGTGATTCATACCTCATAAATATTTCTGTATCACCTTCTAAAATTGGCTTAGTAATAATTATACTTGGTTTAGAACTACTATATGTTACCACAAATATTTCAGTTGGAGATTTTTCAATTAATAATTTTTTTATTTCATGATATGTTAAATCAACTTCAATTTGTTTTGTTACGGTTTCAATTCTTACTAATCTATTATCTTTCATTTTTATATTATTTTTAAAGTTATGATAAACTAAATGGAGAATATGTATAAATATTAACATCAATTGATATTATACCTCCTTGCTTAGATTTAAAATGATCAAATATTGACATCTCAGCTTCAAAGAATGAGTTATAGTCATGTTTAAAATTAGTATAATACAATTTTGCTGGCATCCAACCAATTAGATTTTTCTTATATACAACAAAATATGTTTTACTATGTTGGTATGTATGAACTTGTTTAATTATCTTAAATTTGTTCATATCTATTTAATATTTAGGAAATGCATTATATTTCTCTAACCAGTCAATCAATCCTATCCATAATTTATCCCAGAAATATTCTTTATTAAATATAATTAAAATTATAAATATAAAAG